TTCACTTTCACAATGTCGATTAACCTATCGAAATCATTCATGATTTTTCTATTTGACTTTTCGTTTGTGAAAAGTTAGAATTGTCTCAAATTTGGAAGAAAAGTTTGAGAATTTGAGAAGAAAGAAGGTGAAAAGAGAAGTAAAATAATCTAACATTCGTTCCACAATGGGATGACCGCGTATCCCATAGAGTAAACTATCCAATGCTCTGAATGTAGCCTATACACTACAACGCGTGGAAAGTCAAATCTCCTGTAATGGGATAGCATTTAGACAGGTATGACTAATACAGTCTGTCCGAACAGACTGGCGGAGACGCACCAGGCCGTATATGCCCAATATACGAAAATAACTCGGTAATGTATAGACTATGCCTTGCTATAGGCCCATGTTAGAACTTATCTGGCCTCTCCATCTTACAAAATGAGAGGTCAACATGGATAAGAACATGGTAACTTTAAAAATCGGAAAGACGATTATTCAATGCCGTCCAGAAGACGTGGGAAATATAATGTCTTCAGTTTCTACGGCACCTGTAACCGCGGAAAAGAAATATGAAAAATCTACGGTTATCCATAAGGCAATCCGTAATCTAGAGGCGAACACTCCAGAGGAATTAGTGATTGGTGCTCTAGCCAATAGATCGGGAATCCATACCGTCTTTTCAGGGTTAAATGAAGAATTGAGAAACCGTTTCGGAGCAGATCCCATTGATGTAACTGAAAAGATGATGAATGCCGGTCTTATTAAGGGGCGTCCGGCGAAAAAGGGATTTTGGATCACTAAATAACTTTTCGCATAAAGCTATCAGTCAATAGCACAATGCGAAAATGGAGAGGTCAAATTGGTTCTAACATGGTTTTTCAGATATAAGAAGTTATAGGTGTTCTTGTATATACTTGTAATAAGGGGTTATAGTTTAAACCTTTGCTATTTCTTATAGAAATGGATAAAACTAAATATATACAAGAGCTTACTAAAATTTCTTATCCGTCTGCCTCCAGAGTAGAAATAAGTAAGGGCAGAGCAAGAGTGGAAATCTCTTGACTATACTCGTTTGGAACCATTAAGCGAGCTCTTATATAAGTCTCGTTGAACAACGGGTTGAGTATAGGTTTCATTTCTGGCTTATTTTGAAAAGGAACGGACACTGATTAAGAAATGGATGGCCTATAATGGAATATATCCTATTCCTAACTTATAAACTATATAATGCACCTAATATTATATAGTTAAGTAAGTAACGGCCCAGTTGCGAGAATGTAGACGTTGCTACTTACTGGGTGATGACTGGATAAATGAATATTATGACGCATGTCATCATTTACGCCAGTATAAAAGCGCAGACGGGAAAAACTAACCCCGATTGAGACTAAGGGGCAACGAGAGAATGTCGGCCCGTCGTATGTCATACGGACAGAGCTCTTTCGAGATGAGCACGTATGTCTTTATCCATTATAAGAATGAGGTCAAATAACATGACAAAATGGATATATCTTCTAAAGGTATTTGTTCAGCCAGCCTATGAAGATATTATAATTGGCAAGAACACGAGGCAGAGAGGATACTGGAGCTCTGCTGAAAAGAGAATAACTGGCCGAGCAGACAACTCGGAAGAGCAAGCCAGTAGTTGAAGCTGGCATACTATACAATAAATAGGGCGGCCACGAGCTGCTTAAACAGATGACGGGGTATGTTCTTTATGCGGACATACCCCGTTATTCTTATATCTACCACAATTACAATTCCAGCAGAGTAGACGAAATGGATAAGTTCCGAGCAGATGGAAAAAGAGATCGCGCAACCACAGAACTCTTTCTAACTCAAGCTGAAAAAGCTCTAGCAAATGGGGAACGTGCAATTATGGAATTCGTAATTGACGAGAGGTAAAATTATGTCACGCACAATCGCTGATTTACTCAAGAATGAAATAGGAAAAAGACCAATATGGGACTATAGAATATGGGCACCTCTAAGTCTCGACGATGATGCAGAAGTTAAAATTATTATAGATTTTGGTAAAACAACAATGGAAACGACAGAATGTTATTTTTTAAAAATTGCTAAACCAAAAAAGAGGTGATCGGAATGAGGCCCTATCATATCGCGTGTAACAGTACAAATCTAAGCACGGTTAAAATTAACAAAGGACATAGGACTATTATATTTGATAAATGTGAATACTGCAATAGAATTATTGAATCCCATGAAATAAATAGTTCAAGAATTTTATTTTATAAAGCTATATCAAATATAAAATCTCGTCCTCAATCTGGGGACATGGCCAAAATGATTATTAGATCCTATAAAAATTAAAAATTGGAGAGTGATGTGGAAAATATGTTGAAAGAATATGAAGCCGAGGCAACGGATCTTAAGGAAGCTCTTAAAAGATTTACGGGAATGACTATAAAAGAAGCCCAAAATTATGGATGGGGCGAAAAAGAGGATAGATTACAGGGTAGATTATGGATATTAGGGTACAAGATAACTGATCTTAAGAATAAAATATCTAAAAATGAAAAACCGATGGATTAAATCTTGGGCTCATAAATGGACTGAGTGTAGATTCTGCCATAGAAATGTATATAAGGGAGAGTTAGTGTGGAAACTTACAGGAACTATATCCCCGTACTATATATGTAACGTATGCAAAAGAAAGGAGAAATTGAAGAATGAAAAATTTCATTATAACAAGCTGGACAAATTTCCATGAAAATGAAAGATGGGAAGTTGAGGCCGAGTCTTTAGAAGAAGCGCAAAAGATTGCTTTAGAGGAGTTCAATATAACAGTTGAAGAAGTTCCAGAAAAAGAAATAGTATGAGAGAAAATAGAAAGCGTGAACTATCCAGAGTCATGGAAAAAGGCGCACAAATTGATAATGAACTCGTATCCAAATGCGCTTATTATCCCTTGTTCCGTTTCTGTAAATTTGTTGATAAGAAAACTGGCGATCTAATTGTCGGCCAGCAATTAGTATGCAAAAATTGTTCTATAATAGAGCCTAATTTAAGGTGTAAGCACAGTAGTATCTTGTCATGGTAAAGGATAAATATAATGAATATTAATAAACTTCAACTTATTAATTGTATATGCCATAATGGTTATAAAGAAACGATCAATTCAATTATACATATTCCTCCTAAAATTGTTAACGAATACGCTGGCGCTTTTATAGTGAGCAATGGTTCTATCCAGTTAGCCAGAATAATGCAATTTATTAGAAAAGAAGACGGGACAATTATTAAAATAAAATGAACCATTTAAATGCGAAAGAGAAAATCGGGGATGTCTATGTTATTCATTTTGATAAAAAATACTACCATTGTCTTCATTATATAGGATTCACACAAATTGGTATAAATAATAGATTGTATTTACATAAAACAAATCGTGGAGCAGCTTTATTAAAGGCTGTTAATAGAGCAGGCATTGACTACAAGATAACTTTATGTTTTAAAAATGTTCCTCAATCATTTGAATTTAAATTGAAACGTCAAAAGAAAGCAAGTAATATATGTCCGTTATGTAAACAAAGGAGGCTATAAAAATGGAAAAATTTACTGTCTTTTATGATCAAATAGATAGAATAAATTATCAGATTTTAGCAAAAGATGAAACGGAGGCAATTTTAAAAGCGAATGAAATATATAAAAGAAAGATAGATATTCCTGACGGTTATGTTCAAGCAGGATGGATTTCAGAAAGTGATGGCGAAAATAAATAGAAAGAAAGAGGATAAAATGAAAATAACAGAAGTTAATTTTGGTCCTATGTTTAATGCTAGCACTGATAAACATCCGGTAATAGTCCCTACTGGAAAAGTTACAATATCAGATTGCTATGATGAGAAGGAGCCTCGTCCATATGGAAGATTTCTGGTTAATGTGCACGTTAATGTTGGAAGGGATTATAGAGTTATTCAAATTACTGAAAAGAATTATGCTAATCCTATAATAGTAGGTGGGATTGATTGTACGCCATATTTAAATGGAGCATAAGCAAGGAAGCTATACCTTATTTAATTAATACTATGTATAAGGAGAAGAAAATTAAACCTTGGAGGGAAGGAGAAAAAAATGAAGTTTAAATTAAAAACTTCTGGCTATTTTTACAAAGATGAGGACAAGGAAAAACTATTGAAACTGGGGTTTAAATTTGATCCTTATATATTTAAGGAATATAGATGGACTAAAAAAGATAATGTACCAGAAATAGAAATAAATTCCCTTAATGAGTTGGTTAAATTTATGGAAGAATGGGGAGATTTAATTTTATCCCCCAACGCAATAGAAATTTATGATAACTATAGAGAATAAAACGATAATAAAAGGAGCTAATATGAAAAATAATAGAAAATATAGTGATGATATTGGATGGAATATTATAGGTTGGATAGCTGAACGAGTATTTCCTTATCTGCTTCTTGCTGTGATAGGAATATTCTCGTTATTAATAATAGGAATGGCAATAAAATTAATATTAATTCTAATACATTAAATAATATAAAAGAAAGGAGGTTAGATGAATACTGAAAAAATTATAGAAATTGCAACTCAATGGACTGAAAATCCGCCCTCCCAATTAAGAAATGCTACTGACTTAAGGATTTGTAAGAATGCAATTTTGTTGCTGTCGTATCGTGGTCTTTCTTCAGGGCTAACCCAGAAGGAGCGAGTTAACCTAAATATTTTGGTTGGTTTAAGAAAGGAGGAATTACGAAAATAGATATTATAAATTCCGTTGAAGAACTAGAAGTTTTTAAAGATTATCAAAACAGAAAGATCTCATTCAAAGGATCAGTCAAGTTTAATTGCCCAGTTTATCTTAAAGATGACTGGTCAATAAAGGCTGAGGGATTCATTACTACCACAAAATTCATTGATATAGGAGGATTCATTGATATAGAAAGATTCATCAGGGCCGGAGGATCCATTAGAGCGAGAAAGCACATTAAGGCTGGAGAATACATTGATATAGAAGGATTCATTAAAACCGAAAAATACATCAAGACCGAAGGATTCATTAGGGCCGGAGAGAGCATTGAGGCTGGAGGATCAGTTAGGGCGAGAAAACACATTAAGACTGGAGGGCACATTAAGGCTGGAGAGGGCATTGAAACCGAAGAGGGCATTGAGGCTAGAAGGTATATTGAAGCTGGAGAGCACATTAAGGCTGAGGAGAGCATTGAGGCTGGAGGATTCATTAAGGCTGGAGAAGGCATTTACGCAGGGAAGTTCATTAAAGCTGGAGAATACATTTTTTCCTTTAATTTTGATATTTCAGCTAAATGGATTTCTACCAAAACTCTCCCGTTCTATCGAAAATTTTGGTCTGAAATGATTCCTCTAAAAAAGTGGAGATCAATGATTCTCGATAATGACATTTGTTGGAATACTTTCAGAAATCTTCCTTCGTTTAAAGAAAAACAGGAAATTGTAAATTGGAAGGGATGGCACTGGATTTTAAAAGGTCAACTCGAATGTTTTTTTAGATTAAAGGATCAATTTAAACCAAAAAGCAACGATGAGACAAAAATTATAAGTTAGCGATGAAAGACGGGAAGCAAAAGGAACCCAGTTACTGGTATTAAATTTTAAAGGAGAAAGCAAAATGATAAAAAGAGTCCGCCAATGGAAACAGGACATCAACGGAAAAACTCAAGAGGATAAAAGTGTCATTGTACTTAGTTTAGGACGAGAGCGGAGTTTGGTAATTCGTAAGAAACCTTTCAAGATAAGTTACCATACTTTCGCGGGATGTGCTTAATCTTTATAAAAAAGGAAGTAATAAAAATGAATAAAAGAATAACGAAAAAGATTTTGAAATTACAGGATAAATTAAATTATTCAAAGACTCAAATTGAAAGAGCAAAGAAAATTTTGAAAAAGGAGAAAGATTAAATAGAATGAAATTTGCTGGTAGAGATAAAAGAAACGAAGAAATAAAATATAATGATTTTAAAACTATAATCCATTTCTATTATCCTGAAACTGATACTAGATGGATTTCTTTCTCGTCTGAATTGCCTACGTCTATACTAGATCAGATAGTAGATCATAATGAGTATGGGAATGAATTTATTAAAATAATAATATCTATAAAAAGGAAAGAAAAGGATGGAGAAAAATATGAAAAGAGTATTTGAGGTCACATCTTTAATTTTAACGCTGATTGGCTCTATCTGGTTTTAGGGATGATTATGGTCTCTAAGTTCTGCACAATGGTATCAAGTATGTATTGCCTTTAGTAGCATTATTACAGCTATCGCATTAATTGCCTGTATTGGAATTGTTGCAATTAAAAAATAAAAGGAGCTAATATGAAAAATAATAGAAAATATAATATGTATTCTGATTTCCCCCCTACAACCCCCCGGTCTAGATCATTATGATCTATATTATAATTTATATTATCTATTTCGTTTCACTCATATATAATATAAATAGCGGAAACCCGCTATTTGTGACAAAATATTTTTAGATAATTTTAAATAGAAGATAAACAAATCGTAAAAGATTAATATTTACAAGTAGATAAAACAATATTTTAAAAAGGAAGCCAAAATGAAAAAATTATTATTGTCAGGGTTATTAGTATTAGTTTTATTTACATCAGCATTTTCAGCAGAATTAGTAGCACCATTTACAAAAGTTAAAGAAATGGTAAAGGAAAAAGGTGTATCAGTTGAAACAGATGTAAAGGTTATAACCTTTAAGACAGAAATTGATGGAAAACCAGTTCGTGTAGATTTTATTGTTGCAGAAAATAATGTCGGAATAGAAATGACAGACGGTAGGAATAGTATAATAGTTGGATATGATACCACAAATAAAGTTTATTTTATGGTAATAAATCCAGACGAAACCTCCCTTCCAGTTGTAATTACTGATACAAATGCTCAGTTATTTGGATTTAACGTTTTTCGCTTACTGGTTGATAAAAATCTATTATAATACCCTTTGATTCATTCCAGAATGCCTTAAGACGATACTTTAAAAGAAATACTGGGTTAAAATAGCCTGAATTTATTACTTTCGAGATATCTAATTGCATTCATTAATATTTCTGAATCATCTTTCATAAGTCCCAATGCTGTATTGTAGTTATTGCACAATAATCCTCTAACTTTTTCATTTGTATGATCATGATCTATACATACTTTATCTCCTGGGGTAAAGATATGGGAACAGATGGCGCATTTACTTTCTTGTTTTTCTAGTAATATTTTAAATTCTTCTAATGATATTTTATAGTTATATTTTATCTGATATTCTTTTTTGTACTCTTTCCGATGCTCTTTAACATCAGGTCGTTGAAAATATTTTTTATTATACTCTTTCATATATTCTCTATGATATTCTTTTCGCTGTTTTCTAATAGTGTCTTTGTTCTTTTGAAAATATTCTTTCATATACTCTTTTTTATCGAACATAATATTATACTTCTCCATATATTAATAGTAAAATTTAGATATTTGTGACAAAATATTTTTAAAAATTTAATAAGAATAAAGGAGACCAAATATGGCAAAAGGATGGGAAGGAGCCAATAAAGCTGAAAAAGATGACTTCTGTGCTGTGTGTAAAAGACAAGGAGACATTAGGATATTTCATAGTTTAAGGGAAGGGGTGGAACATATCTTTGTATGTAAAGAACATGCCAATTCTCTCTCGGAAGATTGGCATGGCTGTGGATGTGGTGGATAAACTATTTATGGAAAAGGAGAACAGATGGCTAGGTTTGGAATAAATAGACGTATCTATAAGCGAGTAGATTTACACGGGAATCAGCAGGATGTTATTGAGATTGTTGGTGAAATGGATTGTAAAGCGAACGCTTTATCAGGCGCATGTGAGAAGAAATGTGAAGGTAAAGTATGGATCGGCGAGAAGGGAAGGAAGTATTGCCCTCATCCTTATGGATTGGCTTGGGTTAGAATAAATGTCTGAATAAAAATCATGACACTATGTCACCTTTTTGAAGGAGGAACCAAATAATGACAAGAGATGAAATTATCAGAAACAAAGCAAATTTACAAGAAGCAGATTTACGGAAAGTAAATTTACAAGAAGCAAATTTGCAGAGAGCGGATTTACAGGGAACAGATTTACAGGGAGCAAATTTACAGGGAACAGATTTACAGGGAGCAAATTTACAGGGAGCAAATTTACAGAGAGCAAATTTACAGAGAGCAAATTTACAGAGAGCAGATTTGTGGAGAGCAGATTTGCGGGGAGCAGATTTGCGGGGAGCAGATTTGCGGGGAGCAGATTTGCGGGGAGCAGATTTGCGGGGAGCAGATTTGCGGGGAGCAGATTTGCGGGGAGCAGATTTACAAGGAACAGATTTACAAGGAACAGATTTACAAGGAACAGATTTACAAGGAACAGATTTACAGGGAGCAAATTTACAGGGAGCAAATTTAAAGGGAGCAGATTTGTGGGGAGCAAATCTATATAGAGCAAATTTACAGGGAGCAAAAAATTTACCAGCAAAATTTGCCAGCAATCTAAATCTTCTAAAACGGCAAAAAAATTCATTGATAGCTTTTAAATTTCTTAACGGGGATACATCTCCATATCAAAATTTCGCTTACAAAATCGGAGAAACATATATTTGCGATGATGGGGATTCAGATGAAAGAATTCTTTGTGGCAAAGGTATCAATCTTGCCCCTCTAGAATGGTGTTTACGACAAACAAATAATGATTTATCGAAAACTTATGCTATTTTTGAATTCAATCCAGAGGATATTTTGACAGTACCATATAACTCAGACGGAAAATTTAGGGTTAAAAGAGCGAAATATATTAGAAATTTAACCAGGCAAGAATTGAAAAATGTAATATGATCTAAGGAAATAATATGAAAAATGCATTGATTATTGATAGTCTAGGAAAATTTGTTGAGATAAACAATACAACAACCTCAAAAATTGGGTTAATAATTGGTATTGTTAATTATAGAGATGTTTGTGTAAATTTGTTATCTCCAACTTATAATCTAGAATATATATATCTTTCACCAAAAAATGAATGTCGAATTTTAAATTCTGACGAAATAAATAAATTATTTAATCCTATTAAAGTTATGAATAGAATACCATTTCAAGGTTGTAATAATGGAGCAGATCCAGAAGTTTTTGTGGTTGATAAAGATGATAATGTAATACCAGCATTTACATTTCTTCCTGATAAGAAATGCGGAAACCCATTCTGGGATGGTTTTCAGGCCGAGTTTACTATTATTCCAACATCTTGTCTCAGCTATATGGTTGATTATATTAGAGACAAATTGCGCAGTGTACTTCAAAAAGCGCAAGCAAAAGATCCTAATGCTAAATTAACATGGAAAAGCGTTATGGATGTCCCTTGTGAAATTTTACAAAAGACAGAGCATAAGTATATAGAATTAGGTTGCGCACCAAGTCAAAACATATATGGTATAGAAATAACAAGACCTGATCCTATGGTCCTTCCTTTACGATTTGCAGGTTGTCATTTACATTTTGGTTTAGACCAAAAGGTAAGGGAAAATAAATTTCTTATCAATAATATAATAAAATATATGGATTCATTATTTGGAATAATTTCTGTTTCCTTATTACAAGGAATGGAAGATCCTCGCCGGAGATTATTTTATGGGTTGGCTGGGGAACATCGACTTCCCCCACACGGCATAGAATACAGAGTTCCAAGTTCTGCTATACTTGCTCATCCCGCATTATTTCATTTATGTTTCGATATTATAAGAGCTTCTTTATATTTGGCACAATATGATATAATGTCCTTATTTCATATAAAAAATAGAGAAGAAGAGATAATTGATATAATTAATAATTATGATTTATTAGCTGCTAAAAAATATTTAAACAGACATAAAACTATAATTATATTAATACTTGATAGAATATATTGTGATAGGGGTAAAGAAATATTTGCCTTAATTACAGACGGATTTAGAAATAATGTAGATATATCCAGCATGGAAAAAAATTGGATACTTGATTCAGATCAATGGAGTTGCCATTCTGAATCTAAAAATTGTAATGTGTCTAAATTGGAATTGCCGTCCAATTTATTAGAATAGAATTCTAATATTTATGACAAACTATTTTTAAATATTTTAAAAGGAGAATACTATGGCGCAATGGCATGTGTATCAAACTAGAGCAGGTACAATATTTACTATAGGATTGTCTGGAAATAGTGATGAAGAAATAAAAATAGTAGCCTATGATCATAATATTCCGCCAACTACTGCAAAATTGGTAGGTATATTCCAGGCTGATTCTCAGTGTGATTATATAAATAAGATGATTCCAATTTTATTACGGAATTTAAAAGATAATATTGAAACAAAAAAAATTTATAAAAGGATTAAGAAAGAGGGATTATAATGAAAATACAGATGATTAATCGGAAATATAAATTTCCGTTTAATTTGTATACACCAATTGTTTTTCAAAAAGAGTATAATGGGAAATATATTACAGGCGATATTATAACTGTTTATATTTTAATTGAAGATGCGCACTATGAGTATCTTCCTTCAAGATGGTATTATTTAATACTTAAGGGCGCAGAAAAATATTTTATAATTAGATACCTTTCTACAAGAAGACGCCAACAGAGATGGAAACCTTTATATACAGAAGATGTATTTGCATCTTATATTGATGCTAAAACTTATATGGACGACATAATTAATAATTGGAAGGATAATAATATATATAGTTTAATTGACATAATTCATGTAAAGGAAGTATAAGAAAAAGGAGATAAAATGAAGATTTGGATTGATGCAAACAAAAATTTAACCACGTGGAAGGCTATTGCCACAGCTGGAAACTTTTCTTTATATAAAGGAAGAGCAGATCCAGGAGATGTTATTATTAGATGGGGTGCAAATTACGGGAGATATAATTATCCCGCGGGAGTAATGATATTGAACCCTAAGTTAATTTTAAGTAAAGCTGCTCAGGGTAGAATATTAATGGAACATGAAATTCCCATACCAACAATATTTAATACACGAGCGGAGTGGCAACAAGCCGGACGCCCATTAGTAGTTTGTAAACCGTGGCATGGTCAAGGTGGTACTGGAATGCGATTAACTACTGCCCCAATATTTGGCGGAAAATTTGTTATTCAACAATATCTTGAGAAACAAAAAGAATATAGAGCAATGATGGTGCATGATATACTGGCTTTCTTTATGGAAAAACATTGTCCAGATAATGGTAATTTTAGATGGAACGAGCATCAAGGAGCTGTCTGGACCGGAGTGCCAGAAAATAATAGATTGCGAGCAAAAATTAAGATACTAGGGGCAAGCGCATTAAATGCTTTGGGTTATGATTTTGGAGCCATTGATATTATATTATACAATAATATACTTTATGTTTTAGAGGTTAATTCAAGGCCTGAGTTTGGACCTAGAAATGCAGAAAGATTTGTTAGAGCAATTCAAGAATTTTTAAATAGGAGATAAACAAATCGTAAAAGATTAATATTTACAAGTAAACAGAAGAAAAGGAGTTATTAGTATGGAAGTGGAGGATCAACATGGAACTGGATATTAGTGTTAATAATATTTTCTTTTCAAAAAATGTGCCTAAAGAATGGTTTTGTAAAATTATTAGAAAGAACGTGGATATTTTTAATATGACCAGAGTAGAAGTCTGTAATCCACCCGAGAATATAATAGGGATTGGATTAATATCTTTGAGTGATGACGATATGGAATCTATTATTAATGAAGTAGAAAAGAGTGAAAGCTATTGGATTATTGGAGAAGAAAAGGTTTCTCTTACTGGTACTAGTATTATGATAGATGCTCTAATTATTGAGCAAATGTAGAGGATAGTTATGCTTATTGAATTGATAAAAAATAAAACAACAATAAAAGTAATTAGACTTTTAAGCGGATGTACAATATTATCAAATTGTATAGTGTGTAATTCTCCTATAAAAGGGCATGATAACTGGAGAGCTTTGTGCAATTCTTGCGGGGAGTCATTATCACCAGAGAAAAGAATTTATTGGTTCAAACTAGCTTGTGACTATTATCCCCAACTTATAATATAGAACAGCAGGAGAAATAATGTGCGTGTAGAATATGTGGTTGAAAAAATAGAAAAAGGTAAAACTATACATATTGGAGCTGAAAATATACGCGATGCTGAACAAATATTGTGCTTAATCTCTAAACAACACAGAGGATCTGTTTATCCCTTATACTCGAAGGACATTTTAGTAAATGAAACCAAGGAGGATCAACAATGCGATTAGATAATACAATAGTAGATGCTATTGCCCAAAAGTGTGTTGATAATATTATTGAAAAATTTGGCATAAAAAACTTGGCCACTATGCCTTTTGATGCGTTGAATGCAGAGATATATGAAATGATTGAAGATATTGAAGATCAAGTTGATAAGATAGTGGTATCAAAAATTATAGATGCTTCTGTTACTTCGATAGATGATCTCTGGAAATAAAATGAATATTTTAATAATATAAATTTTGTAAAGGGGAAAAATATGGATTTGCTTGTTGAACTTCCGGACACCGGGTACACGTACCAGTCATTAAATCAGACAGAACTGTTACAGTTGTTTAATAAAACTAAATTTAAATTAATTATGGCTCGTATAATAATAGATGCTACAAATAATTATGGAGAACTAACGAAAGAAGAAATTTTAGATCCTACTATAAGGAAAACCAAAAGACCTCCATTACAAGAAAATACCATATATTGTTATTGTAAACTTAAACAACATAAAATTGATTGCGCTATACTACAAAAACTTATTCAGTGTTCTCAACAATCAAACGAAATTCAAGTAAATCTTCCAGAACTGCTCCAATGGGAAAAGGATTATGTTACTATTGATCTTCCAACACATAAAGATTTAATATTTAAACATAACGACGAGGAAATTGGATGGTACAATAAAGAAAATAATATATTATGGATAAGTGATATAGGACATTTTTCAGAAAGGGTTGTTAAGAATTTTAAATTAATTTTATCCAATATTATAGAATTTAATAGAACTGGCAGTATTCCCGTACTGCCATATCTACTTATTGGTTGTGATCTCGAGTTTGAACTATTTGATAAAAATGGAAACTTTATTCCAGCAAATGCGTATTTGCACGATATTGAAAATAGAAATCATGAACTAGGGCGCGAAGTTGGGCTTGATGGACATCCTCAAACAGGAGAAATTAGACCTGCTCCAGCGAATAATCCAATTAAATTGGCTGGCAATATTAGAAGAACTGTTAAAAAACTAATCCATATATTAACATTGCACAATCCTGATATACAGATATTTTGTGGCGGGGGTTTGAAAGAAAGTTTAGGCGGGCATATTCATTTTAACACAGAGGGTTTTGTTATTAATAACAATAACCTTAAATATATTTTATATAATTTAATAGGGAAATATATTAAAGCAGGTATGAATACGCGTAGTGTAAGAATTGACCGAAACGAATTTATGAGTAAAGACGCGCCAGATGGTTTTAGAACAACCGAGTCTCATATTGGGTGGGAATGGAGATGTCCTCCATCATTTATGCTAAATGAAATAATATGTAAGTCTATCTTATGTACTACTTGGTGTGTTATTAAAGAATATTATGGTTATGGATTTGCAGAAACAGAATATACACGAGTTCACATAGAGCAAGATAGCATTAACGTATTAACAACATTACATTTTTATCCTTATTATAAAAAATGGATTGATCAATTTATTGATATGTTCATTTTAAATAAAACTGCAATGGAAGGAAAAGATATTAAAAAAGAATGGAACATTGTATCATACCAATATAATATCACAATATTTTCTGAACTTCCCTGGGTAGAAGAATATATTAATTCTTGTTGGGTTGATATATCTAGAGTAATAAAAATTGGTATATATAAAAATAGGAATTTGATGTTTTCGGTTTCTACAATTAAATCCTTATCTAAGAAGTTATCCTCTGAGATAGAAGAATTTGCAATTAATCATTTAGTTTCATCATCAATTGCGCTTCACACGGATTCAACATTAGATATAATAATTTATATTCCGTGGGATGCTCCGCCTGATACAAAGATGGCTTCGGATAAACTTAAAGTTATATTAAAGAAAATAATTGTAGAGATTAATAAAAGTTAATAGGATATTTTGTATGGTAGGCTAACCTATCGGAAAGAGAGGACAATTTGTGTGGCATTCTTGGTTTTATTACAGATAGGGCATCTAAAGAAAATATTAAATATTTTAAGAAAATTTTATATATGTCCGAAGCTCGAGGAAGAGAAGCAACAGGTATATTTTATACAAAAGACGATGCTTATGTGATTGAAAAACAACCGATCATCTCGTCAAAGTTTATTCAGGATATATTTCCAGTGCATGCTAATAATCTGGGACGAGCTAGAATTGCTCTTGGGCATACCAGATCTCCTACACAAGGAAGCCCCAAAGATAACAGCAATAATCATCCGCTAGAAAGTAAAAATTGGATCTTGATACATAATGGTGGAGTAACTTTAATGCCAAGATTAAATGATTACAAATATAAAGGAGAGGTTGATTCAGAAGTCTTATTAAGTTATATAGAAAAATATGGACTAAAAGAAGGGTTGCCTTATGTTGAAAGAGGATCGGCTGCTGTGGCATTAATTCAGAAAAATGATTTAAATTCTGTGTATTTATGGAGAGAAACTAATCCAATTATACTGGCGTGTGATACAAAATCTAATACTATTTTCTTTGCGTCGCAAAAAGAATTTTTAGAAAGCGGACTAGCAAATAGGTTTTTATTTTTTACATCGTTTCAATTAAGAGAATTGCCTGAAAATCTTTTAATTAAAATAACCGCAAATCCTTTTACAATTACTCCTATGGGATATATTGAAGTAATGAAATATGATTATACTAGATATGTATCTCCTATAATAGAGAAATATAAACCAAAAAGTATACCACTAGTATTTAATCAAAGTAATTTTCGATGGGAATTACCATCACAACCTTTATCAAAACCACCAGCTATAATAACAACAGATGGTCAGAAGGAAAAGTGTACTTTTCTTAATACTGATGGAAAGTGCTTTAAAGGATATACAACTCCTTGTCCTGAAAATAAATATGATTGTGATTATTTTGGAGCAGATCTTAATACAGATAAATTACATAGTGGAGAACCTGAACATAATATAAATAAATATTATATAGATGGTATATCGAGAGATTTTAAAAATTGGTTTAAATTACCCAAACCAAACAAAGGACATATTTCAATGGATGGTGTATTATTTAAAAAATGGGACGATGTTAAGAAAAAACATTATATTATGCTAGTCGAGGATGCAATAAAAGAAAAGTTAATAGACGAGACATTACTTATAGAAGATGAAGATAGTTTAGATCTTCCATCTAAAATGATCCCGTATTATACAAATATGGAAATGGAGTAAAGATAAAATGCAAGCAACTGTATATTGTAGAGTAAATTATATGGTATTTTTAGATAGTAAAGATGAAATGATAGGCTATCAATTAGATAAGTCTACTTTAAAGAAAATGAAATTTTTAGATATTAAATTTCCTGTTGAACCGCCTGAGGGTACTAAAAAAGCAGTGGTAATAAAGGAAGTTCGATCTATGATAGTATACGAGAAAAAAAATATTGCTGATGAGATGGCTAGAGTTGTTACATACCAAATTCAAGATGGACCATATTATGTCCAGAAATTAATTAGGGATAATTTATCCCAGAATTTATTGCTTGCTTAAATAAATTTTTTGTTGCGGAGGTATATATGAAACAGGTAAAAATTGGTTGTGATCCAGAATTTATGATTTTAGCAAGTGATGGTAAAATTGTACCGTCTCTGACAATATGTGATGATGAAAATTTAAAAAATCATTTTGGAAGAGAGGTAGGCCAGGGTGGATGGCTATTTGAATTGCGTCCTGATCCGTCTACCAATATATTTGCATTATTGGCAAATATACGTAAAATTATGAAAATTCATATACGGAAATTTCCTTATTTAAAAAAGTGTATATTTATTGGTGGCCATGCTGCTGAAGATCATTTTGCTATTGGCGGACATATTCATATTAGTACAGATGAAATGTATTCAGATGATTTATTGGAGTCTAATTTTAAACGTTTTATTAATAAAATAATATACAGTGGTTTTATGCATATAATTAATGATAAGGAGGGCCAGTATGTTCGTCAAACAATAGGATATGGTAAAGCGAGAGATTTTAGATGTTGCAAATATGACAGTTCTTCTTTAGAATATCGAACTCCACCATCGTGGCTTGTTAGTCCGACACTAGCTTTTATTTTCTTAACATTAGCAAAGATTTGTGGATTGCTGTATATTAATAAAAAATATTTTAATATTAATGATGAGATTTATAATTTGTCGCATGATACACATAAAGGGATGTTGCTATTAAAAAGATTTTTTACTGTGGTGAAAATTTGTGACGGATTGATGGAAGAAGAGGATGTGGTTAAATGTATAGAAATGCTAGAAAATTTACCAAATAAGCGGATAAATTTAAACTGGAATCGTGATTTTAAAATAGCATGGCAATTATAATTTATTACAGGAGATTATCAAAATGGCAAATTGTATGATTTGTAATAAAGAAATTATTAATAAGGATGACGAGGTTATTCCAGCCGTCAAATATAATTTATGTAGAGCGTGCCGTAAAAAAAGATTTATTGTAGAAGAATATAATTATATTGCTGATGAAAATGATAAGGAATTAATAAAAAACCTATTGCACATAGATGCTATTTTAACTTAATAGTTATGAATACTATTAAAGAATAAAATTATTTGCGGGTTTTCCAAACTATTTTGTCACAAACTAGCTCGTTTTACTATTAATATATAAAGAGGTATAATATTATGTTCGATAAAAAAGAGTATATGAAAGAATATTATCAGCGACCTGATGTCAAGAAGCGTCAAAAAGAATATTATCAAAAAAATAAAAAATATATAAAAGAATACCAGCAAAAAAATAAAGATATTATTAAAGAATACCAAAAGGAGTATTATCAGCGTCCTTATGTCAAAGAATATTATCAACAGCCTGATATTAAAAAGCGTAAGAAAGAATATGATAAAGAATATCGTCAGCGGTCTGATATTAAAAAGCGCCAAAAAGAATATAATAAAGAATATAATCAACGACCTAGTATTAAAAAGCGTAAGAAAAAGTATATGAAAAAATATAATATAAAGCATAACTATGGAATATTATTAGAAGAATTCAAATTCTATTTAGAAAAGCAAGAAAATAAATGTGCTATCTGCTCACATACCTTTACTCCAGAAGATAAAATATGTATAGATCATGATCATGCAACTGGAAAAGTTAGAGGATTATTGTGCTTTAAATGTAATGTATTACTTGGAATGGCAGTAGATAATTCAAAAACATTAATGAATGCAATTAAATATCTCAATGAATACAATCAGATAGCCGAACTTTAATATTATTTCCTTTTCACAGACACTTAATTTTATGATAAAAAGTGAGCTTTATGAATATCAAAAACGTAATCTTAAGTTTCATCTATCTCGAAATAGATCCGCTGATTGGTCTGACATGGGTATTGGAAAGACCATTATTGCTCTGGCTAAGATTGATATATTAAAAAAGCAAGGTGTCATTAAATCAGCCCTGGTTATTTGTCCCAGATCAGTAAGTCCGGTATGGGAGTCAGAAGTAAAGAAACACAGTACATTATCTGCTGTTGCTCTTACGGGATCACTTGAAAATAAAATAGAACTTTTAGCCAAAAATTCGGATATTTATATAATTTCATATGACTCTATTCCAGGACGTAAAAAAACCTTAGGAATATTATTCCAGTTCCTTTTAAACAAATGTTTTGGTATTGTAATTCTGGATGAAATTACCCATGTAAAAAATTTCAATGCTGTACGTACTAAGGCAGTTACTGTTTTATGTAATAAAATCAATAAAGTATTAGCACTTAGTGGTACTCCAATTACCAATTCACCCGAATCTGTAATAACCATATATAATTGTGTTGATGGGGGAGAAACTTTTGGTAGAAATTATTTTGCTGCTCGTAACTATTATTTTGTAAATCATGGCTATTCTTTTCCTGACTGGCATATAAGAGAAGAAAAGAAAGAAGAATTTAAAAAAAGACTATTTTTTAATGCTATTAGATTATCCAAAGATGAATGCCTGGATTTACCTCCTAAGATATTTACTGAAAGATATACAGAACTGTTGGGTGTTCAGAAAGATATTTATAGGAAAATAGCTAATGAACTTTTGTACGAATTAAGATTACCAGCGGGCATAGTAAAAATAAAAAATAGTTTAGTAAAACTAACTAAACTGTCTCAAATCGCTAACGGATTTATTTATACAAATAAAGATGTGCAATTATTTTCTGAAAATCCAAAACTAGAATTATTACAGCAAACCATTGCAGAAATACCGCGGGATAATAAAGTTATAATATTTGTAAAATGGACACAAGATGTTAAAAATATAGCGCAATTGCTGGATAAATTTAATATTCCCTTTGCTGTTATTCAAGGAAAAACACGTGATCGGGCAATCCCAATTAATAATTTTATTAATTCTGATCAAATAAAAATATTGCTATCTCAAATTACAGTTGGTGCGTATGGTCTAAATCTTATAACGGCTAATTACATAATTTATTATTCTTTGGGATTCTCTGTTATTGAATTTTTACAAAGCCAGGACCGAATTCATCGAGTTGGACAAACAAGATCGTGTATATATATTTCTTTGCTTTGTCATAATTCTGTGGACGAGTACATTTATAAATGTTTAAAAGAAAATATTAGTATAGCCCAATCATTATTGAATAATATATCTGTAGAACAATTAAAGGAGAACTTGCGGGGTATATAAATGTTAATTGAATTTATTGATAATAAACATGATGATGATAATAACATTCTAAAAACGGGAAAACGGTATATGGTTGCCCGTGATTCTGTACTTTTATCTTCCGGCCGAACGATACGGATAATAGCTATTAATCGTTCAGCTTATGATCCTAATCAAGAAGTTCAATATATTTATGAGGGCGGGTTTCCAAATGGAACCTTTTGTAGACGAGAACAAGAGATATTATCAAGTATTATGTTAGAGCCATAGTCTATAAGGAGACAAACGAAAATGACAATTCCTGAATTAGTTCATCTTTTATCTGATGCTTCTGTATTAGAAAATGAAGGGCAATTGGATAGTGCATCTAAACTTTTAACACAAATAATTGATGATCCTATTTGTCCTAAACAAATAAAAATGACTGCCGAGAAAATGATGAATAGGATAAGTACCAAACAAAATAATATAGTGGGCGAGACAGTGGAATCAAAACCTATTACAAAAGATAATATATTAAATGTGGATGTGTTTGCCTTGGGAAGTATTCCTCAAATAGAAGGCAAAATGGCAATTAAACCAGAGGACTATGAAAGAATAAAGGAAGGAATAAAAAAGAGAGGAATTATAAATCCTCTAATTGCTTTGCCAGATCTTAGATTGGTTTGCGGATATAATAGATTAAAAATTGCTAAGGAATTAGAACTAAAAACAGTACCTGTAATATTTAAAGATATTCCAGAGGCCAGAATAGTTGAATATGCTATGAAGGACAATATCGAAAGGAGACAACTTTCACCAGAACAGATAGCGGATTATGTTGCGGGAGTTGTATCGCAGGGAGTGGGACGACCTAAAAAAGGAAGTAGAAATAAAACAAATGAGGACATTGCTCAAGTGCTGGGTATCTCTGAAAGAACAGTGCAACGAGCAAGAAAGTTTACTAAAAAAGTTAAAGAAAATCCTCAGCTTAAAGGACAGAGTATAAAATCAGTAATTGAGGGCGGTAATCGTATAGATAGATTAAATATGAGATTCCAATATATTATTGGTGTGGGTGATTTTAATCAAGAAATGATTGAAGACGGGGCTAAAACAATAAATAAAATACAAGATTTAAATCCAGCTAACGGAGATAAAATTAAAGTTGTAACCCAGATTTATTTAATTCGGAGGAAATAATTATAGGGGTGATGACATGTAATATTAGCTTGCGTAGCTTATGAAGGTAAAGCCCTGTTTTGTAAACAGGAAGAAGGGGGTTCAATTCCTCCCGCAAGCTCTAAGATGTGGGCTCTACCCTGACTTGTTCTACCAAATTTTTTCAAGGAGGAAAAATGGGAGACCGTTATTTAATAACAGTAAAGTGTTCTGAATGCGGTTTTATAGAAGGAGAAGTTTATTATGCTCCAACTTGCGGATTTACAGACTGGAATTGCCCAAAGTGCAATCACAAAGTTGATTTGGAAAATTATACGGGAATTAGTTATAAGGACGCTTCTAACAAAGAGTTAATAGAAAAAATTGTAAAAGCAGTTGGAAAGTAGATTGATCTTATAAATTATTGATCAGAATTTGATTTCCATAACGAGTTCTGATATAAGAAAACAAATCGTGGAAGGAATTTTAATATGACCAACGAGGAGCTAAAATTATTAAAAGAATTGCGGTGTGGTCAGCATAAATGTATCCATTGTGGTAAAGATTTAGTCGATGGTTATGATAATGAATCTTGTAAATCATGTAGGCGTCTATTACATAAAGCGATGAATGATGGGGGTTGGCGGGCTAAACTTACTGTTAAAATTTTAGACCATTATGGCTGGAAATGTTCCTGCTGCGGTTGTGATATTCCTGAATTTTTAACCGTTGATCATTGTTTTGGAGCCGGTAACGAGCATAGAAGAGACGCTAGAAAAATGGGCAGTAATGATTGGTACAAAACAATTATTGCTGAAAACTATCCTGATAAATATCAAATACTTTGTTATAATTGTAACTTAGGCCGCCAGCGTAATAATGGAATATGCCCGCATAAATTGGAGCAATAACTATATGGCAGATAAATATGCTGAATAACGTCGTTCTATTATTAATAGAAATAAATGGTTAGCTTTTTTAAAGGAGAATGATAAGACTTGCTGTTCTAGATGTGGATATGATACTTATTTTGGCGCTATTGATTTTCATCATTTAAATCCCGCGCAAAAAGAATATGATATTGGGACTATTTTGACACAGAAAATAACAGATAAAAGAATACAGGAAATTCAAAAATGTATAACTTTATGTTCTAATTGTCATAGAGAACTTCATGCAGGATTATGGACTATTTTAAATGGTGTTTGTCCGCACAAAGAAGAGGAAATATAATGTCTTATTACCATATCCCAAATTTATACCAGGATCAATCTATTCTTCTTTTTAAAGAGTGTTACGCCCTAGAAAAGATTCATGGAACTAGCGCTCATATTTTATATAAGGATGATGATATAGTATTTTTTTCTGGAGGTGTTAAATACGAGGAATTTGTAAAATTATTCAGTTACGAAAATTTGTTATCCATATTTAGAGAACACTTTACACCAGAACAAAAGGTATGCGTATATGGAGAAGCTTATGGTGGTAAATGTCAAGGAATGTCGACTACTTATGGCCCAAATTTAAAATTTGTAGCATTTGAAGTTCTTGTAGATGGTATATGGTTAAAGGTTCCAGATGCTGAAACAGTTGTTAAATTTCTGGGATTAGAATTTGTATTTTATCGTAAAATTCCTACTGATATAGAATCTATTAATAGAGAAAGAGATGCTCCTTCTATTCAAGCAGTTCGTAATGGGATCCCAGATTATCAGCCGATGTTTAGAGAAGGAATTGTTCTTCGTCCACTAGAAGAAATGATAAAAAATAATGGAGGACGTGTTATTGCTAAACATAAAAGGGATGAATTTAGGGAGACTAAAACCCCGCGAAATGTAATAGATAAATCTGAAAAACGGGAAAAATTAATTGAAGTAAATAAAATTATTGATGAATGGTTAACCGAAAGGCGATTGGATCACGTATTGGATAATGCTAATTTGGAATTAAAAGTGGAAAATATTGGGAAAATAATTCCTTTAATGATGGAGGATATATACAGAGAGGGGAAGGGCGAGATTGAAGAATCTCAAGAATTAAAGAAAGCCATCGGGAGAGAAACAGCACTTATGTTTAAAAGGAGATTAAATGTCATAAAATAGGGTATTTCTCTATTAATAAAGATAGAGATGTATAAAACGGAGAAATAGATATTTATGGATCAGGAACAATATTTTATTAATCTTTATATAAGCGCAAAACGGAATATAATGAAAAATAATTTTATAAAATCTCCAAAGACAGGATCAAAACAATATCAAAATTTAATTGATGCAGCTAATTTAGTAGAAAATATGCATGCTGATCCAATTGATTTTATTCAGTTTTTTATAAAACGACTATCACCTTTACGTATTTTTCCACAACCGTACCATTTGGTGTCGAAAAAATTAATAGAAAAGTACAGATATCACCAATCTTTAAAAAATAGATATATTTTTGCTGATTATATGATGTGCGGAGACGATTTTACCATAAATAGAACTTATGAAGTTGTAAGTTATCGAGATGCAATAATGCTTCCGGTTGATAAAGATTTACGTTTAAAAACAGTTATGTTTATGTGCACACAAAAAGATCATAAATTAACTGACAAAGATAAAAAAGATATTGCTTACGCGTTTGTTAAACTTAATTTTTTAGGAAAACCTGTACCTGAAAAATTAAAAATGCTTTATAGAAAGGAGGTGGAAGAAAATGATAATGGAAAAAGCAGCCGTATTAGCAGTTAAAGAGTATCTAATAGAATTGTTAAACGACGAGAAGTGGTGTGAAGCTCAAAAAGTAGGAGAAGCACTAAGAATATTAGTGTATAGCCAAAAAAATCTGGCTCGGCCTACAATTTCAGATAGTATAATGGTAGGAGGGGGCATGGCACAGATCCAGCTTCCTAATGGCAGCTCTACGGCTTGCGGAAGAAAGGAGGTGAAATAATGTCAATAATAAAAGATGGTTCTATTGAAGGATGGTTTGTAGTATTGTGTGAAACAGTAATGGTATTTGGATTATTGGCTGCTGGATTTTTTATTACGTCTGTACGGGATGCTTGGCCTACCATGGGGCCGTACATACAAACCATATATCCGTTAGCCATGGGAACATGGTTTGCATACAAAACTGTAAAATCTTTCTAAAGGAGGATAATTATGAAAAGAATTATTTTAATCACTTTGGCCATAATGCTTTTGTCTACCTTGGTCTTTGGGGCAAATGTTCCACTTAAAGCAACATGGACTCCAAACACAGAAACAGATATGAAAGAATATAGACTTTATCGGCTTGATCCAACAAGAATATTAATAGGAACTATTCCTCATCCGCCTGTATTGCCTTATAATTTTACAACTACAGCACCAGACGGATCAGAAGTTTTAATGACTTTTGTTCTAACGGCAGTAGATCAAGCAGGAAATGAATCGGGGGACAGCAATGTAGCAACTTTCCCTTTCGATCAAATGGCGCCGGGTGTTCCTAAAAATGTTATTATTACAAAATAAATTGGTGGCGGCGTCTGTATAGTGGAAAATATTGAAGAATATATTAAAAATAAAAAATGGCGATATAAAACTGTTTCCAGTAATAATGGGCCACAATTTTTAATTGAAAGATGCCCATTTTGTTTTGATATTACTGGAACTCATTTTTATATAGCAGCGCAGACTGGCCAGTATTATTGCCATCATTGTGGTGCAGCTGGTTCTTTCTTTAATCTAAAAAAGCATTTAGGAGATATAATTGAGCCGATCTCATTTGGTTCGCTAGTACCAAAAGAAAAAATTATTATTGACGAAAAGGAATTAGAAAATGTGCGAAAAGCACATTTATGGTTATTACAAGATAAAGATGTCCTGTTGTACCTCTCTTCTCGCTGTATTACATTGGAGGCTGTAAAATATTTTAAATTGGGTTTATCTGACGAGAATAATATTAAATGGTTATTGTTTCCATATATCTCTAATGGTGAACTCAAAAATATTAAAATGAGGACTCTGCCTCCCGCTAAGAAGGGATTTAAAAGATTACTTGGTGGAGAGTCCTCATTATATAATGAGGATATACTACAAAAAAAATTAGATTGTGTTATGGTATGTGAAGGTGAAACAGATCTTTTAACATTATGGAGTAAAGGTTTTAAAAATGTTATTGCTACGTCAATAGGTGCCGGAGGTATAAAGAATGAATGGATAGAACAACTGGATAAAATTCCAATTATCTATATTTGTTATGATAATGATGAGGCGGGCCAGACAGGAGCGCAAAAGCTGGCATCTAGATTGGGCATAGAAAAATGTAAACAAATACGACTACCTATAAAATATAATGATATTAATGAATATTTTCAAAAACATAAAAATTCATCGAATTTTCAACAGTTAATTGATCGTGCAATTCCCTTTGATGTTACTAGTGTTAAATCATTAGGAAATGTAATAAAAGATACGGTTCGTAAATTATCTTCCGGAATTCCAGAGGATAAACTTATTTTACCCTGGAAAAATGTGGACAAATTATTAAATGGATTTATGCCAGGAGATTTAATTATAATAGGGGCTAAAGTAGGTGTTGGTAAAAGCAGTCTTGGTTTTAATCTATTATACAATTATTCAATACAAGGTATTCCTTCTTTATTATTTTCTTTAGAGATGCCCCCGTGGAGAATTTTACCGCGTATCGTTGCATTACATAAACGTAAAGATTCAAGATTATGCTCAGATGCTGATATTTTATTAAGCGCTTATGAAGAACTAAAAGATGTTCCATTCTATTTGGCTTATAAATATGATAAACCAAATTGGGATTTTATATCAGATACCATACGACACTGCGTAAAAAGATATGGCATTCGATTTGTAGTATTTGATAATTTGCACTTCTTGTGTCGATCTTTATCACATGCTACTGAAGAAATTTCAGTTATGATACAGAGTTTTAAATTATTAGCTGAAGAATTAATGATTCCTATTATTGTAATTGCTCGGCCTCGTAAAACTACATCTAGAATAATTGACGAGGAAGACCTTAAGGGTTCGATAGATGTTGCTGGAGATGCTGATATTATATTATTACTATCCAGAGATAAAAAGAAGAGCGTTAGTGGGGAAGCTACAGAAGGAGTATTTGAGCCCCAGTGTTTAGTAACTGCTGCTAAAGTAAGATATGCTGCTGGCGGTAGTACATTTTTGTTTGTAAATGATGCAGAATGTCGATTTGAAGAGATGTAAAAAGATGATTAGAATTCAATCTTGAAATCTAAATGTGAAAGAATGAAAAGGCGGAAAAGAAAATGACGAAAGAAGAATATGATAAGAGTTATTTTGATTTATGGTACTGTGATTATTTTTGGGTTTGGTATATTGCTAAAAAAGAGATGTATGACCAATGGCCTTTTTCTCAAAAGGAGTAATAAGATGGATGAGAAAATAAAAGAGATTCAGGAAAGATGGCATAGGCTTCCGATCCCAACTTATAATCAATCGGCAAGAGATATTGGATATCTTCTCTTATATATTACGAAACTTCAAGACCATGCTGAGAAGTTAAAGGAAGGAATTAAGGACTTTCTCGATTGTTGTCATAGGGAAGATCATAACATTCCAGAACGGGTTATGGATAAACTTAGAAAACTGATAGAGAAGAAATAGGGCAGGTCGGTGGCTCTGAAAAGAGTAGGGCAACCAGCGAAGGTTGACTCGGAATAGTGGGCAATTCCGCCCGACCCGCTTTAAAAAGAATCGGGATTAGTATTTTCTCGTCAACACAGACTCTCGCCGTGGGACATTCTTGCGATGAGAAATATTAATCCCGAGAAAGGAAAATTTATGTCGGAAGTGTGTGCAAACAAACTTTTGGAAACAAAACTTAAACAAAAAGCAAAATGGGTGGCCAGAAGATATCCGGAACTGTTGGAAAATGATTTAATACAAGAAGGTTTAGAATTAATTTGTAAATTAAGGAACATTAAAGGAAAAAATATTTCCATACATTATTTATTAAAAGCCCTTTCATTTCATTTTTCTAATATAATGAGAGCAACCAATCAAAAACATAATATAAGTATGCAAAATATTAATTTTCAGGGCGAGGATTTATCAGTAAAAAAAGAATTTGAAGAATTAGAAAAGCGATTTGACAGAGAAAAATTTATTAAATATATAGAAAACAATAATTTATTATTTATACTATCTGGTTTAATGAATGGAGATAAAATAAAAGAAATTGCAAAAAGAAATAATATTTCTGTAAGAACAATTTATCGACACATAAAAACTTTAAAGAAACTAAGAGAAGTTTGGGAAAAATAAGGAAAATGATTTATGTCACAAATTTGGTTTACCGCGGACACGCATTTTAATCATATTAATATTATTAGATATTGTAATCGTCCATTTGATAATGTTATTGAGATGAATAAAACATTAATTGAAAATTGGAATTCCCGCGTATCTGAAAAAGATTTAGTATATCATTTAGGGGATTTTGGTTTTAAGTTTCAGTATTTACAAGGGATTATTGATTCTTTAAACGGAAAGAAAATTTTAATTCCAGGTTCCCATGATCATAGATTGGAAAAATATGTTACAGGTATAACGTTTGTTAGTCCTTTATTTATTTTAAAAGGTGTTTCTAGTGTTCCAGATATTATTCTTTGCCATTATGCCATGCGTACCTGGCCGAGATCACATTGGGGAACATGGCATTTATTTGGGCACAGTCATGGTAAATTGCAAGGATTTGGAAAATCTTTTGATGTGGGCGTAGATGCAAATCAATTTATGCCAATTTCATTGTATGATGTAAGTAAACGAATGGAAAATATTAAAAATAGTGATGAAGTAAGGAGGGGATGTAATGATTAAATTACTTAATTTGAAATTATATAATACTTGTGATCACTGTCCGTATTATGATTCTACCTGGAGTATGTGTTGCGAAAAAAATAAAGAGGTTGAAATTGATGAAGAAAAAGGAACTTTATTTCCTGATTGGTGTCCATTAGAAACTCTGGAAATAGAGTAAGAATTTTAACCTGTGGCCGAAGGCAAAGTAGACGAGCCACCTGGTTGTGGCCCAGGTAATTAGCGGGTGCGAGTCTCGCCGGCCACCCCATTTAAAAAAGAAAATTATGCCGAATTTAAATAATAATTTTGGAAAATGGTATAAAATAAATAATTTACAAGAATGGAAAAAATGGCTATATAAAATATATAAAAAGGGATACTTTATTTTTGATCTTGAAACAACGGGATTAAATCCATTTTGGGATAATCAATATATTAAAATGATATCTTTTTCTATAGATGAAGACGAAGCATTTGCTTTAGTATTTGAGAGCTGGAACAAAACTGATTGGGCTGAAATTTTGAATGATCTTAAAAAATTATTTGAAGATAAAAATGTAGGAAAGATAGGTCAAAATTTAAAGTTTGATATCCTTTGGCTTCAAGTAATTGAAAATATTCAGGTTAAAGGAATTATTTGGGATACCATGTTATCCCAACATACATTATATCCCAATAAATCGAATCATTTAAAAGATATGGCGGGGGAACTTGGACTTGGAGGGTATGAAAACCTATCTGTAGATGTCCAGGATGCGTCTGGAGATGAATTAATTGAATATGGTTGTAAGGATAGTTTAATAACTCACAAAATATATAACTTACATAAAAATGTTTTTGTTAAAGAGCCTGAATTATATAAAGGTTACAAGCACTTACTTATACCAGTTTCATCTGTTTTAAGTATAATGGAATATAATGGTATACGAATAAATCCATCTCGTTTGCATATAGCAAATACAAAGACAGATAAAATAATTAAGAATGTTTTAGAAGGCATTAAACAATATCCCGCGATTAAAAAATTTGAACATCAACATAAGATGGAGTTTAATCCAAATTCACATGTACAGTTGCAAGAAATTCTTTTTGGAGATAAATATGAAAATTTGGATTCTATTAAGGAAACTAAAAAGAAGAAACAACCTTCTACTGATAAAGATGTATTGGAATATTATAAAGATACAAATCCATTTGCAAATTTATTATATACTTATTCTCAATATAATACTATGCACAAATTTTGTAATGAAATTAAGGAAAACATTACGCCGGATAATCGGATTCATACAACATACTGGTTGACCGAAACAAGATCTGGGCGCTCGTCCAGCCGAAATCCTAATTGCCAAAATTTTGCTAAGGGTGAAAAAGATTTAATTGGTTTACGTAATATATTTATAGCAGATAAAGGTTTCTTTTTGGCCGAATTAGATCATTCTCAAATGGAACTAAGAGTTATGGCAGAAGAAGCACAAGATGATGTTTTAAAAGACGCTGTATTAAATAGTGATGTTCACCAATTAACAGCAGCCACATGTTTAAATAAGGATCCTAAATTAATAACTGAACAAGAAAGACGCGATATTGGAAAGGTTATGAATTTTCAATCAATTTATGGTGCCAGTGAGTTTGGTGTTGCCAGAGTATTAAAATGTAATCTGGCTACTGCAAGATTATATTTATATAACTTTTTTAAGAAATATTATAAAACGAAAGAATGGATGGACAAAACAGCAGTTTTTGTGAAAAAAAATGGTTATGTTGTTATACGATCTGGTTTTAAAAAATATTTTCCCAATTATCCAAATTTAAATGATCATGAAATAAAGAGTGCAATGAATACTCCAATTCAAGGGCTAGCTGGTCATATTTTATTTATGGCGTTAATAGAGGTTCAAAAATTTATAGAATTAAATAAACTTAAATCATTTCTTAGTCTTGAAATTCATGATTCAATAGTAATGAATATTCATAAATCTGAAATAAATATTTTGCCGGAGATTAAAAATCTTATGGAGACTTGCCATTTAAAATATATTCCAGATTTTAAAATTCCGTTGAAGGTGGATATAAAGATCGGAGAAAATTTAGGTGAATTAAAAGGAGAATAAAATGGAATTAAGTCTTACACAAATGATGTTTACATTTTTTTTAATAGGAATTGGTGTGGGTTTTATTACATTTTTATTAATTTTTAAAAATTGAAAGGGGGAAAATAATGTTGTCCAGAAAACATTATAAGGCGATAGCTAATATAATTACTAAATTACACTGGAAAGAATTTGAAAATGAACCAATCGTTTATATTTCTGAATTAACTAAAAATTTGGCTGTGTATTTTAAAGAGGATAATCCAAAATTTAAAATAGAAAAATTTATAAACGCCTGTTATATAGGAGAATAAAATGGATTTGTACAAATACAGATATGTAAAGCGAGTACCATACAAAAGAATATGGAACGCACCTATGTTAATGGAACAGATTAATTCTAAAATGTTGCGCTTTCTTAGGGAAAGTAAACTGGTATACGGAGACTTTATTTGTTTTGATTTTAGATTATTTGTGGAGAAAAATGGAAAAAAGTAGAGTATGTAGATGAAGAAGAGTACCTGGAATTTTGAAGAATAGGACAGGTTGGTGGTGAAAGCCAAGCAAAGTTTATATTGCAGGAGTATGAATAGTTCCTGCCCGACCTGCCTTATTGAGAAAGGAAAAGAAGATGGAGTATTATTTTACTGAGTTTGGAACATGGAATCCTTACGAAATAGATTTATCGCCTTATAAATTAAATTCTACATACGACTTTGTAGAAGAGTATGAAATAGAAGACAGGTAAGATGAAAACAAAAATTTGTCCAAATTGTCATCATCCTTTGCAATATATTAAAGGATTAGATAAAACAAACTGGTGGGAGTGCTCTAATACATTACGATGTAGGTATATTAAAGTGGACCGTAATTATACTATAGATTATATGGCTATTGGTATTTTATTATTCATAATATTTGTTACAGTAATTCTAATAAAATAATAGGAGAATATTATGCCTTACATTACTCAATTGGACAGAGAACGTATTAAACCTTATATTGAGGAATTTTGGGGGAAGTGTCCTACAACAGAAGAAGGAGAAATGAATTATATAATTACCCAGCTTATTGAACATTATAGAAACGGAAGATATAAATATTCTCTTTTCAATAAAATTATAGGTATTCTAGAATGTATTAAATTAGAGTACTATCGAAGAATGGTGGCTCCTTACGAATCTGAAAAGTGTCATGAGAATGGAGATGTGTATCATTACTAGGAGGTTTTTTATGATAGACAAAAGAATCACAATATATCTTGCAGGTGCTATTCGTGATGACCATCCAGAAGATATTGAATGGAGAGAGTTGTTTATTAAACATCTTAAGAATATTGCTACTATATTCAATCCATTAGCGGGCAAGGTTTTTGATTCTGAAAAGAAAAAGTGGTATTTACACGGTCATTTTAGTACAGGTGAAATAATCGTACCACACGATTTTTGGATGGTAGAACACAGCGATTTAATTATATTTAATTTTTTGTCTTTAGCAGAAGGATATCCTAGTATTGGTACATTAGTAGAATTTGGGCATGCAACAGCAGGAAATGCTTTACTTTATTGTATAATTCCCAAGGGTTATACTGGGCACGATAGTACAAATCAATATAAATTACATCCATTTCTAGCTAAAAATGCTACAATGGTATTTCAGGGCGTTGATTCTTGTTTGGAATTTTTAATTAAACGTGTTCAAAGTTTGAACGGAAACAAGCCTGAATATGGGGATTATGTATGAATTTTATAGAATTATTACCCTGGATATGTTCAGGGTTTTCGGCTATCGGATCAATTTTTAATATATTTAAAAAGAAAATATGTTTTATTATATGGACAATAGGCAATATTGGATTTCTTTTTTTAAATATTAAATTTGAAATGTATGGCCAATTACCTGTATGGATTGTTTTTATAGCATGTAATATTTATGGGTATTGGAAATGGAGTAAAGAAAAATAATGAACGAAAAAATAAAACGATTTAATAGTGGAACTACACAAGATATAGATAATGATAAAGATAAATTGATTATACCAAGCGATTTTTGTGCGGCGGAACACCGTAAAATAAGACGATTTAATAGTGGGGCTACACGAGATATAGATAATGATAAAATTGATTACGAAGGTTTCTTATCTCCACTTGTATTACAGGCATTTGGTGAATACATGAACAAACATCGTTACCAGTCAAACGGGGCTGTACGCGACTCGGATAATTGGCAAAAAGGAATCCCAAAAGATGTTTATATGAAATCAGCGTTAAGACATATCCATGATTTATGGATGGAACATCGAAAATATAAATCTCGAGATGGAATTGACTCTGCTCTAGGAGGATTATTGTTTAACGTTATGGGTTACTGGTTTGAACTTCTTAAAGAGCGAAGAATACAAGGAGGGTAAAATGCCTATATTTTTATACAAATGTTTAGATTGCGAGTATGAATTTGAAAAAATTGTAATTGATAGTCAAGCGGGATTTAGTGAACCAGATCAATGTCCCGAATGTAGAAGTAATATTATTGAAAAAATGGTTACCGCGCCAGCACAAATTCGTATGGATGGTAAAGCAGGTTTACGATCAGTACCAGATCCTAAGCCACCATTACAGGAATTAAGGGGTAAAAATAAATCTGGATGCGAGGGCGGTTATGCGGATCTTCCCGAGTTTAAGCCAACGGAACGTAAAAAGACGAAAGGCGGAAATTGGGAATGGAGCGAAAAAAAGAAACAATATATTGATATGAAAAGGGGAGGAAAAAAATGAAAAAGACTACTACAATAAATAAAGAAATATGGAGTGTATGCGGTTGTGGTGGTAAAAAAGATTGCATTTTATGCGAAGGAACAGGAAAGTTTATATCCGAAACTTTTGTAGAGACAATTGTGGAGGAAATGCCTGAAAAGATAGATGAAATAATAGATGCAGAAGAAATTTTACCTAAAATTCCTTTAAAAAGTAATTAAAATATTATTTTTGTCACAAAAACAGAGAATTTACTATTAACATAGTAGGAGGCATAAAATGAACGAAACAATTCAGAAGGATGTTGTTCGGAAAGATATTGAAGGAGATTTAAAAAAAGAGTTAGAAATTAATGATGCTGATATTGCTACTGAACTTAGGGAACAATCTACTAAATTTTTCTTTTATGGTACATTATGGGCCAGGGCTTTACGAGCAGAACGACAACAAAAATTAATTGTAGAAAGTCTTGAGGCATCTCTTAGTAAGGAATTCCGAGAACTTATGTTAAGGACAGAACCAGGAACAAGAGTTACTGAAAAAATGCTAAAAGAATATATATCAGGTGCTCCTTTGTATCAAGAAGCACAACAGAAGCTTATTAATGCTGGTTATTCTGCTGATCTATTTAATGTTGCCAAAACTGCATTTGAGTCACGAGGTCGTATGTTGTTAGAGTTGTCACGCCAGACTGGAGAAAATAAATTCTATGATCGAGAGTTTCTTAATATGAAGGATGAGTTTGAGCGGCGAGAAGAAAAGAAAGCTAAGGGAAGATCTAAAAAGGCCGAATCCAAAGGAATCGTGGAATAATATGAGCTCTTTTCACAAAGTTCCCTATTGCTGGGGAAAATTAAAATATACACAAGATGATATACATAATCTTGGTTCTATTATTTGTCCTCACTGTAAAATAACAATAACAAATCAAGATGTTGTTGATTCCTTACTTTTGGTCGATCTTATATCGTTGATAAAAGCAGCCGGAAGTAAACAAACCAATCTGTTCGAGGGAATTAAATAAGGAGAATAAAAATGACAGATAATGATTATCTTCAGGACATGAAAGATTTTTACACCCGAACCTTACAGACTAGTAATAAAATCTCAGGCGTAGTTTGCCCTCACTCATTTGATACTCGAGACGAGAAAAATAATTGTGAATTATGTGAACTATGTAAAAATGTGCTTATTAATCGAGACACGCCTAAAAATGATCCTTTGAAAGAGAAGGCCAGGACTATCAATTCTAAGAAAAAGTTTTATTCAAATATGGTTTTTATGGCCAATCCGTCTGAAGTTATTGTTCTTGCATACGGAGAAAAAATATTTAATAAACTTATTGTAGGCCAAATGGACGAACTTAGTGAATGGAAAAATTTTATGCATCCGACACAAGGAAGAAATTTTTATATAACTAAAGTTAAAACTGGACCAGAAAAGAAAGATGTTGATTATAGCGTAGAACCGCGCATGGCAACAAGTCAATTGCCAGATCCATCAGTATTAGCCCGATTATATGATATTAATAATATAACAGCTCTCATAAAGTCAGGAGCTGTAAAACCGGTTCATCAATCCAAATTTGATTTTCAGAAAACCGAGGTTAGATTTCTTCCTAGTGGAGACAAAACCAGACCTTTAATGTTTTTTAAATTAGTTTTGTGGCATTATAATATTTCACCAGAAGAATTTACGGCTGTCCAGAACGGACAATATAATCCAATTACTGGTCTTTATACAAAACAGACCCGTGAAATAACAGCCACAGAAATTGTTAAGATGCAAGAAAAAGCTAAAGATTTTAAAATTCCTTCTAGTACAAAAACTTTAGATAGTAAAGATTTATTGGCAGAATGGGGCGGAGAACTTGCGGATAATGATTTAACCGAGGATCCTTCTTTAACTGAAAATGCTAATTTTGAGACAGAAATTGGAATAGAACCAATTTGTTTTGGCCAGTATGATAAAGATAATAAAACGTGTATAGGAAAATGTTCAGAAAATGAAGGATGGGGAATAGCATGTCGTAAAATCGTAGAGGAAAGATTGGCCATGAGAGCAAGAGCAAAGAGATTAGTTAGATAATTAATGTAAAATAAAAAGGAGCTATAATGCCTTATTTATGTTACCAATGTTATATTGAAAAGTTTAAAGAAGATAAATGGGATACTTTTGATTGTAATTTAGAAATTAGAAAAACTTGCGAAAATTGTGGTTTACTAGGATTATATGTTAGAGAGATCAAAGAAACAGAGAAAGAAAGGAAAAACTGATTTAACAAAAGGAGAAAAATATTATATGAGACCACCTGTATGGAGAATGCCAAAAAAGGAAATTGTACAACTTGCAAAATGGCGGTGTGTACATGGTGAAAGTGGACTATCACATTATAATTGCTTTTTAAGAGAACATCCTGATGTTCAAGAAAAAACAGGTTTTCTGGATATTGAAACATCTAATTTACATGCCACATTTGGCATTATTTTATCATATTCGATTAAAGAAAGAGGTGTGGATAATATTTATAGTCGAGTAATAACTGCCCATGAATTGCGTACATGTTTAGATAAGAATGTTGTTATGCAATGTGTAAGGGACATGCAAAAATTTGATCGAGTTATAACTTTTTATGGGACACGTTTTGATCTTCCGTTCATTCGGACAAGAGCTTTGGCTCTTGGAATAGATTTTCCTGAATATGGTCAATTATATCATAAGGATATATATTATATAGCTCGCAATAAACTTCGACTTCATTCCAATCGTCTGGATGCCGTTTGTCGTGCTCTTTTTGGCGATACAACCAAGACTCGTATAGAACCTCAGCACTGGATCCAGGCATTGATGGGTAAAAAAGAAGCTTTAGATTATATTCTTGAACATAATAGGCAGGATGTGATTGAATTGGAGAGAGTGTATGATACATTAATTTGTTTTAATACAATTACTAATACAAGTATATAAGATGTCAGAATATATATGGTGCGATAAACGGCAACAGCAAATTCATGTGGACGTTTGTCAAAAATTAATATGCCGTAAAAGAAAAAAATGTGATGCGTGGATCCAGAAACAAAATAAACATAAGGAGGAACTGAATGACTAATTTTCCTGATGTAGCTGTTGGTGATGGTAATTTTCAAAATATCAGAAAAAATGCTATTCGAGATAGATTAAACGGAGCAAAAATTAAAATAGGAGGCACAAATTTCCTGGTTGGAGTAAAAAACAGAGTAATGGAAAGATTTAAAGTTGCAGGCCAGACAGATTTTTTCAATTCTACAATATTATTAGAGGCCAATTTGACAGAGGGTAATACCTTAATAACTCTTTTACACGAGATGATAGAATGTCTTTCACGTATCTATCATTTAGATTTACCTCATGAATTGATTGAGCAATTAGAGACACTTTTATTTGAAGCCTTGGTTACCAATCCTCGTGTCTTACAAGAGTTATTAATTTATGCAAAGAAATTAAATGACTAAGCAACAAAAAGAACAAAGAAAATTAGAGCGTAAGAAACTTAAAGAATGGAGTAAAGAAGTACGTACTAATGATGGTTGGCATTGTGTTTATTGCAATAAAGAAAATAAAAGACTTAATGCCCATCATCTTTTACCAAAACAAATTTATCCTCAATTTAAATTTGACCCTAAAGTAGGAATTTCCCTTTGTCCATTTTCTTGTCATCGTAGACGAGCCCATTATGATGGTGTAGCTTTTACAATTTGGCTTATGGAACATAGACCAGAACAGTTTGAATATATTAAAAGCTTATTGAAAACAAAATGAATTTTTTTAATGAACTTAAAAATTATTTTGGCAGAAAAATTTCTTTAGAATCTTATGGAGACAATTTTATAGCCCCTCCATGTCCGCTACAACTTCAAATAACTAAAACATGTGTTTGTATGACATGTGATTTAGTAAACAATTGTCCTATGGAAATATTGTGCAGACAACAAGGATGTGAAATGGTATTTATTAGAGGTTGTACTAGTTATACAAACAGGAAGGAAAAAAATTGTGAAGAAAAACGGGAAGTCTTTAGAGAAGGTTCCCACTTCGATGGAGGAGTCTTCTGTTTTAGAGGAAAACCCAAAACAAATTCAACAATTTAAAAAGTTACTTGAAGCCGAGGATAATATATTTGGCACAACCCTATATTATTTACATTCAGGAAATCTAGCTTTGGATTATATTATTAGCGGGAAAGCTGATGGGACAGGCGGGTGGCCAGGTGGCAAAGTTGTAGAAATGTTTGGGGCACCATCTTGTTTGGTAGCTGGAACCAAAATTTGTTTGGCGAATGGCAGTATGGTTCCAATTGAAAGTCTAGGGCATAATCATTTAGACAATATTAATATTGATATATTATTAGATAAATATGGTAATAAAGCTAATGCTAAAATATTTCATAAGTTTGATAATCAAAATATAGTAGAAATATTAATGCAAGGGGGAACAATAATTAAAGGTACATATAATCATCCTTTATTAAAAGTTATGGATGATTATAGTTTTGTATGGACTACACTAGATAAATTAAAAATCGGAGATAAATTAGCAACGATTACTTATATTCCGTGCTCAATCGTAGAAGAAATAAATACCGATTTTCATTATTTACCTATAAGTAAATATTCTCCTAAATATAAATATAATATTCCTGAAAAAGTAACCGAGGAATTGGCCGCAATATTTGGGTATATTATAGGTGATGGTTGGATACAAAAAGATAAAAAATATGGTTATGGATTTAGAAGAGTGGCATTTCTTGTAAATGAATCAGAACAAGATATTTTACCTATATTACTTAAATATGTAGAAAATACATTTGGTTGTCCTCCTCGTATCTCTGTTAGAGAACCAGATACTACTCCACGATTAATGAAAAGCGGGAAATATATTGTTGGAAAACAAACACTAACAGACGTAACTTATAGTAGTGTGCCAATGGCAACTATTTTATCTTTTCTTATTAATAAAGAAGTTCCAGATTTAATATTTCGATCTGGCAATAAAGTGGTGGCATCATTTATACGGTGGCTATTTGAAGCTGATGGACATGTAGATGATCCTACAAATTATACATCCCAAAGTACTCCGGGTATAGGATTAACTTCAAATTATCCGCAATTATTACAAGATATAAAACTTTTATTATTAAGATTTAAAATTAGGAGTCGAATATATAATAATAAATTATATATTTCAGATGGTCAATCTATAATATATTATGCACAACATATTGGATTTGTTTCTAATAAAAAGAAAAATAGACTAATTCACTTAATGTCAGTAAGACAAGATAGAAGGAAACAAACATATTCTGATTACGAAATTATTAAAGATATTAAGTATTTAAACGACAAAGAATCAGTTTATGATATTGAAGTTCTATATGAACATAGTTTTATAGCTAATGGTGTTATAAGTCACAATACTGGGAAGACGCTTCTTATTGATAAAGCTGGCGCGGAAATGCAAAAAATAGGGGGTGTATTTGTATTAGCTGATGTTGAAAATCGGTGGAACAAAGCATTTGCTAAAATGCATGGCGTGAATGTTGACAATGTTATTTGTTTTTCCCCGTCTACAGTTGAAGAATTTACTATTAAGATAGATAGATTGTTAGAAGCTGCTGAAGATACTAAATTTTTAATTGCATTAGATAGTCTTGCACGTTTATCAACTATTAAAGAAGTTGATGATGTAGGCGATGGTGATATTAAAGCAGACCAAGGAAGAAAGGCTCAAAAAATCCATGCTGCTATGAGAGTATTACCAGCCAAAATTAGCAAAACAAATTCCATATTTATGGTAGCAAATCATATAATTGATAACCCGAATCAAATGTATTCTTCTATTAAACATACCCCAGGTGGACGTGGGATACCATTTCAGGCTACAGTACGGGTTGATTTATCTTCACCAACTACTATAGTACTGAAAGGAAGAAATCGTCCCATCGGGGTAGAATTGCATGCTAAATGTGTAAAGAATTCTGAAACAGTCCCCTTTGGAGAATGTGATATTAAAATGTTATGGAGCATAGGTATAAGTAAATATGCAGGTCTGGCTGATATTTTAGTGGATTGTGGTATTATTAACAAAAATGGAGCGTGGTTAGAATTTCAAGGGCAAAAATTTTATGAAAGAGACATATCTAAAATTATAGAATCCCATCCTGAAATATTAACTGATAAGCAATTAACAAATCCATATTTTATGCGGGAAGAATGAATGATTAAAAGTATTTCTTTCTCAAATACTGAAATTTTACAGAATATTTTAAAATTATACGTGCGCGCAGATCGTTTTGATCTTGATCCTACTTTCAGTAAAGGAAATTTCTATAAAAATATACTTGAACCTACTTACAAATCCGATTTAATTCCGCAGAGACCAGATATAATTCCAGCAGATTTTACTAAATTACCGTTTAAAGATAATAGCATAAATTCTATATGCGCTGATCCCCCATTTGTCGTGGGTTTGCCGAATAAATCTAAAGATACTGTTGGGTCTAATTTGATAAAAAATCGTTTTGGCGCTTTTAGGACTATAAAAGATTTAAAAAATATCTACGTAGCTGCCATTAAAGAATTTTATCGAGTATTAAAACCAGGCGGCTGGCTTGTGTGGAAATGCCAAGATACCGTATCTTCGGGTAAACAATACTGGAGCCATGTTGATAGTTACAACATGGCTATAGTTGCTGGCTTTGAGGCTATTGATCTTTTTGTTTTATTGGCTAAGTCCCGCATGACCAGCAGCAAATGGAGGGGCCAGTATCATGCAAGAAAATTTCATAGTTTTTTCTGGGTCTTTAAAAAGATATGATAAAAATGGGAAGGCGTGATATAAAATTTCATGCATTGAAAAAAGGAAGACGTATAAAATACCCGAAACTACAGGAATTATTACATACCGATCTAAAAGAATATCATCGACAAGTAGAAATTATTAATAGAGAAAAACGTTCCTTGCAAAAAAGAATATACAAGAAAGAACATAAAAAAGAAATAAATACAGCTCGCCGAAGCCATAGAGTCCAAAATAAAATCAATAATCTTGAATGGTTAAAAACTTATTTAAAAGTTAATAAAATTTGTTGTCAAAGATGTGGATATAATAAAAGTTTTGAAGCCATTGATGGGCACCATAAAAATCCACTAGAAAAGAAGAGCAAACAAGATCATTTTAGCTATTGGATTCTAGAAACTCCTAGTAACTTTAAAAATAAAATAATTAATAATGATATATTATTTCTGTGTTCCAATTGCCATAGAGAACTTCACGCGGATTTATGGAGCATATAATGCCACTTTGGATGATTTTTTCGGATGTCCATCTTAAAGAATGGCGCCCGTTTTCATCTATTTTATCCAACGGAATGAATTCCCGTTTAATGGAACAAGTTAAAGTTTTACAACGAGTAAAACAGATTGCTCAACAATATCATATTTCTCATATTTTTTTCTTGGGGGATTTGGTAGATTCCCTTTCTCCGACTATTTCTAAAATTGTTATCAATACTGCTTTTTATATGGTACAATCATTAGCAGAAATAGCCAATATTTATTTAATCGTGGGCAATCACGATATTTTTGGTCAGATAAACACCCTTACTCCATTTTCTTCTATTCCAAGAGTTAAAATTATTAATGAGGTTACGGTTATAAAACTAGATGGAAAAACTATAGATTTAATTCCGTGTTACGGGAAAATTCCGCAGAAAAAATCCGAGTACTGTTTCGGGCACTTCGGAATACAAGGAGCTACCATAGGAAATGGGGTCATAGTAGACGAGGAAATTGAACCTAAAATGTTAGTCGGATATAAATTAGTTCTTGCAGGACATTTCCATTCTAGACAGCAAGTAGCAGATAATGCTTATCAAGTTGGTAGTGTAATGGATATAAATTTTTCCAGTACAACAGAAGATAAAGGAGTATTTTTATTAAATCCTAAAAATGATGAACTTAAGTTTATACCTATTTTATCTTCTAAATTCTATACTATTGAAATTAATAATAAAAAAGATTTAGAAGATTTTATAAAACAATATAATTGTCAAAAAACAAATGATTATTTTAAATTACGAATTAAAACGGACAATATTACAGTGCCAGAACTTTCTAATAATGTTATTGTAGAATTTGATTTTGAACCCTCAATAAACGAAAAAGAACTTATAGATACTCATGATATTACAAACTTACAACCAATTATAAAAGATTTTATTCAATCATCTAACACAGCTTTAAATAAAGATATTTTATATAAAAAAGCAATAGAGCTTTTAGAAATATAAATGATAGAAATAAATAAAACCTATAACGAGAATTGTTTGAATACAATGGCTAGAATGTATGATAATTTTATTGATTTGACGGTTACGTCTCCTCCTTACGATACTCTTCGTTCCTACAAAGGATATGAATTTGATTTTGAAAATATAGCCAAAGAACTTTATAGAGTAACAAAACAAAATGGAATTATAGTTTGGGTAGTTGGAGATGCAACAGTAAATGGAAGTGAAACTGGCACATCTTTTAAACAAGCATTATATTTTAAACACATAGGTTTTAATTTACATGATACTATGATTTATGAAAAATGTGGATTTCAATATCCTTCTAGTATCACTTCAAAACGGTATCATCAAGTTTTTGAATATGTTTTTATTTTATCTAAAGGTAAACCCAAAACATTTAATCCGATTTGTGATAGAGAAATTAAATGGCCAGAAGGTTCGTGGGGCAAATCCACTAGTAGACAAAAAGATGGAAGTTTAAAAGAAGGGCGTCGGACAAAACAAGATAGTAAAGAAAAAGGAAAAAGATTTAATATATGGACATATCCTGTGGGAAAAGGATTTGGAACTAAAGATATAATTGCTTATCAGCATCCTGCTAGATTTCCTGAAAAATTGGCCGAAGATCATATTATTAGTTGGAGCAATGAAGGAGATCTGGTTTATGATCCATTTATGGGTAGCGGTACGACAGCAAAAATGGCATTACTCAATAAACGTAATTATATTGGAAGTGAAATATCACAAGAATATTGTAAAATAATAGAGGAAAGACTAAATAATGTTTATATTAAAATCTCTCAAAATCAACAATTTTCTCTCCTTTGATACCCTAGAAATTGATTTTAGCCAGCACGGTTTTTGGGCCATAAGTGGGTTCAATAATAAAGGGGGAGACTCGAATGGTTCCGGAAAATCGGCTTTATTGTCCAGTATTGTATGGGGACTATTTGGAAAAACTCAAAACGGACTATTTGGCAAAGATGTAGTTAGATGGGGTCATGATGATTGTGCTGTGATCCTAACCTTTTCTAATGGTACAAATATTTATTCTATTAGCAGAACTCTTAAATCTGTTGATTTTTATATTAATGATCAACTCCAGCAGGGACATAAGAAAGATATTCAGGATCTGATTAATAAAACCTTCGGGACAGATTACCAGTTATTTCTAACTTTTAATATTTTTACAAAAGCATGGGGTAATTTTATTACAGAAATTGGGGATGCTGGGCGTAAAAAATTATTTAAATCAATATTAATGTTAGATAAAATAGATAATGCTTTAAACAAGGCCAAAGAAATATATGTACAATTAAATGTTCAAGCCAATAAAACCGAGGGTATAATTAAACAATTATCTAATACCCTACCAGAATTAGAGGATATTCTCAATAAAAATAAAGAACTATCTGCAAACGAGGAGAGAATTAAACAAGAAGCTATTAAAGAACTAGAACAACAAAAGATACAATTAAAGCCAGAAGTAATTGACTTTACAGCTAGTATTGTTGCTTTGGATAAAGAAATTAAGGATCTGGTTGATCAAAAAACTTCTGATACTGCGGAATATAATGACATTAAATTAACCAATATTAAAAATTTAATATTTCATGATAAGGCTACTTTAGTTCAGATAGAAGAGAAACTAAAAAATATTAATTTAATTGGGGGTGAGTGTCCTACTTGTGGCCAAAAAATTCTGGCAAAGAATAAAAAAATGCATATTAGACATCTAGAAATTCTTAGAGATGAATGTATAGAATCATTAAAAAATAATGAAACAACAGAGAAAAATATAAATAAAGAAATTTATGAAATTGACGCGATACAGCAAAAAATATCTGAATTAAATAAAAGAAAATCAGATATAGAACGGCAAATATGGGAACAGGATATTAAAATTCAAAAGTATAATGATTTTCTTCAAATGTCAGCAAAATCTTTAAATTATCTTAGAGATAACCAAACTGATTATTCTGAATTAATAAAGGTTACTGAATCTAAAATAAATAAGGTTAAAACAGGAATTGAATATAACCAGAATTTACTTATTGGATATGCAAAAGAGATTGATGTATTTAATTATCTTCAATGGTTATATGGACGACAAGGGGTAATCAACCTTATTATAGAAAAATGTTTTGCTAGATTGGCTTATTTATCCAATAGATATTTACGTAAGCTTTCTGGAGAATTTAAATTAGAAATTTCGGCCCAGAAAGAATTAAAGTCGGGAGTATATAAGGACGAAGTTGATATATTCGTATGGAACGAAGGAAAAAGAGTACAATATGCTAGTTTATCGGCCGGGCAACAACAAAGACTTAATATTGCCATGTTACTGGCTCTTTGCGATTGGGGCAAAGAAATTGGGGCTAACTCGTTTGATCTTCTTATGCTAGATGAAATTCTTGATCTATCTCTGGCAGAAAGAGGACAAGAAGAAACCTTGGATTTGTTATATTCTAAAAAACCAACCATAAATCATATTATTTTGATCAGTCACAAAGACTTGTTAAAGGGTCAATTTGATAAAGAAATTAATATTTTACGAGGCGAAGATGGAATATCAAGAATTGGATAAAGGAGGAAAATATGAAATTGTGGTTATTGAGACCAAGAAAAGAATGTATTAAGAAAGATAATCCATGGGAGCCGTGGTATGATAAAGCGTTTGGATTTGTTATAAGAGCAAAAACAGAAAAAAAAGCTCGTTGTTTGGCTGATCAAGACGCGGGGGATGAAAATGACAATTTCTCTGCTTGGACAGACAAAAAATATTCAACTTGTATTGAATTAACTCCATCAGGTAAAGAACAAATAATTCTGCGAGATTTTTACAGTGCTTAAAATATAAATCATTCCTTTAACAATCCAGCCGATCTTAAAGCTCCCGTTAATACACGAGAAAATGGATTAACAATTAATTCTTCTATTTCGGCAAATTTAGCTGATACATCGGCTGGTATTACGGTTTCCAAACTCCCGTGTATTAATTCATGAATTAAAGTTGAAATTTTTTCAGACGATGCCATTCTTTTTAATATATTTATTATTCTTTTATTAAAATCTATGTCACCTTTGGTTTCTATATCTTTATTCGAGTTAGAAATATGTTTCTTATATTTTATCTGATATAAAATCCCTCCAATTTCAACCGTCTTACCATTAAATCTACGATTTTTCATTATTTTCCCCTAGTATAAATAATTTTGCTTCTCGTGCTCGTCTACCCATAAGACCTTTATTTATCTTTCCTCCGGCATATATCCAAGATAGCATAGCTTCTGGAACTCTGCTATATTCACTCCTATTCAATCTAGACCTAGCCGTACTGGCCTGGAATCCTCCTGTCCCAATGTTAAAAACAAAGGAAAGAAGAGCCGCATATTGGTTATCCGTAAGAGGAACTCTAACTAATCTCATAATGGCCGTAGCTGTACGTAATAAATCTTTGCGCAATAAATCATCGGCTTGAGATTCAGTTATGCCATCTTTAAATATAGTTTCTTCATTTGGCAATAAAAGATGTCCTACACCAATTGTTTTTTTGCCAGCTACATCAAGATAAATATGGAGGACACAAGCTTCTTCTCGTTTAATAAACTCTATAGCAATTTGGGGTATTTGACGAACCGTTATCATTTTTTAATTCCATTCTTCAATGCGCTTATTACAGAAGAAGATGGCATGGAAGTTCTGCCTAAACTATACCTCATAAAACGGGCTCCAAACCAAAATGCCAAAATTGTCGATAGTACAGCAAAGTCTTCGCTGTTCCATATTTGCGTTCCGACTTCGTTCCATTTGGCCCCTGCTTGAACTAAAGAATAGATTAAAGAATATTTAACGTACATATAGAGCACCATAAAACCGTATGTGATCGTTGGACGTACTGAGGAATTGTATAATGATACGATTCCATCAATCCAGCGAACACCAGTGATCTTTTGTTCTGATGCTTTATAGATCGCTTCTGTTTCAGCTATATCAGCCTGCGCACCCAACTCCTCTAGTTTAATCTGGCCCTGTAACTTCGCGGCTTCCATCTGTAATTTTCCCATCTCTATTTCATGTTTATGATCTTCTTTATTGTTCCAAAATTTCAAAATTTCGGGCAATAATGAACCTAACAAACCAAATATAGTACCTAAAAGTGTTAGCATAAATTATTTCACCTCTTTCGTTGTGTTATGATGGGGATAAAGGATCGTCTGTTGTGGGTGCATAATTTGAGCAATATGTGGATCCTCTGTTGTATTACAGTGGTAGAAGGACGGTGCGGGTAAAGGACCATTTGTTGTGGGTACAGGATTTGGCGGGTATACAGGACCACTTGGAAAAACTTCATAATTCCATATTGCTGGACTACAATCACATGTTTCTTTCCACGGTGCATTTACTCTACTACATCTTGGACAAATCCATCCATAATTTGATGACATAAATTTATCCTCCTTTGATTTTATTTGTTTTCTTGAATTTTTTCACATATAAACGATATATTATCTTCGGACAATTCTACATGCAATGGAAGACTAATACACCTTTCAAAAAATTTAATGGCCTCCTGGCAACCATTATCGGTTTCGTATGTACGATACATTTTATAAAGATGATTCAGGCGATAATGAACGCCGCATTGTATCCCTTGTTCAGACAAATATTTCATTAATTTATCCCTGTTATTTACAAGAATTACAAATAAATGATTAGCAGATATTCTATCTGGAAATATTTTTAATAATTCAATCTGTTCTGTATTAGCTAATAATTTTCTATATTTATCTACTAGCATTTGTCTATAGATTCTATCTTCTTCATAATGTTGCAACTGCCCTAATCCAATAGCTGCTTGTATATCATTCATATGATTTTTCCAACCCATTGATACTATATCATAGTCCCATGAATATTTTTCATTATTTGTTCGTTCGGATGTATTTTTATTTATGCCAAACCATCGCAATAATCTGGCCATTTTATCAATTTCTGGATCATAGGTAGTTAACAAACCACCATCTCCGATAGCAAGTGGTTTAACAGAATGGAGACTAAAAGTGCAGAATCTAGAATGCAAACATCCTATTTTCTCGTTTTGATACTCAGCGCCGAAAGCGTGAGAGCTATCCTCAATTACATCTAAATGATATTTAGTAGCTATATCATATATTGCATTCATATCAACTGGCATACCGCCAAAATGGACAACCATAATTGCTTTTGCTCTAGAATTAATAAATGGATTGGTCATTAATCTTTCAATAGATTTTGGATCTATGTTGCCGGTATCTGGTTCAATATCTGCAAAAACAGGATAGTAACCAGCTTGTAAAATACAATGATTTGTGGCAATAAAAGTCAACGGGGTCGTAATGACATAAGAGCCTTTGGGAGCTTTAAGACAAGCTAAAGCTATTTGTATGGCCGCCGTGCCAGAATTAAGTGCAATTACATATGGAGTATTCAAATATTGGGATACTGCCTGTTCAAACTCAGCAACACGAGGGCCAAGGCCGGTCCAGCCGCTTTTTAATACTTCTGTAACATTATCAATGCTTTTCTGGTAAACGTGGTGGCGGAATAAAGTTATCATTTTATTCTTTTTCCCCCAGATATTCATAGCCAAACGGACGAATTTCCCACATGTCCATTCCCAATGATTCTAAAGCACAATGGGCACATAATACGCAATCTTTTCCCATTATATCAATTATCTTTTTCCAGTACTTATTACTAAGCTGATAATCATAGTGCATACGGGCATGGCATTTTTTACATACCATACCATTATGTAAGATTGTCTCTAGTATTTTTTTTCTCATCTTTCCTTTATTTTTCTCGCATAGCCCATTGTATAAAACATTCTTTACTACAAAAATAATATTTTTTATTATTTTTTATTACAACATATACCGGATATTTAATTCCTTGAGATAATTTTTCTAATCCACAATAAGCACATTTCATATTTTTATCCTATCCTACTTGGTTTTTCCACGTCTTCTAAACTATCAATCATTAGTTGAAGTAATGAAATTGATTTTTGATAATTAGGATAATTTTTAATTAAAGCCTGAAGTTGCTGGTCCAGATTTAATTTTATCATTTCCATTTTCATTTTAGAAGTCCAACTTCGTCTTAATTTCATGCTGTTTTACCTAGTTAGCACCTAGTAAATCCACAAGAATAACATTTTGCACAACCTTCTTCCATAATTAAACCAGAACCACACTCTGGACAAGGCTCGGTAATAAATTTTGGGGTCTTTTTGACCGCAGTTTTTACTTCAGCAATAACTTTATCAAAATTGATCTTATGCACTTCTGGTAATTTTTCTTCTTTCTTTTCAATTATTGTTATAGATTTCTCTTGTTTTTTTCTGCTTTTAGCCAAACATTGAGCTACAGCATCAGCACAACTTAATGTTTTTGTATTTCCAAAACCATTAGATTGATGGCAACCTATACCTGCCAACTGTTTGATTATTGTTTCCATACTTGTTCCAGCTTTTAAAGCTAAACTAATAAGTCTTCCTAGAGCTTCAGATTGGCTGGCGGCACATCCTCCCGCCTTTCCTAAACGAATAAACACCTCCCACGGTTTTCCTTCAGCATCTTCATTTATAGTAATATATAAATTTCCACACCCCGTACTTATACGACGTGTATGTCCCCTAAGCACTTCTTCTCTCATTTTACATGTCCTTGATATTTGTGGCCTGATTTTCATATGAATCTGATAGATCATCATAGCTGTAAATAACAGATGGTTTTTTTGAATCAAAATTATGATTAATGGCCTCTAATAATTGAATAGGTTTTGTAACGGATTTAAATCCTGCTCTTGCATAGATAGCAATAGCATCTATATTGTCCATATGGACTTCTACTCTAACTTTGTACAGTTTCATTTCTTCAAATGCAATACGGAGAATTCTTTTAACCATTTCTTCAGCATATCCATGTTGCCGAAATTCTTCTAATAATAATACTCTTCCTAATTTAGCCGTTCGACTAGTGATGTCAGTAGCATAAAGAGCGATAGTCCCGATCTTTTCACCGGATTTAAGCATTACAATAAACATATTATCCGTACCAATATCCCTATATTTTTGATACCAAGCTTTTTGTTGTTCTTTGGTTATCTCATTTGCATCAAAAAAATGATCTCTATATTTATTACGAGTTTCTCTTAACCATTCAATATCATTCTCATTTACGGGCTTAAAAACTAATCGTTCACTTTTTATCATTTAATATTTCCTCCCATTTATGACCAATTGTATCTATTGAATATTTATCCAGTACATCTTCTCTTGCCTGTTGTCCAATTTTAATTCGCAAATCTCTATTTTTTAATATCTCAAGATACATTGTCCATTCGTTCTTTGAATTATTTAAACAAACAAATCCATTTTTGCCTTGACGAATGATCTCTGTATAAGCCGGAATTGGAGAAGTTATTACAGGCAACCCTAATATCATTGACTGGGTTAAACGATTATTCCCCTTCGCAAGTTCAAATGGCGGCAGTTCACCGAGAAACGGTATTACAATAATATCTGAATCAATTAAATCTGACCATATAGTATCTAATCTCCATTGTTTTGTTGCTTCTTTACAGGCACTAATGGTAATATATTTAAAGCCCAGAGATTCTATTAATGGCCGTATGGTTTCGGCTTGGGGAAAATGAAGAAGAGTACCAAACCAAGAAATTATGAGATTATCTTCCCTGTGTTCTTTTTTATATAAATTTCTTGGGGTTTCATACGCGTCATTTATCGTGTATAATTTAGCTTTTGTATAAGATTGAATCCATTCTCGGATGTACTCAGAGCCACAGACAACTTTATCAGCAATCTGGGCCATTGGAATACCTTCAAAGTATAGATCATCCAGTATATAAATTACTTCTTTCCCCTTTTCTTGGCATTCTTTAGCCCTATTAATTTCAGTAAATATTTTTTGGAATATAATAATATCATATAAATCAATATTATAGGGGGATATAAGTATATCCGAAATGATACCGTTTTGATTCATCCAGTTAGAAACATTTATACCCATAATACGACTGCTAGGAGTATTTTTATCACCAATTAAAATCCATCCTATATACATAAATTTACCAAATATAAAGTATGATTTCCTTTACTTTTAAGAGTATCTATTCCAATAATTTCATTGGAACAAGATTCTAATTCAAATAATGCATCGCTACATATAAAATATCTAGTATGTTCTTTAAGCCAACAAATCAAATTTTTTCTCCATACTAAATTTTCATCTGGTAACATATCCCATCGTCGCCACGTTTCTAGCATTAAAGTTAAATCAAAATTATTATTATAAGTATTAATAAAATCTTGAAATGTAGTATGATAAAATTTAATATTATTATATTTCGTCCATTCATCATATGTCCATATATCCACACCTTGACAAATAGTATTTGGAAATTTTTTGCTCAAACCGAAAAGAACATAACCCTTGCCACAGCACAAATCAAGTATATTATGAGGACGTATATTTCTATTTATAAGTGCTTCAAAGATTTTATATCCTCGTCCAATTCCTTCTTCTTCATTATTATTCTCGTCATTTCCCCATACTCTTTTAATTTCCATATCGCCTTCTGTCAATTTAATTCCTCCAATAATATATTACAAGGTTGCCCACATAAAGAACATATATAATAACAAGTGCCTATTTTTTGTTTCTTTACATCTTCTCCAATAAAATCAGGCATATCTGAAAATACTATTAATACTTCGGCTTGGCAACATGTACTTAGATTGGTATTCATTTTACTGCCCTTAAAATAAAGACTATATTATAAATTATATTTAAATAATGTTTTTTAGCAAATTCTAATTCTTTACCGGATAATTTTTGTCCCTCTGGTGTCAGGGTTTCAATTAATTGGACTAGATCAAATTTTCCAGTGTAAGTATAATGTGGAACTTGTTTTTGTCGGCAATCAAGATACTCATAGGTTCTGTGAGTCCAATACTTTTTATGTGTTGGATCTCTAAAGGCTGATTCGCAACCCCAATACGGCACTTGTATTTCAACCAAAGCTCCAGGCATACAAACGCGATAAATTTCTCCCATAATCCTTAAGGGGTTATCCACATGTTCAAAAAAGTAAATAGCTCTTACTGCTGCTACACTATTGTCCTCAAAGGGTAAATCTTCATTTTCTAAATCACATATAATCTCAGCTGGTGGAAGTTTATCTACCCCAATCCATCCTGGTAAACATTGATTTCCACAACCAATATCTAATTTAATCATAAACGCACCATTTACATCCTATAGGATTATGTTTAGTAATAATATTTAAACGTATTAACACATGTTCAAAAAAGTCGCAAAAGTCTTTACCCTGGGATAATAAAGCATTAATTTCTTTTTCCGTCACATGCCCCTCTGAATAGGTATCTCGTCTTTTTCTCTACACTTCCAAAATTGATTTATAAAATAATCCCATTTAAATTCCCACCCATGTTCGGGTAAAAATTTAACCATAAAAAAATTAATCATATCGCTAATTTCTCTACTGCACCAGGGAGGAACATATCGCAAAGTATATTCGCTCCATTCTTTTAATGTTTGTGGCATTTTATATCCTTGTTTTTTAAAATCATCGTATAATTTTGAACCTGGGTAGGGACGAATATAGAAAAGTTTAAATTTCATATAAGGATTAATTCGATGGGCTTCTTGAAGCATTAATATTGTATCTTTAAAGTCTTCTAATTCATCTGAATCCGGAAAACCAGTCATAGTAGAAAGATCTGGAACCATTCCAAATTTAGTTATCTTTTCTACAAATTGTAATATATTATCTTTAGTTTGATGTTTCTTTAGTCGATCTAAAATAATCTGATTTCCACTTTCCGCTCCAATTAATATTTCCTTAATTCCAGCCTGCGCTAATGTAAGATACATTTCATCTGAATATGTTAAAGCAGCTCTTACATGCACCAAAATAGAAATTGGAACAAAATTATATCCGGTTTTTATCCATTTTTCACAAAATTCCATGACTCTAGATTTTTTAAAAAACCATTCGTCATCATCAATATTTAAATGGGATATAGACTTCTTGTGAGTAAATATATATTTAAGATCATTAATAATCTCATCAATATCCCTAAATACATATTTATGTTTGGATATAACTTGCAAGCAACAAAACCGGCAGGTTTCATAACATCCAAAACTGGTTAAGTACCCGAAATAAGGACCATATTTATCTAAATCAATCATCTCCCATGGAATTTTTCCAAATTTTAATGGTAAACTGTCAAGACCTGTATCAATTATACCTTCTGGTTCTTTCCACAATACACCAGGACAAGACTTTTTATTATTAGCTATATCATCTACTAGGTTAACAATTAGATGCTCAAACTGGCCTTTGGCCACAATATCTGCATAAGATTCTTGAATAATATTTTCTGGAATTAAGGAAGCAGCCCATCCCCCCCAGACAATCGGAATAGATTTATCAAATGATCTTATATACTTAGCAAAATTAATAGCTCCTCTTAATTGTTGTCCAATTAAACTACTAATCCCCACAAATAAAGGTTTACTTTTAAGATAAGTACTTAATATTTCAGGATTATCAACTCGGGCATCGAATAGTTTAACCTCATATCCAGCTTCCACCAATGGTCCAGATAGATTTAAAATTGAATAAGGAACTCTATGTAAACCATCGGTTTTAATATACGATATTTCTGGATAATACAAAAGGATAGTTCCTTTACTTATGTTCCATCCCATAATTAATCCTCAAATGTTCCTGTTATATTTACTAGTTTACCTTGTTCACAGAAATTCCAATTTTCATTGCTGCCATTAATATAAGACTTGCTTGCTGTATTCCATCCGCCAAATCTGGATTCAAGCATTATATTATTATCTTGAGTATAATAACTGTAATAAGCAGGTGATTTTATTACATTTTTATTATACAATGCCTTAGCTATCCATTTTCTAGGATGAATATTTTCTTCTAATTGATATTCATTTTGCTTGATAACACAATCCGGTAAATATATGTTTTTCAATGCTAACATGCTAATTCTAAGCGGCATATCAAGATCATCACATTGGAGATCTTCATTAAAAAATTGTAATTGATCTAACATCTCGCCCTTAAAGGCCCATACACACCCGACAACCCCCGCTCTATCCGGCGATATGTATATCCAGAAATGTGGTGCCCGTTCTTCAATTTTTATTTCCTTGTAGAAAAATTCTTTACGACCAGGAGAATCTACAAAAAATGTAGGTCGAATAGCTAAAGCTGATCCAATGTCAGGATAGGACAAAGCTTTTAATATTAAATTTAACCAATTATCTGATTCAATAACTGAATCATCGTCCCATTTTATATAAATTTGTGAGGGTTGGCGTAATGACATTAAGAAATTATGTCCAAAGACTATACCCGTATTAAAAGAATTTTGTCCAATATAATCAAATTCTTTTCTATATTTATGGATAACTTCTTTAACTTCTGGAGTTGCATTTTGATCTAAAACAGCCCATTGAAATTTAGATCTGTCTGTATGTAATAATAAGGCTTTAATACATTTTTCAGTAGCTTGAGGACGACCAAGAACGCACATTCCAATCAAAGGCTTTTTCATTTTATACCCCGCACATAAATTTTTAATTGAATAAAGTCTTCTGGCGTAATTCCTTTAGCTTTTAATTCTACATCTTCTCGTAACATATCTAGTTGCTCCAAAGCTACATCTTTAACATTCGAAAATCCAACACTTTTTAATTCTTCTATTATCATACTTGGCCATAATAAAGACCGATGGTAATCATACGGAGTTTGTCCTTGACCGAGTATATTATATATAACATAGGAATAATATTTACCTTGGTGAAGTAAATGAACAGAACCTTCAAAATTGGGACAGGTAATAAATAATGTTCCGTTAGGAACTAAAACTCTATAACATTCTTTTAAAAGTCTATAAATATCAGGTAATTCCAGATGTTCTATAAATTCTACTGATACAATATTGTCTATGGATTCATCTTTATATGGAATTCCTTTTCTTAAATCCCAGATAATATCTACATTTGGATGTTCAATAATATCAATACCAATATAATCTTTATACTGATTATATCTATTCTTTAAAGGATTTATACCGCATCCAAGATCAAGATTCATATTAATACCTCTAAGTATTTTTTAATCATAATTTCGGCTGTATAAGTATCCTGTATTTTTTTTAATAATCCTTTTCTTATTGACTGTATAAATTCTTTGTCCTCTAATTGTACTTCAAAGATATATCGCAAATCATCTATTGTGTCAAATCCAAAAACTAAATCTTCTCCAAACATTTCGGGAACTACGTTACATTTTTTATTATAAATTATTGGACATTGACAAGCTGCTGCCTCGAGCGCTGTATTACTACATCCTTCATGTTCGCTAAGAAACAACATAGCATCTGTTGATCTATATAAATTTACTAATTGTTTTGGCGCTTTAACCGGCCCATAATACATAATATTAGGTAATTGTGAAAATAATTCCATTGTTTTAGCCGTATCTAAACTAAAATAATTACCCACTAAATGAAAATCTATATTAGGATATTGTTTAGCAATTCCTTCAATTAAATCAGCACGTTTGTGTGGAAATATACTCCAAGAATTTATTAAGATTTTTGTTTTATTACCTGGCAAAGAAATATGTGGTCCACTGGTATTAAAAATTTCTGTATCCACGCCATTATAAATTACTACACTTTTCTTCGTAGTATCTACATAAGGCTCCCATACTTTCTTTGCAAATTCGGATTGCCATACAATTAAATCTGCTAGTTCATAATTATCCTTCATTACTTTCAGTGCACATTCTTGTATCTCTCCTGGTTTCTGCCCAGAGTTATCTCCGAGGTACGAGACAAAGGGTAAACCATCCATTCGTTCTATAAATTTTATGCTTGGATCTCGCTTTTTGGCCGCTTGCAGAATTTCAGCATTTAAAAATGCTATCGAAAGTATATATTTAACTGCTGGTGAATCTTGATCCACAATCTTATATTTATTATTGGTTAATCTAGGTATATATTTTTTTAATGTATTTCCAAAAGTTCCAGGACCACCGTCTGAGATTGCTGTTAATATTCCGATACTATTATCTATTTCTTTATAATTTCCCATAATGGCATCACGATATAATGGATACCTTATTTTAATATCATAATTTTCTTCAATATCTTCTCTGGCCTGTAATCCGATTTTCGTGGATTCTATAGGATTTGCTTTACAATACAATATCTTATCCAGAAACTCATCTGCCGAACGAACAATAAATCCAGTTTTTCCATCTTGAATTGCTTCAGTATATGATCGACTAGGAGAAGAAATAATCGGTATTTTAGCCGCTCCGGCCATTGTATATTTTACTGCACTTTTAGAATCGAGCCATGTACTTTGCCACATGGGCGGCACGAGATAATCAATATCTTTATTACTAACAGGATTAATTATAAGATTCACTGATTTGCATAAACGGTAATAATCTTCGATAGATAGCCAATCTATATAGGTTTTATATAAATTTCTAAATCCATTAATAAGTGTGCGCATCTGGGCCACGCCATTAGCATTTATAATCCATTCAATATCTTTAAATTCTTCCCATCGTGCATTGGCCTTCTCGCACATTTCAAATAATAAAGTTGCTCCAACTCTACCGCTACTGGTCATTAAAACTTTATATTTAGAAATTTGACTAATCCAATCTAATTTTGGCAGGTAATCAAAGATCGGTAAATTAATATGTGTAGGTACATGAATAACTGGCACAGCAAAATTAGATAATTTTTTAAAGAAATCCTTTAATTCAGAAGTAGCCACAATAACAGCATCACACATATTTGCAATTTGTATTGGAGCGTTCTGATTAGCATTAACCAGAAAATCATCAATATAATAAACTATTCTTACGCCAAGTTGTTGTAAATGTTTAACAATTCTTGTTACATTATTAAGACCAATTTCCTGACCAAATTCAGAATTTGTACCAACTCTTACCAAGACAACCCATTTAGGCACAAATTGAATGATTTCTTGCATGCCTTTTTGTAATGTAAATACAATTTGATATCCTTCTTTTTCAAAGAATGGCACATATTCTTTAACAATTTTGTCGATACAACAGTCACTTTTAGGGCCCACGAAGCAAATGGTCTTATCTGTGATTTTGATATCTCGTGCAGCCATTACTTGAGGCGGGGCTGTCAGATTAACCTTACATACTGGCAACTTAACATTATTTGCCCAATAAGGTCTAGCTATTTTGCGTCGTCTATGTTCTCCCATCTTATCTCCAGTTAAATATCGTTGATCCCATTAACAACTACCAGATTTTGTATTCTTTCGGCTTCTTCAAAATTCCACACTTTATCTTCGTATCCAGGCACTTTAAGATTAGTGCCCTTCAATTTATTATACATTTCATAAAAAATAGCCGCGTGTTCTGCTATATAAGTATTGATATTATGGTGTTCTAATACATAATAATATGCTCGTTTTGCCATTGCCTCTCTTTTCTCTTTATTTTCAATAAGATATGAAATAGCACTAATCCAATCTTCTGATGCATTACTCTTTGGAATAACTGCGCATTTCTTCTCGTCCCAACCAAGATAAGGCAATACGGGAGATAATATCATTGGTATCCCCAAAATTGCATATTCTAGAGCTTTTCTATTTGTTTTACCCCAATTAAAGGCATTATCTTGTAATGGCGCTATTCCGATATCCATATCCAATGATGCTAGTGCAGGATAGAAAGCATCTACCGGAACAAAATTATAGTACTCGTACTTATTTTTAGGCAAAGTAGCAATTGATGGCGGCAGCCATCCCATCATAATCCATTTGACTTGCGGATAATGTTTAGTAATTTTAGGAACTACATCCTTAATTATATCGGCATCTGGCTTATGATGTGGGGTTAAATGCCATCCAATTCTCAAAGTATTCTCGTCGTTTTTATCCCTTCCTGGACTTACAAATTCATTTAAATGAGATTCAACTAAATTTCGCTCTACAAACACGTTTTGATTAAATTTTAAAGCAAGTTTTTTTAAATAAGGCGTAGAAGTCGTAAGAAAATCAACCTCTTTAAGAACTTGTTCATATCGCGCAAGAACTTGTGGTGTATAAACAGATTTGGCTGGATTATCTGTGGGTAAATGCCATACATCGTCATCTACATTACTGCCAAGTATAATTTCTTTTTGTTTGATTTTTCGTATATACATAATAATTTCAGGAACATACTGACGCTGCATCATAAAAATATCTGCATTCTCGGCTAGCGCTTGATCTAAAGTATAAATTAATTTTCCCTGAAGCAAATTAAACTTATGAAAGTATTGCAATGGTAAGAATTGAACGTGGTAGTTCTAATTAGGGCCAGAATTATCAGCTCCCACAAATAGAACTTTTAATAATTTTTTCTGGTCCATCATTGGCATCACTCTCCTTTTGATAAGGACAAATTCCTTTATTATATTAATTAGTTATAATTTATTGGATTAACCAGGTAATATTACGAGGGCCTCTATATATATTAATAGTAAAATGAGCTTATTTGTGACAAAATATTTTATGCCCGCCAACCAAAAATTGCTTAATTGATCAACGGGCATATTTTATATTGTTCTGATTTAAGGTAGGACTTTAAGGTAGGTGTTTAAAATTGTTAAGAAGTTTACTTCCTCCCGTAACCAACGAATCTTACAGTAAATGCTGAAAGATTTGTTCCATTAGGAATTTCTACTGCCATTTGAGATGCCGGACCTCCAGATGTGTCTCCCAAAGCCATAACTTTAGCGTTGTTATAATCATATTGAGCAATAAAAGATTGCCCAAGATTAGTTGCACCAGCACTTGGTTCAACACTAAATGAAATGAATAGAATCTCTTCGAGATCAATATCCGAAGCTGCTAAAGACTCGCCGCCAGACGCGTAAGAAGAATCCATGGTAAATTCACCAATGACCATAGATAAATCTGAAAAAGTCTTTGATCTAACCGGTCTTACACTACCACCAGGACTATATCCTGTTTTAGAAAAAGTAAGTGCCATTAAAATCGCCTCCTTTCTATTGTAATATTTTATCCAGAATACCTCTGGAAAGGAGATCTAATGATCCCCTTAGTTCAATTACTTATAAATCGCTCCAGAGCCCATTTCTTTGCCTTTATGTTCTCCTCGCTCACTCCGTTCCCGCATATCTTTAAGTTTATTCTTCGCATTCTTGAGATCAGGAGCTGCAGGTACCCAATCGGGAATCCAGTCTATTATATTTTCTAAAGTGCTTTTCTTTTTTGAAATTTCGTTATATGTTTCTTCCATATTATTACTCCTTGGTTAAAATACGGTCAATAATTTTATACATAAAATCAAAAAGTATGGATTGTGTAGAAGTCATATAATCCAAGAAATCACTTAGACATATTGAATTATTATTTGTTTTCTTGGCAATCATATTAGAAAGAATGGTTTCTTTGGAGTTCTGCAAGCCAAGATTAAATTTTTTCAATGGACTTGTCCAATTAGGATCACGTATACTACCCCAATCATTAGTCCTATCTATTTCAACTTCATCCTGATCAACAGGCAATATTCCAAAAACCTCTTCTATGGTTAGTTTATCTTTCATATTTCCTCTTAATTAAAAAATTTCTAAATCAGGAATATTATTATGAATATTGTTTGCCAATTATATAAATTACTTTTCCCTCTATGGCATCAAATCCAATTATTGTAACACTCTGACCTGGAATGGTTATACTGGCTGGTAATCCTGTAATAATATAAGATCCAGGATTAGCAGAAAGAATATAGTTTACAATTACACCGATATCAATTCCAGTAACTATATAGATTCCTGGTTCAACATTCAATAATCTATCTGTAATAAGACCAGCATTTACTCCCGTAACAGCATAAATACCATTTTCAGCATTAAGAATTCGGGTTGCATGTAACCCTGCTTCTGTTCCAATTACCAAATAACTACCCGAATCGGCTGTAAGTACATATGCTCCAACACCTGAATAAACTAAATCAGCAACAGATCCAGTTAAATTATAACTTCCCACTTCAGCGTTGAGCAATCTATCAGCAAGAATTTGAGCAGTTGCTCCCGTCACAAGGTAACTTCCTATATCTGCCGAGATAAGTCTCTGGGCAAGCAAGACCGCATCTGCACCCGTAATTGTGTAAACACCACCATCTGCTGAAATGAAATATCCACGAGCAAGCACGGCATCTGCACCCGTAATTGCATAAACACCACTATTTACCGAGATAAGTCTCTGGGCAAGCAAGCCGGCATCTACTCCAGTTAATACATAACTGTCTGACAATGCCGCTATAATTCGATCAGCTAATACACCTGAAGCTATCCCAGATACGGCATAGGAACCTGGATCGACAGATAAAAAATAACTTCCCGCCGCTGCCGGCCAAATAATCAAGCCATTTTCGGTTAATAATCCACTCCAAACGAATCTACCAAATTCGTCTATTAAGTATCCCGTTAAAACAATTCTTCCATCTTCTACGATCATGCTGACGTCACTATTCCATCGTAGCCGATCAGTTTCGCAAGCGAAGCATGAGTATTTTTTACCCTGAGATAACGGGTGTTATTAAGATGGAAAGCATAATAAGCCATAGCTCCTGCACCCTGCTCAGTTGTAAAAACAAGGCTATTTGTTCCATCATAAAGTTCAACCGTGATATCATATTCGTGGTAAATGTTATGAATAACCCATTCCACTCCCGCCCCAGGCTGTATTGTTAAATAACCTGCTGAGGCTACTGAAGTAAGTGCAGAAATAACATCTCCTCTTGCCATATTAACCTCCTATACTTTCAATTTTCTCGTAAACCTTACCCCATCATCAAAAGAATCTACCAATAATGCCATCTGAACTCTTCTTAACGTATCCTGAGTCCATGCGCCTGCATCTGTTCGAGATGTTTGATAACACTTCTGCCCAAGAGAATAGGAATTCATCTGACCAGCAAGATCAACGGCAAAGTAAGATAAACCTATACTTGTAACTGTATTAGGGACTACCGTCATCCTATACCAGGTATCCTTCAATAAATTAACTGGAGTAGCAAAATAAGCCCAACATAAACCAACTGCCGTTCCAATTCTTTGGGCAAGGAGTAATTGTTTTGAAGCTAAGACAGTGGTTCCGTCTGAATCATACAGAGTGAACGTAGCAGATTCGTCGAGATCACTATAAGCAACTATCCCCACTGCCCTACAAGGAAAGGGAATTTGAAAATAGTTTCCATATTCATCTGGAGACGATCCTGAATTGTAAGTGTAATAAGATAGAGTAGACATTGGATGAGTAAAACCAGAGGAATAAGAGCCATCAGAATATTCGAGGGCTACATTGATTAAATTGGCACTTTTAGCCCACGCAGCTGTATATAAATCTGTATACACATTATAGTGGTTAGTCCCAATCCCTGTCCCACCTGCTGAAATATTTAAGTTCCCTGCTACCCAAGCATTAAACTCAATGACGATAGCTATTGGGTCATTTTTTGTAACTGAGGCTCCAGCAACAAGGGTAACAAGAAACCATGTATTATCATTGGTATCTGCAACAACCAGTGTCTGGTAAGCGTTTCCACTCGCAAGTATTGTTCCGTCAGGATTGCCTGAAGCATTAACACCCTGAAGAGATATTTTTAAAGTATCTCCTGTGGTGACTGTTCCAGTTCTAAATCCAACCTTTGAAATTGTTCCTGTCTTGGGGGCGTAGGTTATGAATGCCGCTTTTTCAGCAGCAGCATCTATAAGCAGAGAACTCCAATAATAACTATGACAATAATCTATCAAACCAGGAATTAGTATGGGCGGATTAATTGCTTGTAACGTCATACCTTAAACACCGTCCCTTCGATCAAAGTTTTTAAATTCGAGAGTGACACTAAAGGATTCTCAACAATTATTTTTCTCATCTGCCCAAATAATAACTGCTCTACTTCATCAAGAGAATCAGGAACCAAAGCTTCCCTTAGTTCCTGAATCGTTGTAACTTTGGTCATGGTTTTTGTGCCCGATGTATAGGTTAATATTACATGAGAACACGGAAGCTTATTAATTTTTACTGTGACGTCCATATCTATTTCCCTACTTTGATAATCTCAAATTTCCTGGGAGTGTAGCCGCCGATATTTTTTATCTCATTTCTTTTCCACTAACCCCCAATTTTCCAGCATCCATAGAAAGTTCAAAGTGTCTGCATTGACAAATCCGACATTTGAAAATCGTAAGATCGGGTTTATCACTCGGTTGAAGTTCAAGATTTTCGGGATTTTTACAACAGTCCTTCCGTTTATCATCTTGTTCTTTTGCCAAAACCTCTAACTCATGGGTGATCTCTATGATTGGATCATTATTATGATCCCCTTCTTCAGTTGAAATAAACCAATTATCATTTAGAATAGAAAGCAATCTTCCCATGAGTTCGGCTGAAATATTGTATGTCTTAATCATTTTGACCCCCTTATGCAAGTTGTTTACGTGGACGTGGGCCGATAAGTGGCCCATGTGCCCTATATTTTCGCATATAACAAGTCTGACATAGTCCCATTCCAGCTATTCTTTTGTCTGGATGGCATGTTGCAGTCCAATGGATTCCTCGGGGAGCACGATGTGAAGTCATCTTTTTCCATTGTTCAATAATAAATCGAATCTTTTCCCTTCTTCTTTCACCCAAAAATTGATATAATGTCATCATCCATCCAATGGCTCGTGATCCATAAATCCCGCATTTCCATGTTGGTTTATGGTTTTTTCTTTTCCAATAGTAAGGCTTTTCTGGACTTTTTACTCCCAACAAAAAGGCTGCACGGATTACAATATCACAATCTGTCATCTGCAAGCCTATGACGGGCCACTTTTTGTCTTTTAGACCGAACCAACCTTCACCCTCTAAAAGACCAGCTAACCATGCAATGTCCATTATACGTTTCATAGGTTTATGTCAAAGTCAGTATCGTTCCCGTTGTCTCTGATCCATCGAACTTGACCGAAAATGTCTCACCGACCTGTAAGGTTAAGGACGAACCATAATCCCACCAGCTAACAAGAGGATCAGCAGGGCTAGTCTGAGTATCGTTATAAAGAACAACATACCGAAAAGCTGCCATTGCTGCTGTATCGCATGTCCAAACTATTTTTGTTCCTGTTGCCGTTCCAGTTCCTCCCGTTTCAGCCCATGTAAGTTGTGCATCCTCACCACCTGCCGTATATCCATTGCCAGAAGCAACCTCGGTTAAATCGGCCTTGACGGAATTCGTTGCGGACGGCGCTGGAGTATTAACTAACATACATTTAAATACGGCTGTTCCAAGTACATGCTTACCTTGACCTAATTGATCAACAAAATCAAAAAATTTCTGATATGTAGCCATTTTTCTCTCCTCTTTTCTCTCCTTAAATAAATTTTATTTTGTTCAAATTAAAACACATCATGAAAATAATTATAATCTAAACTTGCTCTATTATTCCAATCAGTTATATAACTTTCATTAGCGCTTCCTCTATAATATCTTGCAGTGGTATCCGTCATTGCTAATATGTAATAATTTCCAGTCTCGTCCAGAAAACCATAATATTTTGTAGTTCCAGACGCGTCTAAATCAGATATTGCATATCCATCTTTAATAAAGAATTGTTTACTCATATAGTATTACCTATGTCCTGCTACTAGCCAACCTATTATGGCAATTATTATACTTGCAAGAAACCCCGCCATTGCTCCCCATACAGAAGCTTTGCCCTTAATTGTGCTAACGTCTTCAATAGATTTCATTTTAAATGTATCTAAATCACCGGATATTTTATTTAAAACCACCAGTATCTCTTGATGTGCTATATCATTTTGGGCCAGCTTCGTGTCGATACAGCCTAGCCGATACTCTAGAGATTCATTTGTCATATTATTCCTCTTCTTCTGTTTTTTGTTCCCCCGACCACATAGATCGTCCGGCTACATTTTCTGCTTTACCAAATTTAGATGGCATTAATCCTTCTTCTAATTCCTGAATTCTTTTTTGCATTGCAGGACGTAAATGTTTTGGCAATCTTTTTAATTGTGCCTGCAAATAAGTTATGGTTTTATGTGTTCTATAATATTTTGACAATTCAGAATATGTTAATACAATATTATTTTTTTGCGCCTTCTCAAAAACTTGACGCACATCTTCCATTTTACCTTTATCTAGAGCATTAATACCTTTTAATACTAAATCTTGTTTATCTTTTCGGTAGGTATAAGCTTCATCACGCATTTGTTGATATAAATCATAGGTTGCTTTAGATCCTACATACGGAAATCCTGTAAGATCCATAATGGCATGTAATGGACTTGTTTCCATCGTCATTAATTGTTGTTTTCCCGCTGCTTTATATCCACGTTCTAAATCAGTTGCAGTCCTTAATGCTTTTGCTCCATATCTAAATTGCGGAATAGATATAATGCCCAAAGCATTTAGTAAATCATCTGCTCCAGAAGATTTGTCTTCTGCGCTTTGACCAAATGTGGCCTGATAAGCTCCTTTCATAATTTCCCATGGAACGGATAATATTTTTACTGGCATTAACCCAACACCAAAAATTGAACTAACATCCATGCCCAATTGGGCCATGGCTGCTGCAATAGTAAGTTGAAATCCAGCGTATAAACCAAATCTTGCTAGTACACTTTTATCTCCACTTTTAATACCCTCGGTTAATCCACGAGCCATAAATTGAATTGTATTAGCAGGATATGACCAAAATATAGTACTTATTTTTGCCACCGGTCCACGTGTTAATGGATTTCTCATGGTTTTAGAATAACCATATTGTGATGTAATTGTAGATTTAAAAGCATTAAAATAAGCATCAGGAATTATTAAATCTGGTATATCTTCCATACTTTTTAATAATCCTAATCTAACGCCCTTTTCAAAACTCCAACCTCTTTCTCCTGCTTCGCTTAAAGCAGTCTGAAACGCTAAAAATTTATTAAAATGTTCTGTAGCCCTCATTGGACTCATTGCCATATCGCTAATCCAATCATAAAAAGCTAATCCTTTTCCAGGTAAGGTTTCTGCTCTGCCCAATCTTGCTTTTAATGCCTTGCCACCAGGCCCTACTTCTTCATAATATTCTTCTGCCCCTAATAACATATCGTACCATTTTTTAACTTCTGGATCCCCTTTTCCTTTAATATATTCAAGATAAGAATTTAATCCTTTGGCAAATTTTCCTGGTCCTTCATTAACTAGTGTTTGAACTGATTGTAAAATATTACGAATTGCCGTATCTGGCCCAATAGCTCCTCTGGCCACTTGTCCTGCCAATCGACCAGCTATTATATTTGGAAAATTAGGATTTAATACCTCTTGTCCTATAACATTATTTAATCTTTCCACCTCTTGTGATAGCCACCTTGCTCCCATAGTTCTAGTTCCTAAAGCCTGTTTTACTTGTTTTTCCATATACCATCTAACAGATCTAATAATATCACTTCTAGGATATTTATTAATTATGGGCATGACCTCTTGTTTAAATATCCTATCACATTCTTTATTAATCATTGTATAAAGATATTGAGACAATACTTCTTGCGAATCATGTTTATATGACAGTAAATTTCCACCTGTTCTCTCTTGTAAATGGGGGTTAAATGTCTTTTCTCTAGTTCTAGCCATTACATCAGAAGGCAAAAATGCCCATTGATCATAAATTCCTTCAAAATCAAGAACATTATATCTAATTCTGTTCTTCTCAATAGGAGATAATTCTTTCCATGTTTTGTTAGCAGCAAAAATGGTTTTTAATTCTAAAAATTCTTCATTTGATAAGGCTGATTGTCCTGCTATAATATATCTACTAGGCAAACCACGCGGATTATTAATTTTATCATATGGTGCATTATTATCAAAATTTGCAAACATTCCTTTAACTTTAAGATAAGTATTCTCATTATCTACAATTAATGGAAAATACTCATCTATAAAAAATTTACGTTCTCGTAAATTATTCGCATCCCCAAACTTATCCAAAAAAGAACGAATATTGTTTTTTACCTCTAATACTAATAGATTATTTGGAATAGTCTTACGAATAAATGAATCAGATACTTGTTCTCTTAATTCTTGAGCATTAGACTGCTCATTAATTTTCTTATATATGGTATTTAATACACTATTAGCATCATAAACTAATTTCTTTTTTAAATCTCGTTTACGCACTTCATTTAAAGTTGCTTTTTCAGCCACCGCACGAATATCTGGATTTGCATTTGCCATACTCTGTCCAAGCATATCTGTAGCTTTTACCATTGGAACATCACCCTTTGAAATACCCTCAGGAGCTCCCATAGTTGTTACTGGTACTTTTGTAATATCCTTAGCCATGCTTTCAGTATGCATTGCAGCTATCTCGGCATCAGATAGTTTTAACTTTTCTCCGTCCATCGTATCTTTTAGAACAGATGGCATTTCTTCCCGAGATATCCGTTTATTTGTACCCTTTCGGTCAGCAAATCCTTGATAAATACTTATTGTTTTTTGTTTAAGTCGAGATGCCATTTCTTTGGCCAAATCAATATCTATACCAGTACGAAGTTTAAGTCCAGTAGGTCCTGGTAATCCAAACCCTTGTTTTTCATAATAACTTTGAATACTATTTTTAAATTCTTCTTTAAAGAAATCTTGTTGTGGTATATCCAGAGTATTGGGAAAATCTATTTTTGTGGGTTTTCCATCAACCGTTTCAACCCTAGCTCTTCCAGCTATATTTAATCCCGTATCTCCAGGAATAGGGGATTGTCCCTCTTTGGTTAAAAGTTGAAATTCATCAATATTATTAGATACTTTCTTTAATACAACAATGGCCCCATTATTATCCTTTACCAATGAAGAAAGTGATACAGAATCCCCCACTTTTAATGGAACATCGGCTTTCCTTTTTAACTCATTTTGCCTTTTCTCTATTGCTTTTAAAGTATCAACTCTATTATTAATAATTAAATCCAGATCAGCTTTATCAATTAAATCAGCATCATAATCGGCCTGGGCCTTCATTTCTTTCCGTTTTAGTTCTGTGTATTTTCTTTTTAATCGAGTCAATTCAGAATCTATAACAGGATTTTTAGATATAATTTCATTATATGTTTTGGTCGCCTCAACTTTTTCCTTTTCTATTACTTTACCGATTTTCGTAGCTTTTTCTACATTCTGATCTGCATACTGTAAATATGTATTAATAGCATTACGTTTATCAATATCTGGTAAAGCGGCAACGGTTTTATATGGTACGCCCATAAACTCGGCAGCAGCTCGTAATTGGCCTTCATCAATACCCGTAATAGTAGGTTTAATCTTATCTCGAACTTCAGCAGCTTCTGGTGTTGTGGTGCCCAATATAGTTGCTAAAGCTTTATCCCCTAGTTTAATTTTTATTAATTTACCAGTTGGTGTAATAGCAGCTTGTTCTGGAGTAATTTTATTTGTAACAATATCATGTAAATCCACATCTGATAACGTAGCTAGATCCATTCGCCGGTTGGGCCACAGAACAGCAGCCTGATTAATATACGCATCCCTATCTGGCGCTTCCTCCAGAGCTTGAATTCGCTCCAATTCAGCTTTTACCCCAGCTATTTTTTCGGCCTCGGATTTTGGCGTCCTCTTCTCTTTTCCAAGAATCTTTTCCTCGGCCTTAGTAAGTTTGGTTAATTTATTATTTGTCTCTTGAATAGCATCTTGAATTTTCTTTAAAATAGCTTTATTTTCTGGAGTATCAACATATTTCTTAGCAATGGTCTCTTTATTTGTTAATTTAAGTAATTGGCCTTTTGTTTTATCTATTTCCTTTGTAATGGTTTTCCAAGCCTCTACATCTTTTCTTGCTTCAAACTTTTGAGTTTCTTTGGTTAATTGTGCTTCAGCTTTAGCTTCCTCGGTTGCCACAAACTCTGGTGTTTGTTTCTGTATATGCTTGGCTAAATTTTGGCCCTTTGGAAGTTGCGGAATTGATTCAAAAAATTTAGACGCATCTGTAGGAACCGTGATACCCTTTTCTGCAAGTAACAGGGCTGATTTTTTAGCATCAGCATTAGTAATACCAAATTTCCATTTTAATTGATTAACTAATTCTTGATTAATAGGTTTTTTAACACCACTAATTAACTTATTTTCGATAACTTCAGGCGTTAATGATTCTTTTCCCGTAACCCCAAGATATGCTTCCACTTGCTCTCGCAACATTTGCTTTTTAAATGCTTGAGTTACATCTTTAACATCAATAGTTTTATATTGTTGCCATATCTTCCTGGCTTCTTGTTGGGATAAATTTTTACCAGTTGCAATAGCCTCTTCGGTAGTTGTGGGCATTTTTCCTTTCGGCAGCTCAACTTTAGGCGCAAATATATCTGGAGCAATCTTTATAATGGTCTCGATCATTTGATCTCGATCCATGCCCTCCGTTTTAATGCCAGCAGCCGTAGCTTTAGCTTTAATCTCCGAGGTAGGCATGCCCTGATATGGTTCCATTAATTTTGCAACATCAACTCTTCCTAAATTAGTTTTAAGCGCGTCTACCATTGCTGCACTTTTAACTGGATCAACCGCAATATCTTCCACCGTCACTTGAGGTATAAATTTTTTGCCCTGGGATAATTCTATTGGTGGAGGCGCCATGTCTCTTGTGGGTTTACCTGTTAACGTTAATTGACCGGTAATACTATTCACTTTTACTGTAGTAGGATCATGCAAACTATTAACAATAGCTAATTTAGTCTCATAAGGCATTGCATATATTTGTTTATCCTCAAAACCTCTGGCAGATAGTATTTTGTCATAAATTAAACCTTGCGGATCAGTTATTGCTGCCTTGGCCGCGGCAGTTTGAGCTTCTTGTTCTTTATTTATTAAGCCAGACAAATCTCCATAAGTAACCGGTGAAACTGGAGTAGTTTCTGTAACTGGTTCTTGAGCTACAAATTTTTCTTTATTTTTAACTATTTCTCTAGCTCGTTTAACCGAAGTTTTATTAACAACCTCATTAGGATATCCAAGTTTATTTAATTGTTTTTGTAATCCAGACGGCAGTTTAGGCCCAAGAGCGCCTAAGCCAAACATTGTAAGACCAGTAAGTGCCAAGTCTTCTGGCTTAGTTTCACCCCCAGCGGCAGCTATTGCTGTTGCTCCACCACCAACAACTCCAGCCCTAGGCCATCTGGCCAATTTACTTCCAACTGGCCCTAACAAAGTACCATAAGCCGCACCTCCTAATAGCGCCTTAGCTATATCTTTGGGTGGGGCATTTTGTCCCCAGGCTGTTGCTGCCTCTACACCAGCCATCGCTGGAATTGCGGTTGCTGTCCCCAATCCCAAAGGACCTAGTGCGGCTATTGCCGAACCGTATTTTGGTAGCGCTACAGCTAAACCCCCAAAAACCCTTCCTATTTTTCTGGTAAGAGTTGGCTGGTCGTCCAAATCTTTAGGTTCAATTGTATCAGCTAGTTGTTTAAATATTTGTAAACGATCTACTTTGGCGCCCTCTGATGTGGCGGCATTACCAATAGCATCGGTAACTTTCTGTAGCACCTTTGGCAAATCTGCAACTCCAGATCTAAATGCCTCTATCGCGCCACCTGCTAAATCTAAGAAAAATCCTTGCGATTGCGCTGGTTGATTATAGGCTTCAAGTGGTAGCGAGGGTGCGCCTTCGGGAATCTGTAATCTGTTTCTTAATGTTTTTGCTAGATCTAATGGTTCTGCCATAAATTTTCCTTATTTGGATAATGGAACCTTGTGCTCAATCAATATTTCTTGTACGGCCTGCCACAATAAAGCATCCTCGCCTCTATCAGCAGCCGTGGCTATTCTTTGCATTTCTGTATCAGTTAATAATGGTTTTTTAGCATTTATTAACGTCTGATTAACTGCATCAAATATATCCTTATATTTATTGATCATAATTGTTCGTATACTCTTCTGGATTTCAGGGTTTATATCTACCCACATCTTTAATTTATCGCCATCTTTTGCAGTATTAGGAGGGGCCATTTTGGCAGCCATTCCGTATGGCCATGGAAGTTGTATACCCGCTACACCACCCTTATATAAAAAATCCATGGGGGTAATTCCTTTATGTTTAGTTGTAAATGCTTTTTCTGCCGCTGGATTTCCTAGAGCTGCGCGAGCCTCCTGTTTTATTTGTTCGTCAACTTTAATTTCTCTCGGTGTTCTTTGTGGCGGCATCTTAGCCTTTTCTCCCTGTAAGGCTTGCAAATAAGTTTGACTTTTCATGTACTGAGCATCTTCTTTATTAGAAAACATTTTATCATAAATAGTTAGTTTCGGATCATTTTTTATTAAATTCAATGCTTTTTCCTGTACTAGATCTCTTTGTGTAAATTCTTGATAAGTTCTAATTTGCGCCCCTATTTTTTCAGCCTTTTTTGTATCATTATTCGTAATAGCATTCTGATATTGTTGACCCAAAAAATCAAATATTTCTTTACTGCCACCAGCAGCAATATAAGCAGCACGATCGGGCGGTACGCCCACATCTATAAGATTTTGCTTGGTCCAATTCATCAAAGCTTTTTGCTGTTGTATGAGTCTTTCCTCTGGCGGAACACTTAATTTTAATTCACCTGTAGTTGGATCATAAGATTCTCTGATTATTTTAGCAGCCTCAGATGGAGGTACTCCTAGGTTAGAAGCTGCTGCTTGCACAAAAGATAAATTATCCATTAATTCTGGTTTACTTTTGACCAGAAATTCTAACCATTTAGCATGGCGCTCTCTTTCAATATCTTCCCTTCTTACTTGTTCTTGCAAAGCTATAAGCTTTAAATTGGCTGTTTTAGATGCTCTATCAATAATATAATTTCTGGCTTCTTTAGTTTTGGCTTCCGCCTCTTGTTCTTCTGCCTTTATTACGGCGTAAGGATCTTTGCCACTTCTTTGTAAAGCCATTAAACGACCAAATTCACCCAACCATTCTATTATATTAGTGGGTTTTTTATATTGTGCTTTAGGTAAATCTTCCTCTTTAGGAATTGCCTCATCTAAAATCTGTTTAAAATTTTCCGTAAAATCTGTTTTTGGTTTCCAGGGAGTTATTCCAGCAGCAATTTGTTCTGTAGAAGGAATAGGTGCTGGCGCCCCAGCAGAAGGAGTTGTAGCAGAAACGGTTGATGGAGGAGCATTAGTATAGTTTTCAGCAGGAGCAGCCTCGTACGATGGATATGCTGGTTCATTCCCAAGAACTTGTCCTAGTCCTGGGGCAGTATATTGTGGCATTCCAATCTGTTTGCCAGGCGCTGGAGTTTGAGGAATAGCTCGTTTGATAGGCGTTTCTGGTCGGATAATTGCTCCTGGCGGAGAAACCGCGGACGGAGGAGAAGGAGTTGCTGATTCTGTACCAAAACCAAACGAAATTGGCCATCCTTGAAATAATCCTGGTTGAGGTTTTTTAACAACCTCGATTTTAGGAAAAAAATTATTTTCTATCCAGTCTCTAACGGTTTTATCAATAGATTTTAAATTTTGAAAAAATCCAGTTTGTTGCACATTAGTTTCTGGTGGAGGTTGTTCCTCCTGTTGTTCAGGAGAAATATTTAACAATTGTTGATATATTTGTAATATATCTGGATTTATATCTGCCATAACTACTCCTTTATGCTTTTTGACCAGCCAGCGCACCTAGAACCGGCGCTAATTTACTCCAAATATCTTGATCAGTATAGTCTTGGCCAGAAATCATCTGTGGTTGGCCACCTTTTTCTAAAGTAGCAAGTAAATTATATAAATTTGCTATACTTGTTGTTGCTCCTTGTTGATAAGTTTGCGGATAATTTGCTAGACCTAGCAAGCTGGATAATTGAGTTGGTTGAGCCAGCGTGGCTGTCTGTTCTGCTTGCGCTCGTTGTGTCAATAAATTCGTTAGTAATTGTCGAGTTTGGTAATCAGTTGAAGCAACCTGTTTTATCATATCCTGAATATTTGTACCCATAGAATATGCACGAGGAGCCACTCGTCCTAACACCTGCGCCAAATTAGCTTCCAGAGCGGTTTGTGTTGACGGTATGTTTGCTTCGGCTCTATTCCATATTTCTGCTGGAAATGCGTTCATATAATCAGATAAATTCATTTGTCCAAATAAATTTTGCGCCTGCGGAGATATCGTAGTTGGTAATGACATTGCCTGCCCGAACATTCCTGGCAAAAATGTTTGGCCGTATTGTCCTAGCGGCTGCGTGGTAGTTTGACTTAATTTTCTTGTATCGGGACTAGAAAGTAGTGAAGCGACACCGCCCCCAAGACCCAATAAACCCTTACCAGTACTTGAGCCAAGAAAGTTAAGTAAACTAGATCCGGCCGAACCTAATGTATTTAGAAGACCACTACTGGTATTCGCATAGTTTTCAGCAGGAGCAGCCTCGTAAGATGGAAAATTGTAATAATCGGACCAATTTGTAGAATAATCCGTATCTGCTGGATTGTAAAAATCATAATATTCATCAGCCATTTTAATATATCTCCTTATTTTATTTAAAACTTATCACTTATATTGTTTTTATTATCTATTAAATCTTTTTCCACCTGAAATAATTCCCATGTTCTTTCATCCAATTTCCACTCTTCGGGATTGCACTTCAGACGTTTAAATTCTTCCTTAAGGACTCTATCTCTTTCTGCCATTATCTGATTCGCTTGCATTTGAAGAATTTGGAGAGATAAATTAGCATTTTGAAGTTTTAGTTTTGTTAATTCATTTATTGGTTTTCGCTTCATAAGGACTCCTGATTAAGCACATACCATAATCTTTCTTAATGTTCCTCCACCATCTTTTAGGGTAATAAACCCTGCGAATGCTTCTGCCCCCTTTGCGGTATAAGTTCCAAAACTTAAATACCCTCCTCCCTGTGGGGTAATGACTACATCGCCAGCGTCTGCCACTTGAATAATAGCTGCTGATATAGCATTATTTAGCAGTTGAAATCCCGACTCCCCGCCTTTTATTCTAAGCCAGGGACCTCCAGTATCTGACCAGATTGCCCCAGAGTTGCCAGAAGGCATCACAAATTCTAAGAACTTTGCACCTGAAAAGACCAAACCTCCACCAGCATTAAAATAAGACTTGTAGACTCCAACCGCTGTACCAATCCCCCAAATCATCTGTGCTCCATCATAGCCAACTCCTTCTGGGGTTTCAATAAACAATGCCTTTCGATTAGCTGTAAATTTTTGTAGAAGATGATCACTATTAAGGTTGTTCTGTTTTCTTAAGTAGATTCCAACTGGGCCACCAGAGATATTAGTTTGACTCCAATCGTAAATTTGAATTCCATAACCCGTAAAAAGAGTCGAATTTTCAACAGACCCATTTCTATTCAAATCCACTCCAAGTCCAGTTGGGCTTGACGCAACTGCTCCAGCCTTACCCTTTACACTCATATAAATTGTATCAGCTTTCCCTGAATTTGTTAGTCCGATGGCTCCACCCGTATCAATGGCATCAGAATCAAAGTTAATTACAAGTCCCCAAAGAAAACTATTTGCATCAACAGTGTCAGTATTTTTAATATTCAAATTGATAAGGGACAAATTCTGTCCTACATTTGGAGTTACAGAAAGCTGAGAAGCATGTTTAATTAAAACTCCATCACCCTGCAAAGCAGTTGGATTGTCGAACAGAACCCCATCTGCTATTTTGATATTACCTTTTATGGGATGAGAAGTTGATTTTAAATAAAGATTTTCTCCAGAACCAATTCCGCCATAAAGAGTTTGACCGCCAGAACGACCAATAAGTTTTGCATAATCACTTAGATCTCCGCCCGTACCATCAGTACTATGATCATGTTGGGCATTAGTAAAATCATCAATTAAAGGAACTTTAAGAACTTTACGCGATAAAGTTTGTATACTATCCGTATTAACAAAATTCTTGGATAAAGAACGTTCTTTATCCATTTGTTCTTTAAACGCTTCTAATACTTTTATTTTTTCTTCTAATAGAGATATTTTATCTTGAATGATCATATTTAAGAAACTAGAGTCCTACCTTTTATAAGAAAATCTAATACAATTTTATGTATAGTTATTAATGCATTTAATTGATTAATTGATAATTTAAATTTAAAAGCTCTTCCAGGCAATGTAAAATCTAATCGTTTTTCCGCAATATCCTTATCAGCAGCAGTGGATGTAAATGTTATAGTCTTAGCTGCTGTAACGTCGTTCCAATCAGTATATACAGTAAGTGTAATCGTATATTCAGTAGCTCCGCTAGAATCTATGAATGCAGATGTTCTTAATATTCGTTTATTTCGGTCAGGATAGCCAATATCAATCCAAGGACTAACCCAATAACTATTTATAGTGGCTCCCAAATCATTTTCACTTTCTCCAAATCTTTGAAGCTTACCATCGTAAGACCCAAATGCCAGAAAAGTATCCCCAGCGCCACCAGCTTCTCCAACTATCAGAGAATATGTTTCATATGCATTTGGAAAATCTATATACATTAAATTTGCGCCATACAATATGCTCGACAAAGATGCTGCACTTACAGACCATTGAGTCCAATTTTTTACTGTTGGATCATAAATATATATTTTATTTTTCCGTTCGGATGAGCCCTCGGCTATGTTAAAGAAAATTTGTCCTTTCGTGTCAAAATTATCAGCTTCAAAAACGTGTATTTTGGATGAATTCATACGTTCTACCAATCGTTCGATCTTATCAGAAATCCTATAGGGAGGACTTGTACCATCGAAGGCATAAAATCCATCCGCCCCAATAAAATATAAAACTCCATCTTTTTCACATATGGCATTTGGTCCAACGCAACCTACAGAATTATCTATCTTTTCCCAATCAAAAATTTGTGTTCCTCCCACATATTTAATGACATACGTTTTATATTTTTTAAACACGACAATTACATTTTTTAAAAGCCACATGGCTGTAATTACATCGCCTTCTTCACTATCTAAATCCATATAATTTGCGGCTGGCCATGTATCTTGATTTAAAGCATCATTCCATACCACTCGATATCGGTATCGTATCCCGCCCACTAATACATTACCAGCAAATAAGTACGATCCCCACGCAGCAACTGTTTTTGCTCCAGAAGGATTGCCTGTTCCTAATATTGGAGCAATATAATCTCCTCCTGTATATACGGCCAGCGGAAGATTACCACCATAAGCCATTACCGCAGACCCTGCATAAGCCGTTATATCAATCATATTATCAATTGACGGCGCCCAATTACTTAAAGCAGAACCTGACGCGGATACAGAAGCAAAAGTAGCCGAACCACCGGATACGGTTACTGTAGCAATAGCAGCAGATGCGGCGCCAGAAGTACATGAAAATACTAATGTAAATTCATTTGTGGATGCGCTCTGCCATTGATATATTCTAGTAATGGCAGAATCTTTCCATGCGGTAGAATTTAAATTCTCTCTGCCTTGCATTTTATTTAATGCACCGCGAGTATAAAAATCCATGGCATTTATATCAGTAGCCGGACAGTCGGATAAACGTACTTCTTGGCTACTAATACCTGGTTTAATATTAGCCAATCCCATACGAGTTATCGTATTTTCATCAACTAAACCTTGAGAGAATCCTTCAATAATTAATTTCATAAAATTACAGACAATCTACTGGCAAACGATGAATAGCCAAATAAGTAAATTGAGATGCCCCATAAAGTGTATCATCTATCATTGTTTTTGTATAAGCAATTTTAATAGTATCTCCAGCAGATAAAAATATAATTGAAAAAATACTTCCTACTTGGTAAGATGCTATTCCAGGTTCTTTAATAGGACAATAAGTAGATTGATATAAATTATTATTCTTATAAATATGGACACCAATTACAGGTCTAGCAGGATACCAACTTAATGTCATATAACACTGGCTTATATCTGCCGAGCATCCAGTTGTTCCTTGCGCTGCCGTATAACCAAATCCTTGAATTCCCGATACTCCAGCAGCCGTCCATGGCAATCCAGTAGTCGGATCGTTTGCCCATGTCTGATCATAATCTACAAAGGCAGTTGTCAATAAAGTTGTATCTCCAAAATAGTTAGTATTACTTTTGCGTAACACAGCCGCCGGTCTGGTGGTATCTTCGGAATAACAAACTTGATCACACGAGCATCCAGCAGAACCGTATACTGTAGCATTACAAGTACAACTAAAGGTATAGCATGTAAAATTACAAGAACATGCAGAGTAGCCATAACAAGTATTATTACAAGTACAACCACCGTAACCGTCCTGTGCATAACATGTATTATTACAGGAACATGCAGAATATCCATAACATGTATTATAACAAGTACAACTTTCCCCGTAGCATGTATTGTTGCACGTACAACCTTCACCATAGCATGAAATATTACAAACGCATCCTCGTCGTCTGCTTCTAAATCTTACGGATACATAAGTAGCCCCAGAATCTCCTGGTAACGTTGGCAGCGCACCACTAAACGTATCTGTGCTTCCGCTGGTTTGCGTAACATTTAAATCTGTATCAATAGCTGTTGGATATTCATCAATATTTTGATAATTTTCGGCCGCGCCACTTGGCGACCATGAATATGTGCCTAATCGTCCTGTTGCGGATGTAATTCCTGTATCCGTTTGAGTTCCAGAGGCAACCATTGAAGCTTGCGCAATAACTATATAATATCCCGACGCCTTTGCCGTAAATATTCCTGTAGCATTATCATATTCATTTAAAGTATCATAATCTTCGGTATCATAAATTAAGGTCTGAGCTGATGCGCCGGCTGTTACACTAGCGCCGCTAGACGCGTAAGCTCGTACCCGTGACCAATAATTTGATCCTATATCATTCCAGGATGCGCCATCATATCTGCGTAATATCCCGACAGTTGTATCATATGAAAGCGCTCCAGATAGTGGGGAAGAACCCGTTAATTCGGCGGTTGTCCCTTCACCCACAATGCCTACAATTCCCAATTGATGCGCTCCTGATGTTGTATTCATTGACAAAGGACTATAATGCTCTAATTCATACGCATCTTCAATTGCATCCAGATTGTCTTGTACAACCGCAGGTATATCTTTTATTTTATGTTCTGAATTTGGAAAAGTTTTTTGCCAACTTCCCATATATTTCCTTACGACAGGCGATAAATGTGAATAAAATTTCTATCGCTGCCGCCTTCTAAGACAATACTTGTAGTTCTATTATGCCAAACCCAAGTTTTAATTTTATCCCCAGCCGACAAAGAGAATAAAACCGTGGTGCCTGTTGAAATCTCATCTGCTGATAATGTATATTTTAAATATGTACTATTATTAATTAATGCATCACTTGAATTATATTGCGCTATTTGTACTCCTATTTCAATTCCTCCAATAGCCGTAAAACTTGCCACTAGTCTAACATAGTAAAATCCAGCGGTTTTAGCAACAAAAACATAAGATGAAGCATCGTATTCACTTAATGTATCAAATTGTTCTGTATCAAAGGGTATAACTGCCGTAGTTCCGGTTGTGACTAAATAATCAGTATTTCGATACGCGCTTACTTGACTATGCGCCAATAAATTAATCTGCTGCCAAGTACTGCCATCATATACTTTATGCATTCCTAAAGTCGTATCTTGATATAACGCTCCCGTGGCGGGTAGTGTTACTGCCGTTATAGCTGATGTTGCTGCTGATCCCATTGCTGGAGTTATACCAGGTTTATGTCTGCCAGAGAGTACATCAGTAAAAGTATAATGTTCTACGCCTAGAATATTCTCTATTGCGTTCCAATTATCGCCATATATTGTAGGAATATCTACAATATAAGATCCAGTAACTGGGACTGTCTTTGACCAACCACCCATTCCTAGCTTAACCTCATGATATGGATATTCCCGCCCACAATATCAACTGAAGATGTGTGTTCATGATAACATGCTAATACTATATAATCTCCAGCAGCTAAGGATAAAATATCATTGACTTCAGTAGTAACTATTGACGCACCATGAAGAACAGATTTCGTAGTTAAAACACCGTTTTTGCCAATACCAACACCTTTTGTATAATTATCAGTCGTTACGGGAAATTTCGCCGCGCCTTTAACAAAATATGTCCCAGCCTGTGTGGCCGTAAATCGAAATGTAGTTGCATTCCATTCTCCAAGTGTGTCATAAGTGCCTGAAACAGTTGCCGAAGAGGCGCTCATAGTAGTCCATGCTGTCGTAGGAATAGTTTGGGTTCCAAATCCCTGTCGGATTCTAGAATATTTATTACTAGTTAACCGCACCCAACTAGTTCCGTTATACCGCAAAAGCTGGCCATTAGTTGTATCATATCCTATTGCTCCAGTGCCTGGCGATGTTAAAGCTGTAATGGCAGAATTAGCCGCGGTTATAAGAACTCCAAACTTGCCAAAAGTATGAGTGCCACTACCACCACTAGTAAAAGTACTATGCTCTACGTTCCACCAATCTTCTAGAGCCTCCCAATTATCCCTAACATTTTCGGTAGGATCTGTATGAGCAGAGCCACTTACTGAAGTGCTTGCTAAAGGAAAAAGCTTATTCCATCCCGACATATCTATCCTTAATTTTTATTAACTTAGGAAATAACTTTTTAAATTCATTACAAAATGGAGTTTTTTTATCGTATGTACCATATGCTAACTTACGCGTGTAAGGACAACCAGCCTGGCAAAGAGTGATCCACTCGCAACCTTGACATTCAAGAATATTTTTTGCACTCCAACGTTGGTGCATCTTTAATTCTTTCCAGTGTTTGTGTGTATAAATTGAACCTATTTTTGTATCTAAATCTGCATTGCAACTTCTTAATGTTCCATCTGGATCAATAACAGCAAGCCATTTACCACAACTGTAACAATTTTTAGGACTCTGCCATGTTGGATAGGTTGACTCGATGATCCAGTTCGGCCACATTGGTTTTGGTGCTGTAAGTATTAAATCTAAAACTTTATCCATTTGCCTTCCATATTCTTTAACATATTCAGGATCTTTTCCTCCATTATATAAACGATTTATCCGAATATGTCCATTATGTTTAATAATTAATTTTGTAAGATCTACAATACGAGGCAGATTCATTTCATCCAGAACTACTGCCAAACTACATCCGTGACAAAAGTACTTAATATATTCGATCTTTTTTTCTACAATATCCAAATTATCATAAGTAGGATTTAACATGATATAAATCTGATGCTTTTTGCATTCCTTAAGGACATCCTCTGACAAATAATCTCCGTTAGTAAATACTAAAAATTGCCCATCTAGATATGCTTTAACATGTTCAGGCAACCTTGCCTGCAATGCATTGATAAAAAAGAAAACAGTATCAATGGCTATAAATGGTTCACCTCCTAAGAAATTAACTCTTAGGGATTTAACGTTTTCCTCTTTACATATATCCACTATCCAGTTCGCACTATCCAGCGCAACTTGAGGAGACATCGCGCTTTCACCGTGTGGCCAATAACAATATGGACACACACGATTACAATTATTTGTAATATAAACAAAAATCATTAAAGCGTCGATTGAAAATCCCTCACTTGCTGTGCGGCCTTATTCATCTCTGACAGCCACTGTTCAATCTTATTTTCAGAACGACCAGGAACAGCCATCATATATTTTTTTAAATCCATATTTTTATATATATCGCCATTTATTTCGATTAAAATATAAGGATAACTCAAAACATTAAACCTTTTTTTAATTAGAATATATTTTTGGACATTTATCCCGTCGCTTTCAAATCTTGGACTAGCGCATGTAAGCATATCTCTATTGATTGCGTCCATAAAAAATTCTGAGTTATTTTTAACCGGCACATAACAATATAAATTATTACCCATGCCAGACATAAAAATAATATGTAATAGATCAGCTATCGCATATCTAGAATATTTTGTATGAATATACTCTTTCCGCACTAATTTAAAATAATAAAAATCGTTATTAGAATAACCATCGGGATTGTCTAAAAATTCCATAAGTACGATACTACAAATATTAGAATCATTCTTTTTTACTCTAACACAATATTGCCTGCTCATTCTTTTACCCTTAGGAATATATCCCCCAATTTTATTAAGAACTATTTGGCACGGGTCATGTTCAAAATAATATTTGACTTTATTACTTTCTTTTTCAGGAATATCGTGTATATCTATATAATGAACTCCTGTCATATAACATCCACCAGGAGGTAATAACCTATCATACATAAAATTTATATTTCCTGCATGTTCCTAGATCTATAATTTGATTTGGTATAGGCATATTTGAATCCGTATAATTAACTGGCAATATTTGATATATTTCTTTCTTATTTAAGTAATTAAAACAAAAGGTTAAAAATTCTTTACTGCATTCTTGCATAATATTATCATTTCTTAGAGTTACTGGGCGATACCACAAAGCCTTGTCTCGATAATGAAATAAAATTTCCTTTGAAACCGCCTGCCCATCATAAATAATATACCAAGAATCTGCTGCATCATAAACAACATCATCAACTAAAAAAGATAACAAATAATCCGTAGACGCGTGATCTTCTTTAAAATCCATTCTAGTTTGTCTGCTGGCCGCTACAAAACTCAATATCTCTATGTTCCCGTTTTTATATCTTATATTTGGAACTTCCGTATCTATTGTAATTTGACCCGAAACATATCTTTTAATCATATCCTCAATAGAATAATTATCTAGAGATAAGGCAGTATATTTATTAACTAATTCAATCCAAGGAGTAATTGTAATTAAACTAATATTATCTTCTTCCAATGCAGGAATAGGATAATTAATATTTTTTCTTAGACGTAACGAATTAGCAAATGGATAAAGTCTTGGCATAATTTTTAATTATAATAATCAACCTCTTCAACAATTGATGTTCCACGATCTGTCAAAAACTCGAATAGTACCATTTCCAGTCGTCCTGGTACCATTCCTCCTTCATATACTGCAACAGCTTTTATATTCCAAGGTTTACTACTATAAGCACTATTTAACTCGGCTATCAAATCATGATTTTTACCAGGTTTAAAATAAGGTTTTGCGCCATCTATAACAGAACGTAACCGATTAATATGTGCATTACAAAAAGATGGCAAATAATCAAGAGAACCTTGTTCTTTAATTTTATTCTCTTTATTTTTAATTATTTTAGAATAAATTTTTACTTCCGGACCGCCGATCAATTTCCGAACTGAATTTTGAAAGAACGATACTAATTCTGGACCTCTTACATATACATCGCTTCTGGAAATGGTTGAATGTGTAAAAGCAAATAATCCCATTAAAAGTACGGTAGCTCTCCATTTATATTCGTCTAAAAGTAAGGCATCATTATAAAGCGACACTAGAGCACTAGCCTTTTTGTACATAGCCGCTCTTTGTGGTTCTGGAATTGGTTGAACATTTACTTCTTCCATTGGAACATTTATTTTATTAATATCCTTATACATTTTTGGCGATACTGGTTGAGGAATAAACGGGCCCCCATGCGTGAGGTGTTGCCTCCAATTTCTTGCATCCTTAATAACTTTAATAATTGGATTGCCTGGAAATTCCTTAGCAAAATTAATTACTTGTAAATGTCCATTATGTAATCCTGATACATGATCTGCTATAGGTATTATTACTCTGCTCATTTAATTTTTTTCTCTAATACAGCGATCCTATTATTCAAATCTGATACCAATAAAGCTAAAGTTTCTACAGTTATTTGAGGATGATTAGTTGGCCCAGTATAATTTGCATTATAACAATCACAACTAAATCTTTCGCCTTGATATGGCATGCAACTTACATCCTTTGTATTTTCCACCATTCTCTCTTTATAATATTGGGATACTCTTTTTTGCATCTCAACATATCTACATACCTGAAAATAAGGTTTAGTAATATCTTTATTAAAATCCCAGTTTACCATATAGCACCCGCCCCAGCACGGACTTGTTCCCCAGCATCCCTTACCTTTACATTCAGGCTCAAAATTAATAAATTTCTCCCGAATTTCTGGTTTAGTAATCCCTTGGTCAATATGTCCTAAACATAATTCTTGTTCTATAAAAGGTCGATTATCATTAAATTTTTCGGCACGATGACAACTAAAAATATATCCCTCATGATTAATATGACAATAATTACGACCACTTCCGCAGGGCCAGCGGCTATTATCTGGACCAATATAGGATTTAAAATGTTCTATTTCAACCTTTCTTCCTTTTAATTTAAGTTCTGCCATATAATCTACAACTTGTTTACATTGATTTTCCCATATATTCCATTTTTCTTCTGTCCAATTTGATTCGTAGACAGGCGAAAACATTAAATAATTACATCCAAGATCAAAAATATATTTACAATCTTCATAAAAATGATCTATTCTTTCAGCAAAAGGAGACATCCGTACTCTATAAAAGGGCCACTTGTTTAATATTTGCTTTAAATTTTTTTCTACAATTGCATGAGATCCAAAACCTTGTTTTGTCTTTCTATGATAATCATGTGTTTCTTTTGTCCCGTCAAAACTGATCATAAAAAATATTTTATGTTCGTCTAAGAAAGAAAAACGCTCTGGAACTAACAAAGTTCCATTAGTTGTGCCTCCAAATTGAATAGGAATAGCTGTTCTTTTCGACATGTCTTCTGCATATAGTGTAATATCTTTTAATAAATCCCACTTTAATAAAGGCTCGCCCCCCCAAAAAGAAATTTCAACTTGTCGTTCATTTTCATCCGCCAATAAAGCATTAGTAAATAACCATTCTATTGCTTTAAACGCTATTTCTTTGGACATATCCCCTTCTGTGCAACCATAAGTAAAGCACGGATAAGTACACCTAAGATTACACGAACGAGTTAAATTAAAAGAAGCCCGAGTTAAATTATACATCTTGTACCTTTTTACTTATGAGATATTTGAGTTGGTGGTCCTTTACTTGATGGTGGCAACGCATTTCCCAAAGGCAATAAAGTATCAATATAATCTAATACACCTCCGGGCTGGTAGAAAAAATTAATATCCTCTTGGGATAGGCCAGCAAATGGATTTACTCCCATGTATGAAATTAAAGGCCCACTTACATCACCCCCGACAATACCCCTTCCAGGAGTATAATATGCCGATATCAATGATTTTTCCCCCCCAGCTCCTTTTCCTAAACTAGCTGGTTGATTAGCTTTATCTCTTGCTTCTAATATCTTCCACCATTTTTCAAGAGGAGAACCAACGGGAGGAGTCCATGGTGTAAGCGTATCAAGGCTTTCGCTTTGATATCCTCCTTGACCTATTAGTTCCATCAATCCATGGGGAGAGAACAATTGTGAAGCGTAAGGCGCCCAATCTTGCAAATACCATTGTGAACTAGCAGCATCGGTTGGTCGCGCCAACGTAGGAGCGGGCTTCCCATATCCAGCTTTTGTGGTAGGATCATATTCCTCTTTCCACGTTCCCTGGGACCCCCACCTAGGATCTAAATACTTTCTTTGCTGTGCTGCAAACCAGTCTGGTGATATTGGTTCATTTGCAAGAGGATCTTTACCGCCCAGAACACCCTGCAATAATCCTCCTAGTACAGAACCAACAAACGGAATAGCAGACAGATAGCTACTATATGGATTAGTAAAAGTATTTTGTCCTGCCATAAATGCTCCCAAACCACCTAGGGTTGCTCCTCCCAGAGAAGCGGCTGGCAGAACGCCAAGTTGTTGTCCTACGGTAGAACCCAAATTACTAGTTATGTAATTCAAAGCCGGATTGCTATTAGGTATAGCTGTATTTAATATAGATGACAAAAAGCCAGGAGCACCGCCAGCTAAAGCCGCGGATAAATCTTGATTGCCCAATAATGTATTTCCTAAAACACTTCCAGCATATTTTCCAATAGGACTGGTATATTTTCGTTCTTCTCCACCTAAAATATTTCCAAGTAATCCTCCTGCTGTGCTTCCAAGTTGGCTATAATTTATATTAACCATTTTCTCCTTTGCCTTAATTATTCATCTTGGTAATTCGTTTAAATTGTTCTACATTAAAATCTTTATAGGATTTCATTCGTACCATTACATCACTAGATTTCCTATCCTTTTCTCGTTTTATCATTCGTTGAATCTCACTAGCATATACTCCAGCAAATTTTTGTGCTTTAGCATCATCCTCTAAGTATATAGCCCCACGTAAAACAGCCCCAAATATTACAGCCTCAGTATGAAATGTGGATATATAATCATACTCGGCATCCAATGTCCAATCCGCTGGATTAGCATAATATTTTATAGTAAGGGTATAAGTAGCATCAGGAATAGGATATAAATCAAATTCCATACCTCGATCAATATAATAATCCGGTTCCCCTGTTTCAGATGAGCTCGTAGTAAATAATTTCTCTGGAGAACTATCTGTAGATGCAATATCCGAATCACTACCATGAATTGAATCAAACTCATTTGGCAATATTCTAATTAATTTTTTAGTCCCAAGAAATATATTCAAATGACCTAGATAGTCGGAAGGCAGTGCATATCTTGCAGTGCTGGCTGATACGGTAGCAGTAGATTCAGTGTATAAATAATTAAAATTATATTCTCCCGCCAGCGCTCTTCGTGCATCATTGATCCACTGCCCGATTTCGGTATCTATGTCTGTCCGATTGTCCAAATAGGATTTAACTCTGGTTTTTATAGTTCCAAAATCATTAAAACTCACATCAATTCTCCTTATAAAAAGGGCAGTTTATAGCCTCATGCCCAGGAGGATTGTCTGGTTAAATCTCCGATATATGTTTCTCCTTTTTATGAGCACCAAGTTCAATACCACTTCTAAATATTTCCCCGCAACCAGGAACAGGACATGTAAAAACCTTTTTAGGTTTTTCTGCCTTAACTTCCGGCGTGGCAAGTAACCGATCTAATTTTTCGGATAAAGAATTAAATTTCTCGCCAATCTTCTTGTCAATAATTTCTTCAATATTAACCACCGGATCTGGAACTCTTGCGGGAATATGAGATCTGGCCGCACTCAATAGAGGAGCAGATGCTGAATTAATTGTTGCTACAGCACCCGTAATCATCTCAATCGCAGGTTTAAAATATTCTGGATGAGCAATCTTCCATTCTTTCTCGTCCTCTACTGCTGCAAACTTGATATTACAATAATCGTGCTTAAGCATTAATGCAATAGTATCAGGATCTTCAATCTCTATTCTTCCATTCATAAATTCGACTGTTTTTCCTGGAATTTGTACCCGCTGTCCATTAGCATCTAAAATATAAAAAGCGGGTTTCAATATTACTCGTAATCGTTTTGCTTTTGCCATAAAAATCATCTTTGTCACCGTTTCCTTTCACTCACCCATATCATCTCTTTTTAAGAGGTTTAGGCGCGTTTTTAATGGTTGTACATAATCTTTAGGATCGTTGGTTGTGAATTTAAATTCTTGAAATTCGATACCAACTTCTGCCTGGTCCCTTTTGATAATCAAATGTGGAAGCATAATTTTTAATAGTCTATATGCTTGTTCATCTTTCCATTTTGCCCTAAATTGTCCCCCAGAAATTCTACCAATAATAGCATCAAACATTTGTAAGAATTTCATAAGTTCCGTATATTTAGAGGTGATCCATACATATAATGATGAATCAGATAAATTTTTCTTGTCTACAATTATCTTGATGCTCCCATGAATATCAAAAATTCCTGCCGTATAAGCAATTTCGGATCTATTGTACCTCATATATCCTCCATTGAATTTTAAGTGCTGGAGGCTTCTGCTTTCTTTCGATTGCTTTTAATGAAGCCTCCAGGTTAAAGGTTAAAAACTAAATGCTAAAGACTCAGTTTTTTAAGTTCACTAAGTTTTACTCGCAAAGATTCTCGATAAACGATAGTATCTTCCGATAGACCACGTGCACCATTAGATGTCCCCATTAAATCCTTATGTTTCTGTAAAGTTAAGCCAACCAAGGCTTCTTCTTTCTTTACAATTAAATAAGGTAAAATCAATGTTAACATCTTTGCTGCCTTTCGATCCATCATAACTGCAACCCAGCATCGTTTCCAATGCGGTAATTGAGATTTCGCTGTACGCTCTCGAATATAAAATCCAAGTTCCTTAAGAAAAATCATCAATTTAGCAGATGTATTAGTAATTTGCAACTTCAATCGGTATCGCTTACTACGATAACCTTTATTAACTTTAGCTGCATTAATTCTAATACAACCCTCGCCATCTACAATCCCCGCAAGATATATTATCTTAGTGGTCGCTTCATCCATTGTAACCACCTCCATAATAAAATACTCAATGATTTCAATAACTTAGCCGGTTACCCCGGTCAACAACCCGTGCTTTTCTTCGTTGTGGAATTCAAATCCGACTTCGCAGATGTATTGCAATTTGTTGCTGTCTTTTCAGACGAGTCAAACATTTCTGTTGACTTCTTAATGTTCCCATTAAGTTCGGACTGTGTCTTCTGATCATTAAGATCTGGGCTATGTACAGTCTCTACAGGAATTATAAGATCATAAGTTCTATTAATTTTATCTACTTTTTTGATTAAAGAATTAAACGCTTTTGTATATTCTTTATCATGCACATATCCATTGTCTTTAACTAATGTATTTCTATAATTTAAGAAACTACATATCAAATCAGCAATGGATTTTTTTAAGCCCACCATACATTTCCTAGTAATGTTTAAAATTCTATGAACATCATTAAACTTTGATATTACCAAACGGTAACATTGTCTAGTTCTTAGTCCATTTGGATTGGATACTGAATATATTTTAACTGGATGCTCTAGTTCTTTCTCAAAAACTGATTTAGCCCAATTAATAATACCTATATCAGTATTACTAATCTCTATTCCAAGATGCGGCGAACTTAAACAATTCTCACCAGTTCGTTTGTATGGTCTGCATACTCTAATTGAACCTTCTGATTCAATCAACATGCTTAATCTGGCGACGTCTTTAAGCTTCATAAAAAGCACCTCCTTGGCATGTCTTACGATCTGATTATTTCCCTCGGCGTTGTCCATTCTAGGACTTTCACCGATTAAATAGCCTTTTACAAGGACCAATTGTCGATCCTTCACGAAATCGTCCCCTGGATGTTGAATATCAGCTTCCATGGTCACGTCTCTATTTTGTAAGAAACGATAGACCATTTCATCTAACTTCAATCCAAAGGCATATCCACCATAAAGAGCGGTATTGCTAACAGAACCAGCATTCTCTAACATATAATCCTTAATCAGATTCAAGGTTCCATGAGGAGAAAGGTATTGCGCTATCGCAATTCCGTACGTTCTATCTTTGGGGTACATTTGAAGTTTTCCTTGTGCCCACTGGCTGATTACTGAAATAATCAGCGGGGATGCAAACAGATAAACTTCATCTCCACCAAAGCGCGTCACTGTCCTAATGAATGCCTCAAAATCTGCTTCAGTAAGGATTCCACCCACTGCTGTAACGTTAGTGTTGATAAAGAAATCAGCTCCACCAGATGTCCGTCTAGCATGGGTAATAGTAGAATCTAATCCCGAAGAAGTGTCTTCTAATCTTTCTCCGTACAAAGCCATTCGCTCGATGTCGCGCATAAGCTCGATGCCTTTAACTTTCCGCTCGTATGCACGGTAATTTCCGCCATCAATTGTGTTATTCTGAATCCTTAAGATTCAACTCTTTGCATCGCTGCAAAGTTCGGACTGTATCATCATCCATCCCTAATGGAATGGATGCCTTACGTGCGGTCTCTGAGGAAATATATTTAGGTTTGCGCTGTATTTCATACCGTTCAAACCAACGATTAATTTGTTCTTCAGAAATTGTTTTTCGTAAATTCGTATAGCCTTGTTGTTGCCTCCACTTAATATATTCTAGCAAAAACATAGCTAAGTATTTCTTATTTCGCAAATAGGGTAAAATAGCATTTAAAAACTTTTTACAGGTATTTAGCCCATTTGATTCGATCTTAAGAGCCATATTCCATTTTTTATTTCTAAGATTATTCTTTTGCAAACTAAAATGAAAGTTAATGCTTAAAGCATACAAAATATTACTAATTTCCTTAATCATTATTTCATCACAGTTCGTAACAGAAATACCTGTCGCTATCCATCCATATTTATGACCGGATGATTTATCCATATCTTTCTTTCTGAAAAACATGATGGAACCTTCTCCATCAATAATACCAGCTAACCAAGCTAAATCGGTATCTTTTATAATCATTTTATATCTCCTGCTGATTAACCCCACCTTTCTCTTTTACCAAACAGGTGGAAAGGATACTGGGTTTTTCCAGCATTTTATAAGGTTTTCATTATATCATTACTGATATACGCTGCATGCCTTATACAGCTCGGAATTTAACATAGTATTAGTCACCTCAACGGATTTTCTAATAGTCTGTAAATAGTTATAGACTCTTGCGGCTTTGCGACTCTTTGTATAAAGAGCAGTAGAAGGAGATCCTTCTTCAAAGGCTGCACCGATGATCACCATCGTTGCTGCATTGGCTGCCGAGGCCGCGGCTGTAGCACCATAAGCTCTAATAGCTGTTACAGCGCACGCTGCTGTAGCTGTTACTAAAATAACTTCGCCGGTTGAAGGAATTTTAACCAAGTCATACTTGTTAAAATAATTACCTTCGCCCGAGGCTACAGTTAATCCAGTAGCTGCTGACGTAGCAGAAGCTGCTAATGAAGACCAACTCGGATTAAGATCCAGATGTGTATTCTAGTCATTACTGACTAGCTCGGACTTTATCATCATCTTGCGATGTTTCACGTAAAGTCTCTGAGGAACGGAGTTTTGTCAAATCAAGTACGCTATTAGCCAATCGTGGAAGATGTAACATATTATATCTTTCTGCTTTTGCGAGTTTATGTTTCTCTATTAACTGATTAACATAATCTCGATCAATATAATCTTTATATCTCCCATCAGGTCCGCGGTTTTTTATTAATTGTTCGCGATAATTTGCGTATTCTAGCATGATATCTACTTCTGCTTGTTTGGTTTTTAAGTAAGGACGTATCATTTCTATTAATTTTCTACAACTCCCCGTACTATTACAAACTATTGTAATAGCATGATTTTGTTTACCGTGTAAATTATAAGCATTAATAGTATAATGAAATTTTAGTCCTAACTTATGCCACATTTCACTAACAGCTCTAATCATATATGGATTAGTATTACAAACCGTAACTATCATAGAGATAAATGTTGCCATATCACTCTTATTTAATTGTTTTCTTGATTGGTAACACAACATTAAACATCCTTCTCCTTCTATGATAGCCGCTAGCCATGCTTTATCTTGCTCTGACAACATATAATTTCCTTTCCTGCTGATTGTCCCGCCAAAGGAATTGTCACATAATGTATCCTTGACATAGGAGTTTCCAGCATATGGTGAAATTTTATGAGAACAATGTTGTTTATTCTCAGGCCATTCTACTGTAGTGTTGATGGCTACCCTTTTGTTAAGCTTTGAAACCAAAACGTACAAAGGCATAAATGTTAACTGCAATTTCGTATTACGATTATTTTTGCAGATCAGACTGTCGCATCATCTTTCGATGTCTCCTCGCTCAGTCGTTCACGGTGCTTTCGCTTCCGCCCTGTTGTCCATCTCTGGATGTCCAAGTCAATCAGAGGAGATTTATAGCGGCCCGCTTTGTCAAGCCGCCTCTGGCTGTAAAAGATAAATTTTATCCAAATTTGTTAATGATTTCAATAAGTTATGAAATCATGCTTGCTCATTTCTGTCAAGCTCTGCATATTCATTTATATGCAGTTCAGACTGTCGCTTCTACTTTCGTAGTCTCTCCACTCAGTCGTTGCAACTGCACGGCTTTCGCCTGCTTGTTGAGGGTTGCCATCTCAGGTGTTCCCCATTAATCAGGAGAGATTTTATATGACCAAGTAGTTTACCAAGCCATATCCACCACACGTAGATTTGACAATATGTTTTGTGAGCCTGTTCCGCCCGTTACCATTGTTGCTGCCATATAATTTTTCACCTCCTTCTGTCATAGAATAAAATTACAACTGGACTATTTCTTCGATGCTAAATCAAGTCCATGCAAGAAATTAGCCGAGACTGGTCCAGCTTTTAACATGTCATCAAACATCTTTTCTTCCTCTGTCATAGGCACTGTGGCATCACGAGGAGCCATCCTATTTGTAGGAGTAATAGGCATTGTCTGATTAGATGTTAATGGAACCGAGGCATTCCTTCGTTTACGAATCTGTTCTTTCAATCTTTGTTCAAGTTTTGAAAGAATTTCTTCTTCTGATAATCTTGGCGCAGCCTGTACAGTAGGAGGTACAGAAGTTATAGGAATATTTAATTCCCGTTTCATTGCTTCTAAAGCAGCAGTTTTACGTCTTTTGGCTTCATCATACACACGAGGAAGCGCATTAGGATTATCATTAACTGATGGATTTTCAGCCACAATTTGACGCATAAGAGGTCTTAATTCATCAAAATCTGTGTGTTCAGATCTGAATCTATTTACAAAATCTCTTGTGTTTCTAATATTATCGTATTCTGAAAAAGCTGCTGGCAAAGCAGTCTGGAGCACCGCACGAACAGTCTTTACGACATTTTCTTTTGGTGACTGAATGATTGCCTGATCATCAATTTCATCCAGAGGATCTGGTTGTGACCTATTTAGCTCTGTTCCAGTTGCCTGAGATTTCTTTAAAAGTTCCTGAACAATCAGTGATAATTGTGCAATTTGATTGTTGGTTTCTTTTAAAGAATTTTCTAAGTCATTAGACTTATCAGAAGTTGGCACTTCTGGCCGTGGGGGCTCAGGCTGGGCTACCACGTGCGTTGGTACAACCACGTCTGCTGTTGGTACCGTTGGTTCGGTAACAGGAGGCGTTGGCGTCACCGGCTCTACAGTCGGGGTGGCAGTTGCTGGAGTTGGACTTGGGGTTGGTTCTTCAACCTTCTTATCCTCAAAAAGCAATTGCAAATCTGCATCGGAAATTCCGAAGTTACTTGATAGTGTGTCATCCACAATCTGATCAAGTGTTTTTTTAGGTCTACTTTCTTCTGCCATAATAATTTCTCCTTCTTTTTTGTTTGCTATTTCTTTAGCATTTTAAAAGCCTTTTCACCTTCCTCAATCTTTTTATTAACAAAATTGAGCAAGTCGAAAATTTCCCGTTGTGCTGCTCTAATATCAGTTAATTCTTCAGCCTTGGCCATTAAATATCTTTCTTGAGATATTCTCCGATTAATGAAATTTTCCATCAAATGTTTCCATCCTGAAGAACTTACCAAAGCTAAGTACATCCCTCCATCGTCGCAGCTCTTCCTCAGTTTTGATTCCTGTTCTGTTGTTAACTCAACAGATTTAGTATCATTCATTAATAAATCTTTACGATCCACATTACCTCCTTTTTAAAATTCCCACTTTCGAGCACCCGTTTTAGGATCATAACTTGTAGGGCTCGGCAATTCTTCTAAATATGGACTTATCTTTCCTGTTTTATTAACAATCAGTCCGCTACCTTTTCGTGAACCACCACTCATCGGAATATATTTTCCGATCTCTTCTTTAATCATATCTATTATTTCTTTGTTTTTTATAATATCCTTCTGTTCTTTAACTGCTTGCCGTCCGATAGGTTTATTACTAAACGAACCCCGTTCTGATTTCAACAGAGGCCCTGGTGTGCCTTCTGATTTAGATCCAACTTTTTCAAAAAATGTCTGATAAGCGCCTGGCTTAACTTGATTGGATAAATGGGACTTAATATATTCGGGATCCCATCCCTCGGCTTGCGCCCAATCATTCCAATCAAATCCCTTTTCTAGTTTTTTTATCCTGGTTATTCTATACACATCTCCAGATTCATCAAATTTTACCACATCCCCAATCTTTCCAAGAGGTTGACTACGAGTAGTTGCGGTTCTAACCCCATCCTTAATCATTTGCAAAGTAGACGTGCCTTCTGGATATAAATTATATAAATCTGTACGTACTCCTTCCGCAGGAACCTTATAATACATGGGTTTATATACGGCCATTTCTTTAGAAACAACCCCTGTGATTTTTCCACCAGGAGGATTTAATATAACATACTTTGTCCCACCACCCGTTGTGCTTTCTCCAGATACACTCCATCCTTTTTCTATCCATTGATTTGCTTTATCTTTAGTTACACGAATTGGGCCACCCTTAGATTTTAATAAAGGCCCTTCTTCTAATTTACTCCATAATTTATCAATTATCTTATTAGCATCTGTTTCACCAAATTCTGCTTTAAGAAGATCTTCGTATTTTTTAGCCTGTAATCTTGTATTTAAATGTACATCTTGGGCAATTAATTCTAATTTTAAGGCGGATTTTGGATCTTTAGGATCTGTAATACTAGTAATATCTTTCATTAATTTATTTTTAAAAGGACTATCATCAAAATTATTTATTTTAGTCTTTAGGTCATTGGTAAATCTAACCCTGGCAAATGGATCAGTTTCTATTTTGGACCTAATCGGATTAGATTCAGTGGTAAAAGTCACAACATCATTATATAAATTTAACAACTTATCTGAAGTACTAAGTGGTTTAGTTTTAGATAAACCTTGTACTGTACTTTTTATACCCGTTTCTGTTCTAGTGCCTGGAGTTTGTAATAATTTCCACATTTCCTCTTTAGCTTCTGGAGTAAATGGAATTGGTCCAGACGAAAGCGGCAAATCTAATTTCTTGGCCACTTGTTCCGCCAAAGTATCCTCTATAAGTCTGGCCCCGAATTCTTCTCTTAATAAATTAGGAGGTACGCCTAATTTAGTTAATGCAGTTTCAGTACCAGTTGGTGATTTCATATATAAATCGTACACTAAATTTTTAATTTCTGGATCCATGGCCTGTAATCCATGCCCAGCTCCTTCATGCAACAAAGCCGTAGGATCAGGTCTATATATATTTGCAGTACCTAATGGTCGTAATGGAGAAGGTGAAAGATATTCAGCAATTGAACTTGGGCGCCTTTCTAAAGGTTGAAATAAATTTACCGGCATTTCCTTTGTAATAGCTCCAACACGAGGAGCTATTTCTTCAGCCGCCGCACCAACCCGTTTAATTGTATCCAGTGATTTTAATATCTGGGGTGATGTTAATGGGGATGTTTTATAAATAAAACCAGCGGGACCACCCATCATTCCAGATGGGTCAGCCAACCCTAAGGCTCGTGCAAGACCATATATAAGTTTAGGCAAATCTGGTCCTATATTTGGTCCTGGTTGTTGTCCCAATAATGATTGATATTTATTGCCTTGTGTAAATGGACCCAGTACTGCATTCTTAATTTGTTCTGCTATTTCCTGTCCACTTTCTGGAGGCGACATTTGAATAGGTGCTAATAAATCTGCCATTATTCACTAACTCCTGGAGCTTGTCCACTAACTGGCTGTGGTGATAATCCAGCTCTATTAAGTAATCCGCCGCCCGCGACACGACTCATTTCTTGCATTTGTTGTACTGCCGGAACAGGAGGACTTCCTGGAGGAGGTACATTTGGAACATTACCAGGCCCACCTGGTCTTTCTTGTGGCTTACCGCCGCCCTTTGTTCCCTGGCCTTTAAGCTGGTTTTCCATTTGCATTAACATTAATTTTTGTTGCAATGCTTGCTGTTGTTCTTGCTGTATTTGTTCGGGTGATTTTAATAATCTATTAATATTTTTTATATCCAACACATCCAAAACCATTTTTCTTAATTCCAATTGGTTAATTGCAGGATCCTGATTAAATAATTTATAAGCTTGCATTAATTGTTGAATTCGCACTTCTTTTATTGCCGTAGTAGAAGAACCCATTGGCTGAAAATTATATTGCTTAAGAATTTCATTAATATCCTGTTGATAAAATGATGTTCCATTATATCGTTGAAATTCTTCTATACCCACAATTCTAGCAAACTCCTCAGGGGGTAAAAAATGATAATCTAGCCATATGAACATTTTAGCCATAGCTCTTAATACAGTAAATTCCAACATCTTAACAACTGTATCAAATCGTATGTTGCTCGCCTGCTGTAATCTAACAATACCTGTAGCTGTTTCTCTTCTTTCTGGCAGTCCGCCACGAGAGTACAAAGATTCTCCACTAGCATCGTCAATATCTTTTTTAATTATACTTTCTTCTACATAAGCTGATTTAGTAACATCCCGAGTATCCAGTGACTTAATAGCATTAATATCATTAGACAATATAACATTTCCTGGATAAGATACCATATTATCAAAATCAATATCAGCATATTTATTAGCAATCCACATACGGTTAATAATTAAATTAACATTATCCATGCGTTGATTTCTAACACTATTCAACTCTTCTTGTAAATTTTCAGAAACTTCAGGAATTCCTATCCCATATAATTCATGCGGAACCGGAATATATCTTGCCATAATAAAAGGCAATAAACCCTGAAAAGGATTGTCTTCAATTTTTAATACAAAATTTCTTGCTCCTACAACAATAATCTTATCCCTATCCCAATATTCTAATATTTCTACAATTTGCCGATTACTATCAAAACCATATTCATCCAATATACCAACACTAGATAATCTTTCTTTCTTATAAGAATCTACAGTGGCCATAGATTCTGTATGGTTCAATAATTCTGGAACATTTTCATAAAACCCCTGGTCATATAATCTTTGTAATTCATCATAATCAACATAAGAAAGATGGATAATGTATTTCATTCGACGGACAGACTTGGCCCTATAATCTGGAAAAACATTAAAAATATCAAGTGGTTCAATATCTATATAATTAAAACTTACAATTTCATCATCATTAAATTTAGGAATTACTTTAGCAAATGAAGTTCCGTACATTACTGTTTCTTTAAAAAACTCCATGATTTTATTAAATAATTCTAATTGTTCTTCATCTAATTGATATTCAAGTAATCTTTCTAATAAGACAGACATTCCTTCAGCAGCACCCTTGCGAGGAATAACCGAAAGAATAGGACGAACATTAAATATCGTGCCCAACATTTTTGGTGTAATACTCTCAACAATTGCAAATATGTAAGGAACAAAAATATTAGATTTAAAGGGAGTAATGGTCACGTCTCTCCAACTGCGATATAATTTATAAAAACGTTTCCAACGTTCCTCGTAAGGTGCCCGCCACTGCTTAGCAGCTTCGTAAGTAGTGGTAACAAACAAACTTGGATTCTCATCTCTATTGATCGGCATTATTTATTATCCTTTATATCTTAATCTTACTTTAAATAATCAGATAAGAACGGTAATGACGGAAAAAGATCAGGCATACCAGATTGTCCTATTGGTACTGCTGCCGTTTCACCTGATTGTGCAAAAGGACTTAAACCAAGATTTAATCGTTTCATAGCATGTTCAACTGCCTTATCTACTATTGCTTGCGTTGGAGTTCCACCACCCAACAAATAATCAATTTCCTTTTTAGTTAATGTTGGAACAAGAGTTGGCACTTCTGTTTCTTTTCCCTGAATTGGCACTCCAATTGATATTTCGGTAGATACTCCCTTATCCGGTCTGGTTAATGTACCCCAAAAACCTGGACCCTTCTGCCTTACTTTAGGTATATTACTCGGTAATACATCAGATAATTTTGGTTCAAATAATCCAGTAAGTTCTGGATTTTCTCTTAATAAATTAGCAATTCCAACAATTCTATTTGCTTGAGGCTTATCTTTCCAAAAATTTATTTTTTGATACGGCTTTCCAAATACCCGCGTTGTATCAAGTTGATATTTAACAACATCAGGATGACCAGTATAAATAGTTTTTCCTGTTCCTGAATAAGCCTGCAAAGCTGATAACAAATCTCCTGAATAACGTTTAAATTGATCAGCTAAATACTTAGCCCCATAATCAATTATCGTTTGTCGTTGTTTTTCTAATTGCGTATCCGGTATTTTCTCCATTTGTTTTTGTAATTCAGGATGCTTGTTCCAGAATATATGAACAGGATTACCATAATCCTGATTACCTAATCCACTTTCTGAAATACCAAGAGCCGTATAAAGAGAAGGATCTACTTCATGGCGTTTGGCTGCATCTATAAAATCTAGCATTGCATTTAAACTATACCAATCTGCCAATTTAGGATGTTCTAGATAAACCCAACTCGAGGGATCCTCGTGCGCTCCAGTTTCATAAAATCTTTTTGTTTTCCAATCTTTATAATCAGGCATTAGAAATATCCTGTCACTCGACTTATTTTTACTGGAGTTTTGGGAATTGCGTGAAAATCTGGATGTCGATAAACTATTGGGACCATGCACGCGTAGCGCAATGCATCGAGTATATGATTATCTTTTTTTAATATTCTCTCTTTTGGATCTCTTTGATCTCTATTACGCGCCCAATTATCCCAAATTAAATGATGAAATTGTCTTATTGTATTTACACAATTCCGAGTTACAAATAATCTTGGCCTTTTATTTTTTCCCTGATCTAATAATGCATTTAATTCCAAAATACCCTCGGATACTCTTTTATCTGCATCCTGACAATATAAACCATACGGCATCAACATTTCTTTATAACTTTTACCAGATGTTGCTTGTACAATATTACCTGATGTATCCATTACGCATAATTGCGGTTTTCTTCCTTTTAATTTTTTAAGTATTTCCTCTGCAATTTCAGGAACTGTGCCTGCCTGTAATATTTCATCATAAACAATATATTCATTTTCTCGATTAAATGCTATAAAAGGAATCCCCCACGGATTTCGATCATGTGGATCAATACCAAGAATAATCATATGATCATTTGTTATAACCATAGGTTCAATTATATTTTTATCCGAAAATGATTTAAAAACTAATCCACTTTTAGGTATAAATTCACCCATTAACGCGGCGTCTAAATTATCCCGCATCGCAGGATTGGCTTTAACCGCCTCAATCTCATCTTTAGAAATATGCGGATTTTCATCTGTTCTAACATGCCAATGCTCTACCGCTGGCGGAACAGCATCTGGATTATCATATAATTCTGAATACAACCAGGAAAGCCCGTGGATCGGCGTACAACTTATAATTAATTTTCCCCCGACATCTACTGTTCGCATAAAGTTACTTTGAAAAATATCCAATGGAGGTTCTTCATCCATTCCAACGATTTGACGACTGGTTCCTTCAAAAGACTCAAGTTCAGATTCAAATGATTTTAATTCAATCTCGGTTCCATTTCTCAATAATATAATTGGACGTTCTTTACTACAATGACCATCCCATGCCCAAGGATATAAGAACCGTTTAAAATATGGTAAAGCAATTCTAAATATTGCATTAAAATCTACTGTACAATATCGAATTTGCAAAGGGGGCGGGGGATACGGTAAGAATGGATGAATACCAGTTGCCGCCCAACAAATTTCTACAATATGCGAATAAGTTTTGCCGGATCGTTTTCCCCCGAGCAATAATCTCGTTTTAGAATTACTCTTGTGGAAAGCCAACATCTTATTATTATTCGGCTTATAAGAAAGTAAATCTGTAGATTGTTCTAGTTTAGATTGAGTTAAAGGATCATAATTTTCTATATTCATCATTAAAATTTTATATTAATTTGCTGGGACAAAGCGGCCAATTCTTTTATTCCCTCGTCTAAACTATCCGTAAAAGTATCTATATAATATCCTTCAACCTGGGAAGCATATTCTTTAACTTTCCCGATTGCTTCTTCTATTGTATCTCCAACAGCTACCACAGCCGCAATTTCGGGTATTCCTACTAGTTGTGGAACAACATAATATTCTTTGTTAATAATGGTTAAATTTCTAAGTTTTATATTTTTTCGTATGCCAGAAGGAAATTGCACAGCTTGCCAATTCTTATCTGCCCACATAGACTGTATTAACAATTCTGCGCCGTACGTATATGAACAAATAGGATCAATTAATTTACCGTTTGCTCCGTTCCATATAATATCCGACAAATTCTCTATCATAATTTGGTATAACTCGCCAGGCGGACTTCCCATACGAGTGCAGGGATCTAAAAAATATGGTATCTTATTTTTTATACGTAACTCAGATGAAAAAAAATTTCTATATCTATAACTTTTTAAAACGGGAGATAAGCGCTCATTAACATAAGAAATCTGTTTAGGCATTTTAGAAGCATCTGTAAATTTTTCTAAATAACCTTTGTCCTTAACTTCTATTCCATAAAAAGCACTTCTTGGAAATTGTCCGTCAATTGTATATCCATCATAACCAATCTCTATGGCATCATCTATGGCATCCTCGACAATAAACTTCGTAATACTATTTTTTGCCCCCAATAAATATTCTATTTCATTTAATTTTGGTTCAATTAATTTATAATTTTTAGACGGAAAGGTTTCAAAATCTCCACGAGTAACATTTATTTTTATCCATTTATTATCATTCAATTTCAAATATTTACGAAGATTATCCATTCCAATAATAACTTCATATTTATTTATGGGAATTTTTAAACTTTTAAAAAGTTGTTTTGTTTTATCCCTTTGTAATTCTAATTGTTCTCCCTTCCGGCTTCCCCATACTCTTTTTCCTAATTTTTCCAAATGTAATTGCAGCGGACCAAAATATATATCAGGAAATACAAATAAATCTATATCATCAATAATACTCCAGAAATCATTAACTCTAGTGATTCCAGGAACACCATACCCAACCAGCATATCATTAGATCTAGGAAACGAACTCTCCCACGGACTATAATAATAAACTTTTCCAAAAGACTCTGATAAAGTAATTGCCAACTCTACGAACAAACCATTATCTATAATACAGACAGATTTAGTTTTATAATTATTTTCCATTTAATCGAAGTTCCATTATCTTTTTCTGATTTACTTTTAAACCAAATTCTTTTAATTTAATCATAACTCTTTTTGCATCAAACGGTTTACAACTTGCAATAAATAAATATGCTCCATGAAAATCATCCCATACATCAAATGCCATAAAAGATTCAGTCAGTGCTTGAAAAAAAGTAAATCCATTACCACCCTTAGAATCAAATGGATATGTACATAATAAAGCACCTGGCATGGACGTCATTCCAATTGTTTTTATAATAGCATTTGACAACTTTAAAATATCTTCTTGACTAATAACTCCCTTAAGAGAAAGCGCTATTATATTTATTCTCTCTCCAAATTTAAGCACAAAAAATTTCCTCGTATTTCTTCCAGGGAATTTTTAAATAACTACAAATTAATCTTTCTATGCCTTCTGCAAATAAATGTGCATCTCTATACGGTGCATCTATCTCAAGTCCAGGTTCTTCTACATTTAAATGATTTTTATCAAAATTGGATATTACTTCCTCTGGAATACCAGCATGTTTAGTTAACATTTCTTCGATTATGGCGTGTATCAAAATTAATTTATCATATATTTCATTACCAGTTTCAGCAATCTCAAATACTAATTCGCCATTTTTATAAAAAAAATCATCATATTGTAGATTTCTGATGGTGTCTTTCGGCTTAATCTTAATTTGCATTTTTTCTCAACTGAATATAATTCCAAATACAAGTACCAATTAAAATCATGTCAACCGGAATAAGAACTGCCCAATTGCCAAAATAACCGAATAGTCCAATCAATATTTGACCAGCAATTTTAGCTGGCAATAACCCCAAAAATTTTATAACAGGATTAAGTTCTTTCCCGCCTTTACGTAAAATTATTCTGGTAAAATAAAAATCTAGCCAATTTAAAATTGTAAATAAAATATACAAAGAAATAAAAGGAATCATTTACACCCCCGCAATTGTCTTAATCTGATCCTTCTGGGCTTGAGTTAAAAAGTCCCACCTATCCCTTATAGATTTAGATTCTTCATCAAGCATTTCTCTAATCCAGGATGCCAAAAGACTTTTCACGACATAACCATCAAAGACCTGAGCCTTAGTCTTCTTCTCTTTTGTTGCCTTCCAAGTAAGTGCCTTATCTTCTAAATCTGAAATTGTAATTGAATAGATTGCCATTTTAATCCTCCTTTATGGCGAGATTTAAAATTTCTTCTCATTTTAATATCACGAAGTGGGTGCTATAGAATCCTCATACCACACTGTTATCCTTACTTGCCCAGTCGCAGCCGCTGGTGTTGCATTTGGAGTAATTCTTATCTTTTGCGCCGCCCCATTGTTGTAAGGACAATTTAGATTGCCCTTATCTGTACTATTTGCTGCCGTAGAAACCGCTGCCGTATTAAATACTGTTGTAGAAGTTGCTCCAGTCACTGTGAAGGTGGCTGCTGTTGGAATGACTGTCACGACCCTAACCGAAACAGCTTTTACAATTACATTAGCAGGAATTTGAATCACTGTATCAGTGGTGGCCGCAGCCGCTATGGTGGTGAGTTCACTTAGAGACTTATAAGAAATTTGCTGACCATTTGCTAATCCCGTGCTTAATTGACCGTCTGGAGCAGGCGTCCCGATGCCGACATTGCCGCTTGTTGTATACACATTTCCCGTTGTTGAATCAAACCGTAAAAACTCGGTGAGAGCATTAACTTTCCATCCAGAAAACCTCATATCTACATTTGTACTAGAGGGAGAAATCATCTGAATATGCCCTAACTTTGTTGCGCCTTGATAAAATCCTAATGTGGCTGATGCCCCAACCGGAAATTCTGCTGTTTCTAACCTTATTTCCGAAGCTGAAACATGACTCACTTGCAACCCCGCCCCCGGCCCCGTCGTCCCGATGCTGACGTTGCCTCCCATTATTGAGAGTAAGCCAGCTCCTGAACGATAAAGACCAAGTGTCGGCTCACTTGCAAAAGCCAAACTCAGAGCAGTCGACAAACCATCGAGAAGAAAGATGGGCAATGTTGATGTTATTTTTGATCCGTCTGAACTTAATCCAGCAACTCCACTATTCCACGCACCAGCACGATCCCAACTCATTTTTATTTCACCTCGTCTAGGATAATACTATAATCATTTGCTATATTGCCATTTTCATAACCATGATTCTTAACTATCTTTTTAATCAATTCATCCAATTCTTTTTGCATTCTAGGAATTTGATCATTTAAAACTATAAACCTTTCTTTAATAGCCATAGCTTCATTCTGTCGAGCTAAAATCTTACTATTCAATTCCAATAATTCAATTTTCTCCGCATCATTTAAATATACTTTTTCGTCCATCATCTTCCTCCTTTTATTAGGGATTAGGATTGTTTAAAAAATCTAACTGATAAGGTAACATTTGGATCGCTTGTACTTAAAGCCGTAGCCCTAAATCTTATAAATCGCATTGGAACAGGAGCTATACTTTTTACCACTGTCCCAGCCCCTTTATCAGATTCTATATCTGAAACTCCTGTTGGATATACAAAATTACTAGAAGTATTGTCATAACTTTCTTCCACATATATTCTTGCATGAGCAGTTCCTGTAGACGCGACAGTATACCATATTCCAAAATAACCTTGATCACTAACATCTATAGGATCACTAACTGCTGTTGCACCACTTGTCAATATGGTTAATGAAAATACTGACAATATCTCCCCTTCTCCTTTTACTGGTTGGCCCATTTTAATTGATCTCCTTATCTTTATTTGTTTCCTGTATAACTTCTTCTTGCTCTAAGTACTTAATAGCATTTAATAAAATTAATTTATTGTCATAAAATAAACCAAGTGCACTATTACAGGTAGGACATAGCAAACCTCGAATTTTTCCTGTTATATGATTATGATCCACACCTAATTTTGTAATTTTACCACAAATTGCACATTTTCCATTCTGCTTTTCTATTAATTTATTATATTCTATTAAAGTCAAATTATAATTATTTCACAATTTTCGTTGTTTATCGGCCTCTTTTCGTTTTCCGTTATATCGCTTTCGATCATATTCTCTTACATGCTCTCTGTTATTTTCAATCCATTTCTTTCTATATCCTTTGACTTTACCTGGATTTTCTTTACTCCATCGCCGACGATAAGCTTTATTGCGTTCATATAGTTGTGCTTTATGTTCCTGATAATATAAACTTTTATATTTCTTATTTTTATCACTGCGTCTCAAACTTGATTTTTTATTACTAGCTAGTATTCGGTCTTTATTCTTCTGATAATATTCTTTGCTATACGCTACCATCATTAACCTTCTCTTGTTCCGGTTCCGGTTCTTCCAGTTGTGCTCTTATCATATCCCGAATATCTTCCACGCTAGCACTACCAAATATCCCAATAGCTTTAAGCTCTACCTGTTCAGGCGGCTTGAGACCAGCACCCCAGAGAATCTCGCGGTTTGCTTCCAGCCGTACTTTCTCGCTTTCTGCATTATTGGCCAAATTAATAATATTGTCCAAAGCTTCGGGAGAAAGTAGTACAAATTGTGCTCTTATACCCTGTTGAATTTCTTCAATCAAAGATTTGATCTTCGGATCAGATAATTTATGATAAGCTGTTGATTTTAAATACTTTACCTTTTTTGCATTATCCGGATAAGCCAATTTATAACTTTCTACAGCATCCTGAGTTTCAGCATAATATTTTGCAAAAGCTATTTGTTGAGCAGTAGGTTTTCCGTTTGACATATTATAACACTCTCTTAAATAAATTTAGATGTTTTTCTCCATACAAATATGTTATCCCCTAAAGCCATAAATTATCCTGCCAAATTAGCCATTGCCTTAATTCACACTTCTTGAAACTTCATACCAGTTCCCATCCGCCTTTTGAATTAAAGTAAGCGTATCTGTGGCTTTCATCACAAAATTGGCACTTCCATTAAGAAAAATATTTGTTCCATCTGTGATGGTGATGGCATGTTCGGAAATAATGGTGATAATTTTTCCAACAGTACCTTCGGTAAAGTTAGTAATTGTTGTTGTTCCACCAGTTAACCATTTTTCTGATCTTAAAACTGATGGAGTTGCACTATTGACAAGAGTAGCAATGGTAAGGGGAAGGGGTGTGCCACTTTCAGTATCGCCATGAAAAAGGTTATATTGTGGTCTTTCAATTCGAGTATTTGAAGAATATCTATTGCCAATCGAAACTAAATTGGTGATATAATCGGCATTTAAAATAACTGGATCACCAGCCCTCGAAGCCGTAAGGGTATTAGAAATAAGAATTAAAGAACCGATTCCAGCAGTAGCTGCATTATTAATAATTTCTCCACGGGCGGATAAAATATCACAATTTTCAATTCGTAAAAGGGAAACTCCAGCATTTCCGACATCTCCCACCAATCTAATTAATTCTAATCCATCATTTGTTCCACCCGTAAGCCCCCAATCTGCAAAATGGAGATTCCGCAAAGCTACAATTCCAGTTCTGCCTATTAAAACAGGGATTGAAGTGGTCGTTATTGTACCGTTAAAAAGAGAGTTTTCTATCGTTATATTTGTAGATATCGTACTATTATCACATCCTCCAATATAAACTTGATATCCTCCATTTTTCGGATTCTCCCAGGAACAAGTATCAAAATGAATGTTATTTACCATTGCATTTAAGACAGAATAGAATCCATATTTAACATCATAAAAATTGCAGTTTCTAAAATCAGCTTTTACGATTCCTCCATCAGCTCCTTTACTATCATCTAATACTTGAAATGCCTTGTCAGAAATTGTTAAAAAGGTACATTCATCGAAAATGATATTTGTGAGCATTTTGGTGTCTGGAAGAGAAAAGGCAATGTCGGTATTGTAAAAAGTCAATCGTTTAAATGTGATATTTAGGCAATCGTGACCAAAAGTAAACAAGGTTACTCCTGTTCCACCGGAGATCAAACTGGAGCCAAGATTTCTTGTATCATTCATTCCCTCGATGATCAGATCGGTAGTGGATGCTGGAATAGTTAAACCGGTGACTTTATAATTCCCGTTTGGTATAAGGATAGTTTTATTAGACCCAATGATAGCCTGAATCGCTGCCGTATCATCTGTTACTCCATCACCTTTAGCACCATAGGCACGGACATCTACCCAAGGAGACTTAGTAATAATATCAACTATTGGTCCAGCCGATGTTCCCAGTGTTTTATTAGTAATAACCTGACTATCCGTAGTTCCTACTACTAATCCTGTTATTCCGTGAATTCCTGTTGACGCCGAACGATGGTTATATCCAGATAATAGCTCTGTACCAGCGGATGCTAATCCAGTATCAAAATTAGTAAATTCTGTTAATCCGGTAGCTCCCAATGATGGTCGGTATAAAAAATTTGTCCAAGAACTCATTATGTTTTACTCCACAAAGGAATATTTTTATCTATATTTTCCCAACCACCCAATGTACCTACAAAAAACGGGGATGTAAACCATTTAGTAATAAAATAATCATAGTATACATTTCCATATATCAAAGACCAATATAGATTATTTTTATCTATTTTAATCCAGTTCATAAAAAATTACTCAATTTATCTTTAGGGTTAATTTCTGATTTCTCTACTTTTTTAGAAGGCGCAAATTTAAGCAAGGACGTTATAGTTCCTGGAATAGGTAATTTAAATTCTTCTTGCTTCCTCACGGGAACTCGAGCACCAGGATCTCTGTACTCATCCTTTAAAGTATTAGGATCAATTTTAAATCGAGTGATTTTAGAATAAGATTTTTTGATATGAATCTTATTGCTTTTATTACTCTTTTCCGCTTTTATGGTGAATCTCCCCAATAAAATAAAAAAATGCTATAATTATTCCTTAATTCTGAATAAATAAATTTTGGCTGTCTTGAGAAATTTAATTTGGTGAGATTTCTTGATATACAGCTTGACAGAAAATCTTAAATCTTGTGGTTGTTACTTTTATAAAAGTTCGTCAATTTTAGCTTTTAACTCAGCTAATTTATCTTTACCTATCGCTGAAAGCTCGTCTCGTTTTGCTTTCAATATATCATCAATATTAAAATATTTTGGATTATTTCTCATCACAAAAAACATTACTACTGCTCCGATAATTAATCCAGCAATACCAGTAATGACTGCCATTTTATCCTCCTTCTATATCTTTATCTTTATTTTAGGAAATATTGATTTGAATTTTCGTTGCACAGGCGGCTTCAATGCAATTGAAAGTTTCTCAGCCTTTGGTTCCTTTAGCGGCATCTTTGGCAATTTTATCTTTACCTCTTGAAGCCAAGAAATATCTTTATTTTTATCTTTAAAAGCCATTATTTTTTCCTCTTTTTATATCCGGCTTCCGCAGCGTTCCAATATGCTTCTCCAGCAACTTTTTTTGCCCTTGCTTTACTTAATCCACCAGCCTCTGCTTTCTGCATAATATCTTCAAATGTAGATGGCTTCATAATAACCCCTGGTTTTTGCCGGCTCCGCCAGGCCAACATATCCTTACCTTGCCTAGGTTTCGGTTTTCCTCGTGCCATTTTATCCTCCTAAATTTTAAATCCTGGGATTTACTACTTTGCTTTTTCTTTTTGCTTGAACAAATTTTATTTTTATTCCATTATTTCGTCCCTGATACTTAGTGCTATCGCTTCCCGCAATATCGGGTCGCATCAGTATCGTTTTTGTGTTCTCGGGTCCAGACGTGCTTAAACCGCTAAACCCCCTACCATGTATATGTGCCATATCAATCAGTATCCAGCCAGCGTTTTATTTCATCTATTCGAGTGAAATAATAATGTACTTCCTTGTCTTTCAAAAAAATAGCCCTTGCAATACCAACAATCACTGGTGTACCATTCTGATAAACAAACACTGGCGATCCAGAATCTCCAGGAATTAATGGTACATCAATAGTAACATCGTACACATTAAACCAGGGCAAGACTTGCGGCATTGAACATGTAGCATAAATGTTTTCTATCTTTCCAGATCTAAGTTCATATAACCATGTTTTTTGCCCTTCTTCATCTCTTTGAGACACGAGTACAGAAACTGCATCACCTATTTTTAAAACCAAATTTGGATCAGATGTACTAAAGGTATAACTAGTATTATATTCTAGTGCAGCCAATCTTTTGGACGGAGCATTTAGTTCCAATATGGCCATATCGTTAGCCAGATCAGTCCATACTATTTCAGCCGTAAGATAAGGAGAATAAGTATCACCAATAAATATTATTCTTTGTATAATTTTAAATGATCTTGTAATAAAATAAGAAGCAGGATTTTCGGATGGTACAGAAACTGTAGCGGGTTCTATAACATGAGCAGCCGTTATAATATATAATTTACCCTTTTGGCTTTTTACCACAAATCCAGTACCTTGCATATCGAATATACCTTGTTGCCAAATTAAATCAATTTTATTCGTTTTTGAATTGTAAACTGGAACTGATCCCATGGCAGAACCGAATGTATAAATATTTACCACGGATCGAGATAAATAATATGATCTGTCTTCTTCAAATTCTTTAAATTTACCATGTGTAGAATCAAAAGCAACAACAGTTGCTGTCAATAAAAACAAGGCAACAACGACAGCAAAAATTTTTTTAAACATTTTTCTTATTGGTCCTCTTGGATTTTTTCTTTCGCTTTTTGCTAACAATTTTCCATGCCATATCTGAAATTTTTAAATTTGGTAAAATATTTTGAGTTCCGGTTGCTCCGGTTACCATATTGGCCATATTAACTCCTAATTTGCCCCTTGCCCACCCTCGCCCTTTATTTATCTAATTTATGGGCTACACTCTTATTTATGTTTTTTATTTTTAATACTCTTGAACATTTTTAACTGGCCTATTCTTTTATCCGCAGCAGCCGCAGAAGGATATACTTTTGGGAGTAATTTTCCCGACTCTAAGCGAATTTTATAACCGTCTTTAACCTTTACTTTCATAATATGCTCCTTCTTTATCTTTAGTTGATTTCGTCTGTCTTCATAAATAACATTTCTAAGGGTTTTCTTAGTAATTCCAAGTAGTTGTGATATTTCTTCTCTAGTAAGTCCTTTCGCAATTAGCGTCCCTATCTGTTCTTTTCTAGGCAATTTATATAATTTATATAAATATCTACGTATCAATTTATCATCTAAATCAACATTACCAAAAGTAGGTGTTCCTATTGCAATTTCTTTAAGACCAACCCAATCTTGATCAGCAAATACTTCGGCCTCAGGACATAATGAAGTACAAAGATTTCGTTTACTGCATTCTTGACAAAGCAACTTTAATATTCCTCTTATATAAACTGTGCTATGGAAGGATTGCCACGTTTTTCAACGTTAGGACCGTCGTCCCACCTTCAATTCCCCTTTCGTCTCGGCTGTAATAATCGAAATAGTTTGCTGAAGAAAGGGGAAAACCAGAACCTTCGTTTCCCAGGCCAAACTCGGATGTCTCCCCTAAATGCCTGGGCTGTGCGTTATCCGCCGACAAGCAGATTCTTCCGCCACATAGCACATTACTCCTCAATGATTATTGCACTCACTGGACATAATTCATAATATTCACAATCATCTATTTTAATCTTTAAATATTTACACCATCCAAGAACATCATCAAATAATATACAATTTAAACAATGCTTGTCCGGTTTAATAGTGGTTCTATTTACAAATTTATAAGTACCCAAAGAATTAATTTTCATTATACACTTCTTTTTATTAAATCTAAAAATTTATTTATTATGGCCACATTACAATCAATACGTTTCTCTAACTTAGCCTTCCCTGGGGTTTCAGTAACAGCCACACGATTTACTCCTTTATGAAAGAGATAATCCTCAAAACTTCCGTCACAATATTTATATACAAGTCCATTTACAGCAAAAGGAGGAGTCTTTAAACCAGAATCTGCTGCTGATGCGCCATTTAACGGTTTTTCCCACCACAGAGCTAGTTCTTCCAAAAGTCCACAGGTAAATTGACCTGGATCAGAGGTAGGTTCAAATATATAAAGATAGTATTCTTTACGCAGTTCTATGTCCTCATGTAAGGATAAAAAACCATCCATGGATAATGAGTGCAATCTATTAATATGTTTAAGTAAAATCTTTCCTTCTTCTGATGGTTCTTCCTGATCATGACAAAATCCACAATTAGATTTTTGATTCCATGTGTTATATCGCACATACTTATTAAAAGCGGTAGGATTAACCACAGGTATAATTGAAATATCCATACCAGGATAACCTGTAAATGATTCTAACCATTTTAAAATTGCCCAGGGACCGGCTTTCTCTTCTCCATGAAAACCAGCAACCACCAGAACTCTTTTCTTTTTAGAGGTTTCTTTTATCTGGGTTCTAATCAGCCATATTGGCCATGGACCAACTTCCCCTAAGGGGAGCATAGAAAAGCTTTTTTCAGCGCATATACTAATCAATTTTTTAGTGTACTTGGGTAATATAGTCATTTTAATTTCTTTATCTTCTGGATACAACCTCGAGGCACTGTAAAAGCCTCGGTAAACATACCTCCATTATCCACAGCATAACTCTGACAAATGGTTATTCCATCTTTACATTCATTTACATAATATCCGATTGCTTTATGATAAAGCGCGTTATAATGATTTTTCCAATTAAATTCTTCAGGTGTTTTCCAACCACTTGTATTGCTTACACTATCCATCCAGTCAATTTCTAGTTTGTCCCACAGTTTAAATTTTCTCATTATATAACCTCTTGGTTTTCTGGTAAATAGACCTTAAGGATGTTTCTACATTAATTATTTGACCATTTTTTAATGTTTCGTAATCTCGTATAGGATAAGTATTACCATACACCGTTTTTCTTAATAATTTAGCTTTTTTATCATTCATAATATACCCTTCTATATATATTAATAGTAAAATTTCAATATTTGTGACAAAATATTTTTAATTATGACACATGTCACCCTTTTTATAAAATATGACATGCATCCCCTACCATTAATAATAAGTAATTAAATAAAAATCATGACAAATGTCACCTTTTCCATGAAAACTATATAAATATACAATATAAAGGGGGTTTGAAAGATATTTTTATACATATCGGCAGTAACATCTTTTCGTGGGTTGGCAGGGTGGCTATTTGGTGGTATAGTCGTCTCATTCCCCTCTTCTTTTTAGATAGTTTTCACTTTCACAATGTCGATTAACCTATCGAAATCATTCATGATTTTTCTATTTGACTTTTCGTTTGTGAAAAGTTAGAATTGTCTCAAATTTGGAAGAAAAGTTTGAGAATTTGAGAAGAAAGAAG